TTCTAAGCCGAATCCCCTTTCCCGTTGAACAAACACTATGCTATTCTCTTTCAACCCTAAATTTCCTTGGGATATCCCCAAAGCCCTTTTGCTTTAATTCTTGAAGCCCTTTTTCAATTTCTTCACGCACTACAACTAGCAGGGTATCCATATTCTTCCCTTTAACACCATTGTCGCTAAATTGTGGGCAATAAGCCATAAAGCCCCCTTTTCTACGCTTAATTCGGATTAAAATTCCGTTTTCAATAAGGTCTTTGACCATTTTTTCGAATGAAATCTCTTCAAATTCCTTCATTTCTTTGGAACCTGAGCCGAAAATATCATTTAAAAAGGATTTATATTGGCTTGTATTTCTCTTCAATTTCGCCATTTTAATTCAATTGAGATGCAAATTTTTCCTGGCATACCTTATAACCAGATAGAAAACCTATTAAAAACGATATGCAAGCCCCATGTGGGTCTGGACCGACGTAAGAATTATTGAGTATTCCCCCAATATACGCTTCATAATGACCATCCCACAGCCTAATTTCTAAGGAAGGACAATATCCTTGCGCTGCTTTTAATGTTTCCTCAAAATTGTATTTCCTTAAATCACTCATTTTATCTTGATTTCTTTACACCGCCTTTTATCACCCTTACCGTAACATAGGTAAGTTTTCCCATCAGGAGCATAATCAATTCTTGGTTCTAATGTGATTTCCACAACAGCTATCACACTTATAAAAAGTAATATCAAAATCATTGCTGTAGAATTTAAGTAGTTTGACACTAAGGTAATACTTTTAAATTCTACAGCAAATTCCCCCTTATATTAATTGCCTTAATTGGGCACGGGTTACTTTGATATGGAAATTCTTCCAACTAATGACTTGATGAATAGAGAAAGATGTTCCGTTGCAAGTTACCGTGATTTTATCATTTCCGTTACCAATCACGATAGTATTGTTATCAGGTGATAAAATTACAAACTTGATAAACTCTTCAAATTGCTTAACACTGAACTTGATAGTTTGTAGAACGCCACCTTGACGGCTTTCCATCACAAAACCCTTTTTATTGAATTCACAATTGATAATTGCATTTTCAATGTCTTCTAGAATGATATTCTTCTTTTCCATATTAATTCCTGGCTTTGATTATTTCTTGATAAGGTACTTTCATAATCCTACCGATTACAACGGCTCTTGAGCCCTTATCGGATAGCTCAAGATTTTTGGCGATACTATCTATTTCCCTTCTAGATAGCTTTTCTAACATCTTTTCCTTCATAGGTTAATTTGTTTCAGATTTCACATTGATTAATTTACAGGCTAGTAGGAGAGCATTCTCTGCTGCTTCTTCAAAAGAACCAACTTCAACTATTGTATCGAGTTGTTCTTTATTTTCCGGAATAAGTTTTATCAAGTTCCATTCATAGGTAGGATCATCTTGGCAAATCTTAGCATTATAAGTCACCACCCCTTCAGTTTTATCCGGAAATATCACGATATACAAGTTGAACTTTTCACGGAACCATTTCATGGCAAGTTCAAGGGTCGGTGCGGAACAATAATCACTATTGCTAGCCATATCTGTAAAATTATTCCAATCTGTTTCCAAACAATTTTTTTGATTTTCCCAAGAAACACCTTTTGGGTAATGGTAAGCAGTTGGGATATTATATCCCAATCCCTTTAGCAAAATTGCTAATGCTTTTGATACTCTGGTTAATTTCATTTTGTTCCGAATTATGGGGGCAAAGCCCCCGTTAACACTTATTTCTTATCAAAATCAGGTAATTTTTCTTTTACCTTAGCATACAACTCATCAACTGGAACTAATTCCACACCAGATCGATCTTGCCTGTGGCAAGCGTCCTTTAAAATTTCCCCGTTGAAAAATCCTAACTGAACCGCCCTTAGCATCGCTAAAGTCTTCCCAATATCATTTTTACAAATATCGTTCCAAAGGATATAAATATCCGAACCATAAATTCCTATAGAATCTAAAGAAAGCAGTCCACTAAATTCACCTAAAGCAGAATCAGGATCGATCCTTTTACCTTCTGTAATCATAGCCATCATTGTGTTAACAGCTCCTGGATTACCTTCTGACATTTTCATCAAGATATCAGGTAAAGTATCCGTAAGTTCAATTCTTTCTTTGTGACCCTTTTCAAAAGGGTTTCCAACATTCATCCTTAAATTGTCCATTTTTGTTCCGATTTTATATTAATATTCAAAATGATGATGATTTGCAATATGTTCAAGACGGATTGCCCAACCTAGATCGGATTTACAATCACCGTATTGTCTTTGTATTTGTTTAGCGAATCTCTTAGCCGCTTCACTTTGCTTCTCAATAATAGCGTCAAATTCCGCTTTCGTGTACTTACGCTTTTTGCTTACTGTTTTCATTTTAATGATTAGTTAATATTGATAAAAATTCACCTATTGAATCTTGATTGATATCTTCAATAGCTATCACGATACCATCTATCGCTTCCCTTTCTTTATGGATACTAATGTTAGCAGATAAATTAGTCATACATAAATGAGCTGACAACCCATCGTTTTCTCGCTTTGAACTTAGGTTAAAATCTAAAACCGCAGTTGCTATGCATTTAACGTGTAGTTGTAATCTACGATTTTGTTCCATGATTATAGATTGTTTTAGTTTTAATTCTAATACAAATATACTCCGGATATTTTTATCAACAAAATAATAGCGGATAAATTTATCAACTTATCCGTTATTTAAAATCAATTTAGATAGTAGATTCATCTTCTACTTCATCAACTTTTTCAATCTTCACCCCTTTACAGCCGATAGCCCACCCAAACACTATTGGTGCCCATTTACCTAAAGGGATTTCCCAATCTTCACAAAAGCACCACAGTTGTGCTGCTAGATACTTCTTAATTGCTTTCATTTTGGCTTTATTACAATTATTATTTCATTTTTGTTATAACCCCCACCTGTAACTGATATACTCTTCACAATACCTTCTATCCCATCCCTCAATATAGGGAGCAATTCTTCTATAGATTCGAATTTAACAACCCCCTCTATATTTTTAGACAGCTTACCTATTAATTCATCAGCATGATCAATACCTAAAGAGAAATCCAATTCTAACCTAACCTTAAAATCAGCTATGTAATCACCCCTCCTGAAAAATGAACCCCCTATCAAGTGGGTGCCATCATTATCAGAAGGGTATAATTTATCTGCTAACCATTTAAAGAACTTCACTTCCCTGTCCTGGATGCCTTCATTACCAAATTCTAATTGGAGGTCTAATTGGCCATCTTCACTAAGTAAGGCGTAATGGTCTTTTGCTTTTTGAATATTTTCTTCCATTTTACGCTTTTTTAGAAAGTTCCGCACGTAATTCTTCTACACTATCACAACGATTTTCTGGTCTAGCTTCAACAATCTCTTCTTTGTCTACTTCCTTAACCAAATACTTAAACGCCTCAGGGAATTCGTTTTCAAGCTGTTTATAAGTCCCCAATGAACTTATTGTACACTTAATCTTATTAATGAGCACTCGTCGCTCCTTTTCCAGTTCCTTTCGCTTTAAAGCTAGGGTAATTAATTCGGCTTTCAACTGGGGATTTTTATTCAACACTTCTTCACGCTTCATACCCTTTGGTAAATCAGGGATATCACAATACAAAGAGAGCCCCGTGTTATTATTTCCTGCTTTTAGCCAATAAGAATCCATTGTTACAACTCTTTCTGGATACTTTTGCCAGAAATCAACTACTTCCTTCGGGATAAACCCTAAAAAGTAATCTGCTAATTGCTTTTCCATTTTATCGTATAAGGCTTGTCTCTTGTCTTCAATCCCAGAAGTAAGCCCATTTGCTACACGGTCGATTTTCCAACCTGCAATTCTTCCTTTTTTCATTTGTTACAATTTTAAATTCATTTCAAATATAACGTAAAAAAGGGCTCCTGAAAAGGAACCCCTGTTATTTATAATGGATTTAGATAATTATCTCTTTCTCATTTTGATGATACCCTTCATATCTTTAAGCTCTTTTCTTAGCTTCTTGATATCGTATGAACCCTGACGTGCCTTTTGAAGATTTTCATAGCTACCTTGAAATGCGTCACTCATATCAATATCTTTCTGGATATAATAATTATTGTTGTAAGCCTCAAGTAATTCATCCGGAGTCATATCAGGTTTGATATTCATCGTGATATTACGAGGCACACCATAATAATCGTAAAACTTACGGATAGTTTTAGCATCATACCCGTTTTCAGCCATATTACAAATAGCTACCATACGGTCACCAATACAATCTAACAAGTTTTTAGAATCAAAAGCATAGTTATCTTTCATAGCGTAAAAATCACGACCTACATCTTCCCCAACGGTTACTTCACAATTCCCCCATACTTTCCAGTGATCAAATGGTCTTGCATTTTCCCACATACCATCACTAATCTGACCTTGAAGTTCAACTTCGAATAATGCCTTTTGAATCTCGTTTCTGAATGTTAAAGTTTTCATATCTCTTATTTTTAGTTTGTTTTTATAATTTATCTACTACAAAAGTAATGTGAATTAATTTATCTACAAAATAAAAATAGATTTATTTTTAATTTTATCCGCTATCTATATCCAGTTTAGATAACTCCACAAAAAAACCGTATCAATTCTAAACTGATACGGTTCACTATACACACACTAATCACTGGGAGTCTATCCCCAATCTTCTTCAAGTAATCTTCCCATAAGCTCCTTTCTAGATAAAATTCACTTTATTACTAATCTTTTATTCATTGCGACTACTAATATACGCTAATTTTTTGAATTTCTTTTTAATAAAGCTTTAAATGCTTCAATGTTAGTATAATCAACTCGCTCCCACCCTGCTTTAGTGTACATTTCCAGAACTTCATCAAGATACTCTTCATAAGTATTTTCTGTAACCCTTTCCCTTATATCCACATTTATATGGTTCTCCCCGATAGTGTGGTATATTTTACACTTATCCCCAAGTAAATTAAGATTAATCTCCTGGGTATTTTCACAATCAACTAACATTATCCCGTATGTAGGGGTGAATGGCAACTGGACAGTCTTCTTGAATGATAATTCCCATATCCCGTACCTAAATGTTGAACTAATCAATGCTGTGATCATCGCTTCTTCCTCCTTTTATTTTTAGATTTATTTTTACCACGTTTACGCTTCGCCTTTTGCAAAGCTGATTTATAAGAGGTTGCTTCTACTTCCACCCCGTGTATGGTGAATATCTTCTTTTCCGGAGGCTTTCTTTCCGAAGTCCCATGGATATCAACTACCCTTTCCCCGAACATTTTTCTACTGTTACTATCAGCCATCATGGCCATCATTGAAGCCATGTATAGCAACCCTCTATGCCTACTATTCATTACCATCACTTACAAAATTAGATTTTATTTTAACAATAGCATCAATCTTGGTTATCTTGATGCTTTCATATCTACAAGGGTCTTCCTGCCCTTTTATCCGTTCTATAATCCGCTCAGATATTATCTTCTTAGCGTGAATGGTAGGCTCCCAATCATTAAAGTATTGGCCATGCCCTTCGTAAACATCCCATGATGAACTGAAATCAGTAACATCAAATCCACGACGTTTACATTCTTCATGAATCTCCCTGTATCTTTTCAGGGTGTATGCACCTTTATCGGCAAAGAATAGCTCATGCCCACCCCCAAGCTTGAATTTCTCTGGGATGCCACTGAAGTCTTTTTTCTTCAGCCTGACACTAAACCTATATGGAGTTCGTTTGATCTCCCTGTGCTCCGCCAAAAGGTGCTGATCTGTCAGCGTACTGACTTTAATACCTACGTTGATTCTAGTCATGCTATTTCTGGAATTTAATTAAATCAAAATTAGTAACATAAAACTCAAGGGGTAAACTATCTTTATCTTGATGCTTATAATATCCTGCCATTCTAATCAACTCCAGATTATCTTTCTCGATATCACATTGCCATGAAGCGTATGTACAAAGGCACTCTGCTGAAGCGTGAGGGTTTTTATGGAACACTCCAAGAACTGCTTTCACTAATTCCTTATTTTCATCCTTTGAAAATAGACTTGCTAAAAACTTAAATAATGTTTTCATGATACGATATTTTGGTTCATTATTAATTTATCTACTACAAATATACTCCGGATATTTTTATCTACAAAATAAAAATAGATCTAATTTTACTTAGATCTACTATTTATATTCAATTTAGATAAGTGCCCTTATTATAGCAAGTAGGTTAATTATCAAATTAATCAACGTTAATTTCATGATTACAATATTTTATTTAATACCTTAATTGATTCTTTATGTTTCTTCCACGCTTTCCAGATATGAGGGTGGTTCTTCTTAAGATCTTCTTTGATTTCTCCAAAATCACAATAGCATTCAATGTCCCCCTTTTCTTCCCAGAAATACCTCAACATTGAAAGATCTTCATCCGTTGCCTTACGTTTCTTCATGATTACCCCTCCTTTTTAGCACACCTTGGTAAAAACTCATCTTCTAATTCACCCGTATCCCGATTAATGTGAAGGGAAATCCCATGCACATCATGAAATAAATCCCCATCACTTGATTCAAGTAATTTCTTGAAATCTAAAGGGCATCCGTTGCAATGGCATGCGGATAAATCCATAAACGCTGATAGCTTCCTATCTTTACTAATTCCAAACCTATTTAATATTTCATCTATCAAAAGGTCTTCTCCCTTGGTTGTGTTGAACTTTACTGCCATGATTATTCCTCCAATTCTTTATCTTGATTACTTTCTAATGATACTTTCAATTGTTCACGTAAGCCCTCAATCCCCAAAGTATGCACTTTATGGTCAATATAATTGCCGATACTTTGCTTGGCTTCCAATACTGACTCCTCCATGGCTTCGTTGAAGCTTTTAAGAACGAAATTAGTATTTGCCTTTAAATGGTTACGTAAAACTTTTAATTCCTGGCAAATCTCCTCTTTTTTCCTTTTACCAACATTCCCTTCCAGTAACATTTCCATGATATCGTCAATACGCTTTAGGTACTTGTTTTGAGTATTAGCCATCTCACCTGAAAACTGCTCCTTTTTATCAATGATATAAGGTATTTTCTCGGTGTATTTACCGTTGATTGCTTTTATGGTACAAGGAACTCCGGAAGTATTCATTCCGCTAGTGATAGCATCTACATATTGGTTAGCAGACATTTGAATCTCAATTATATCTTCTTCCGCATGGTACCATTCCCTATGTAAATCTCTTTTTACGCTTGCCTTTGATATCTGGATAGTGATACCACCTGATTGTAGTATATCGGAACCGAAGAACTCAGTCCCATTGCTATTGAATTTGCCTATGGAAATCATCCCATAGCTTTCATGCTTTTTGGTTTCTCCTTCTTTCATCTTATTTGGCTTTTTATTTGGTTCAAATATAAAACGGATAATTTTATCTACAAAGGATTATCCGCTATTTAAAATGATTATAGATTATTGATCTAGAGATTCATTTAAAGTTTCCATTTGGGTTTCCACTTCACTGATTACGTCCTGAATAGCATCCGCACACATCTCAGCAGCTTCACCCCTTTCTGATCCCTGAAGATTTTCAGGCATATTATCAAAGAATTCTTGTTCTTCTTCTTGTAATCCTTGGAGGATTTCTAGTTGTCCATTGATATTATCAATAACTTCCCTGATTGCTTTCCTACGATTATTATTCATGACAATTATTATTTAGTTTCAAAAAAGTTTTCATCCCAATCTATTTCTACACTGAAATCAGCATTGATACGGGTTTGCCCTTCAAAGTTACGGCTTACCACGATACGGTTTGGTGCCCCATTGGTGGTTTCTAATGCCTCCCAAACTTCTACGTCAACGTTTGGTTGAGCCCAAGCTTCCTCAAGGTCTGTGCGACGCTTAACTAACATAGCTTTGAAGTCTTCCTTATTACTACGATCCATTGCTACACCAACGTAATCATTTGCCTTGAACTGATCAACTAAAGAAATATTCTTTAGAGAAGTCATTTCCCAAATCTCGCCATCGCTACACTTAACACCCATATCACCTTCGTTTACCCAAACGACAACGCCTTCATTAAAGTTATCTCTTACTTTATCACCTTTTTTGATATCGCTGAATTGTAATTTTTGAGTTTTCATCTTATTGCTTTTTGAGTTATTAATCTACTACAAATGTAATGCGTTTAATTTTATCAACAAAATAAAAATAGATTTATTTTTAAATTTATCTACTATTTATAACGTGTAAAGATAAGGGTCAAGAAGTCGTCCTCCAAAACTAACTCCTCAACCCTTACAGCAATGGCAAATTATCGCTCACTTTTATTCCTTATTTAAATTGACCTATCTTCTAGATATGATTTTATAAATCTAATAACATCATGCCCTTCGTGTTCAACAACACCCATACGATCACTTGGTACATCGTATTTCTTCATGAACCACGCATAAATCACATCATCCGTTTCAATCGTTTCCTTTTCCGGAACCCCCTTTTCTTTAACGGCATACCCCTTCTTTACGAGCCATTTGTGATACAATTGTTCAAATAATGCTGAATCACTAGTGTAATATTGTACTTGGTCACTTGCTACCACGTTACCTTCTTCCAGTTCCTTTTGGAACTTTTCTAAGAGGAACATATCTAATATGTCCCCTGAGCTTTTCATTTTGATTCCCATAGCTTTTTATTTATATTGCCATACATTTAATTGCTTGTCCCAAAAGGAAGTACTCATTCCAAACGGCAATTCCTCCTTGACTTTTACTATTCGCTTGATGAGTCCCCAAAATGTCCATTGCTCAACCGTGAGTATGTAGTTGTGCCCCGTTGCATTTAAAGCAAAGAACCCACCTTCTATTTTATAACTCAGTAATCTATACTTCTTGAATTTCATACAGTAAACTTATCAGTTCTTATTTAATCTGCAAAGAGTTACCTCTTATTTATAATCATTATAGATAAAATGGCAAATATAACAAACGATCCTTGGGGTACTGTACTTCGTCCTGACCCTTAAATAATACCCCCATCGGCTTTTAACCCCTAGATTGATCCTGTATCTTTTGCCTAACAGTTGGCTTATTCCAACCAGTCAATCTATTGTTTGTGTTTCTCCTCACTTGTTATATCCCGTTAACTATATAGCCTCGGGCTGTCTGGTATTATCGCATTGTTATATTCACCATTAAATATTGTAGCAAATTTACCAATATTTACTTAAATGGCAAAATTACCACTCCTATTTGAACTCATTATAAACAAGATTACTCAATTATCAACTCACCTTTAAAAATGTGCCAATCATCTTTTACCGTGTAAACCATCAATATATCCTCAGGCTTTAATTTCAACGCCCGTTGATTTGGGTTAGGATCATGAACGATGTTCATATCTTTATCAATTACCACCGCATGAGTTGAACCATCATCAAATGTTTGTGACTTTACTGAGGCATCCCAATACCCGTTTACCCCACCATCGTGAGCCAGGACTTTCTTGGTTAGTTCAATATCACCTTTAGGATCAAAGCACATTAAACCATAGCCCCTTTCTCTATAGAAATCCCACATTTCCATGAACCATTCCTCACCCAATTCAATAAAGTTTGGGACCTCGTTTAACTCAAGCTCAAATAAGGAAGCAACTACTGCTTGCATACAGTTACCCCTTTCCTCGGAAGTAATGCCCCCTGCAATTGTCTGTAATACTTTCTTCATATTAATAATAAATAAAGTGGTATTCATAAATGGGGAAGTTTAAAACGTCTACCCCAACGCAATATCTAATTCGCTTTACTTTCTGTTTGTTTCCCATATCTATTATTGTTTTTATTCATCATCACTTGCTTCTTCCCAATCAACATCTTCAACTGTTTTCCTGTTGCTCTTGAGATCCGCTATTTTATCAAGTACTGCTTGTCTTGATAACTTCGCTTGTTCTTGAATGGTTGGGCTTGTTCCGGAATCTTCAAATTGACCCATCGTGATAGGCTTTGGTTGGCTATCTGCTATTGATTTCATTGATTCTAGATTGTATCTCTCCACGTACCTTTGCATACTTGGGATATCTTCTTCAAGTTCCAGTTTAGAGAATCCGTTGAACTTAGAATAATAGCTATTTGATAAACTTGCCATTATCTCCAATGGTGATATATTAGCCCTAGCAGATACCATCCCGATAATCATCAAGTTGATAGGTAAATGTGAGAACACTTGATCCATTGTCATATTTGCGTTCTGTGTGGCTTCAATATCAATCTTACCATCTACTGTAAGTTTTATCTCCTCACCCTTCACTTCCTTACGAGCTTGTTCTATTATCGCACGGATCTCTCTTGATACTTCAATTGATTGCCTTCCTTTAAATGCATTCTTCCAGTGGAACAATAGTCCGGATAAATCTTCAAGACGCCCCGTATCCGTTGCTAATCTAAAATCTTTATTCTTCCGGACGAACTCCGTTTTCTTTTTATCTATTAATAGTTGATACTTTCTCTGGAATTCTGCTAGCCTTACTAGAGACGTTGATACCATCCACTCTTGAGTCATGATCTTGTAAACTTCTCCTTGGGTATAGTACTGTCCGAATAGATCAATTATCCGCTCTTTCTCTATCTCCAAAATATCCGCTGTGGGTTTCATCCCCTTCTCAGTCTTCAACAGTTTACTCCAGATACGATACTGTTTCATCTTTTCAGCGTGCATTTTCTTCAGTAGATCAAACCGCCTTCTACATTCATCAACATCCTCCTGCTTCCCGCCATTCTTAAGAATCTTATCCCTTATCTTACCCCATACACCTCCACAATCAACACTAACCACTTTATCACCACCATCAAATTGATAAATCTTATCCGGATGATTCTTATTTAATTTACCCATCTCGTTCCATATACTCCACTCTGCCTGTACCTTAGCACTGGCACTTTGTATATGCTTTGGGAACTCTTCCCTATTACGCTTTAATAATTTCTTTATCGCTTTCTTTTTCATCCTCTTTATTATCTATGACATGGATTTATATCCTCCTATGACTTATTCCCCCAATTTGTAATCCTTTATCAATTTATCAACAGGAATAGATAAGTATCTGCTAACATTCCGGATCATTTTTGGTGTTAGCTTTCTCTTCCTGTTCATTATTCTTGATACTAATGTTTTATCACCAATTATACCTATTAGATCTTTTCTCTCCTTGCCTTCTTTCTCTAGATAAATGTTGATAACATCTATTGGGTCTGGATTAATCTGCTGTGGTGATAAAAGGAATTCACTTGTGAAGTTATCCGCTGCCTTTAATTTATCTAGATACCCACTTGATAATTTATCATCTTGATAAGTACCTACACCAATAACAGGTAAATGGGTGCCCCTTATTTGCACACCAGCCCCCATCATATCCATACCATAAATCGTTGCATCTGCTATATCAGTTGGTGGGAATATCATTACTGGCCTTGTATCTTCCTGTATTTCTTTCTGAAGATATTCTACTAGCCTATGGCATTGTTCCGGACCTAATTCATCCATCAACTTCTTAGCCCTAAACATTAAAGATTGATTTACCTTTAATTCCTCTTTTTCGTTTCTTAATTGTTCTTGTTCCATAGCTTTTTATTTCACAAACTCAGCATTATCTTTTAATCTGTCCTTAAATATTTCAGGAACATCTCCCCCACACCAAAGATTATTACATTCAATTATTTCTTCCGACCCGAATCTTTTTATCTTGAACAATCTACCGCCATGCCCTGCAAACATTGTATTAACACGATTAGGATTACCGATATTTTTACTTATAGTGTAATACATTCCTTCTACAACCACAACATCTTTGCCCTTATATAATGGGATTCTTGAAGACCAAATATGGCAACTATGGCATAGACACTCTTCCTTTAATTGCTTCGGCAATGGGTCTACCCAACGCAGTTTTATTAACCCACCACATTCTTTACATTTTTTATCATGGATATGGCATTTCTCCCTCAACTCTTCCACTGATTCATAAGCAGGGGAAATTGAGAAATAGAATTCAGTCCCATCATAATGTTGGGGGCGTTCAGATGTTTCAATTATCTGTTCAACACCACCTTCTTTGTCCTTACAACTAACTAGATAAAATTTAGATTCCATAATTTTCCGATTTAAAGTTCTTCACCATAAGGATTTTCATCATATTCTTCTTCTGTCCCAAATAGAGGTTCTATTTCTGCTTCGTAATAATCCGACATAATTTATGCTTTTTCGATTTCACTTTCTTTAAACTTATCACTTTCCATTTTGTGGTGAAGGAGTACCCAATATGATATTTTCTTGGTTAATCTACACCTAGTTATATCCGTGATAAACCCTTCTTCAAGAGTATCAACAACTATAACTTTATCATTAATGTTAAATTCAGGCATATCACATTCCCTCCATCATTCCAGAAAGTAAGGGTAAAAATTCATATGGCTCTACTTCCCTACTCACTATAACTCCACCGATTTCTTTTTCTACAATTATAGTAGATTCAGTTTCACCATCCTCATCAACTTCCAAAATTTGCTTGATAGTGAATATTCCAATTTTAATTTCGCTCATTCTTTACGGTTATAAATTAATCTGCTTTTAAACAAACATCCCTTCTGACCAATTCCAATTCCCTTGGTCTACATCTAGCTTATAATGGACTGTTTTACCATCAATAGGGTTTACCTCTACAATTGTAGCTTCCATCCCCATAAATGGCTGCATTTTCTTTGTCATGACAGTATAGGGGTCAATTTCTACAACGCCACCCATTGTCTTCTTTTGGCCTTTAAACCACTCCTCGTCCCTTATAACTACCTTATCACCTTCTTTTTTCATGTCACCAAATTTCCTATTAAATTAGCTGTACATCCGCAACTTATCGCTTGATAAAATGCACAGAAAAATACATACTTCTTAGAATGTTTGCGGAACCATTCATCCAACCCTTCTTTTACCGTCAACCCATCCCAGAATAACAACAAAGCACCTGATAATGGTATCCAATATTTCCACTCTTTTCTCATGATCATTGATTTTAATTCAACCTTAAGATTTAGTAAAATAACTAAAAAACAGCAACCTATAATAATTTTCTATTAATTTAAAATGTATATAAATAAAGGGCTACCAACTAAGATAGCCCTTTACAAATCAACCACATTTTGAGTATCCGCAGTTTGGACAGATAATACACCCTTCTTCAATTCTTAATGTAGAAGAGCATTCCGGACATTCTACACCAATATCTTTATCCTTTAGATACCGTTTAAAAACACGGGCTATCGCTTTGTGGAAATCACTCACATTCCCCTCTTTTTGGAGTTGTAAATAAACATCCTCAATTGGATATTTCTTCATACACATACTAATCATCCTAGTCAACGCCCCTTCCGTTGGATTAGAGAATTCCCTAGTCAAATTATGCAACGTGCCATCACCATCTATTTCTAGATTGTAATCTTTTGTTTTGTTTTTAATCAACTTACCCTTGGTGTATTTTCTCGGAAGATTATTTGCCTCCTCCTCAGGCAAATCAAAAGCAAACACCTCATACGGCTTACCTTTTATTACCCCAACTAATACAACCCACTTCACACCTTGGATAGTAGTGTGATTGATATCACAATCAACAACCTTTGGTCGCTTATCTGGGAATGAGTCATCACCTTTTGATATTAGAACTCCTGACCGAGAACCATCACGATATACAGTACAACCCTTGCAGCCTACTTCCCAAGCTTTTAAATAAATCTCCTTTATTAACGATGGTGGGACTTCCTTTGGTACATTTACGGTAACACTAATTGAATGATCCACCCACTTTTGGATAGCACCCTGCATTTTCACCTTTTCAACCCAATCAACATCGTTAGACGTTGCTTTATAGTATGGTGAATGGAATACCAATTCTTCAATTTGCTCGTCATTCAAATATTCAATATCTACCTTTTCAACTTCACCATCGTGAATAAAATGTCCCCAATTTATATCGTACCAAAGTTTGAAGTTTTCATGGAATACATTGTACTCCTCCCAAGCATCACCAACCTCATCAATAAAATCAGCTTTGGTTGGGTCATCAATTTTACGTCTCCTCTTATAAACAGGCAAGAATACAGGTTCAATACCTGATGTCACCCCTGCTTCCAGACTTATAGTTCCAGTTGGGGCAATTGTTAAGTTGGAGATGTTCCTCCTTCCTTTCATCAAGTACTTTTCAATGTATTCTTTGCTACCTTCTTTATCCAATTCTGACATAATGCGCATTACAAATGGGTTATCAAATTCCATTTCGTAATCCCATTCCGGAAATGCACCACGTTCTACAGCCATATCAATTGATGCCTTGTAGCTTTCAACAGCCAATACCCTGTGGACTTCTTCAGAGAAATGAGTAGCCTCTACTGTGCCATAGGTGATCCCTAATGCCGCAAGCATATCCCCTTCCGCAGTAATTCCTAATCCAGTTCTTCTCCCACGAGCTGCTTTGTCAATGACTTTCATCCACAATTCAATCTCAGTCTTTTTAATCTTATCAGATTCTGGGTCACCCATTACTTTAGCAAGTATCCTTTCCAGTTTTTCAATTTCCAAATCTACTATGCTGTCCATAATCCTTTGGGCTTTTTGAGCATACTTACGAAACTTATCAAAATTGAAATAAGCCTGAGGGGTGAATGGATTCTCAACAAATTTAAACAGATTTATTGCTAATAAACGGCAACTATCATACGGGCAAAGTGGAATTTCCCCACAAGGATTTGTGGATTTTGTTTCCCAGTCTTCACCGTAGTGATCTGCAGGTGATTCCCTTATAATCTTATCCCAGAACAAAACTCCTGGCTCTGCTGATTTATGCGCATTGTTTACGATCTTTTCGAATAAATCTTTAGCTTTAATCTTCTTGATGTACACATGCCCGGAATCAGTACTACCGATATTCACTAATTTATCGTATTCCTCTGGGATTTTTACAGAAGCTATTACTGAATTTGGCGTATCAATAGGGAAAACCTGAATGAAATCATCATCCTCAATAACCGCCCTCATGAAATCATCAGTAAGCTTCACAGAGATATTCGCCCCAGTCACCTTACCTTGTTCCATTTTAGCATCAACAAACTTCCCTGAATCTGGGTGTTTAACACTTATTGAAAGCATCAACGCCCCTCTTCTGCCATCTTGGGCTACTTCCCTTGTAGAATTAGAGAATCTATCCATATAAAGGATTGTCCCTGTATTTCCCCTTAAAATAGAGAAATTAGCTTGGGAGCCTTCCGGACGTAAAGTGGAAATATCGTGGCCAACACCCCCTCTCCTTTTCATCAACTGAACTTGCTCCTCATCCGTCTTCATAATCCCCCCATAGGAATCTTCCGCACTTTCGATAACGAAGCAATTTGAAAGAGATGTTATTTGTGTATTATTCCCTATGCCAGCCAACGGGCTACCTCCTGGAATAATATATCCGAAATCTTTCATCAATTCATACAATTCCCCTTCTAGCATTGGATTAGGATACTTCTTTTCAGCCCTAGCAATTTCTTTTGCTATTCTCCTGAACATAAGGTCTGGGTTTAATTCCAGATGATTGCCCTTCCTATCTTTTAGGCAATACTTTGCCATCCAGACATTTGCTTTTAGCTCATCACCATTAAAGTAAGAAAGTGTTGATTGATAAACGTCTTCAAAATTCAACATAGTTATTCTTTTATTTTAAATTGAAAGACAGCAGCACTTTGGCTGTCCAAAACAATATTCAGCAACTTAAAGTCAAAGGGCTTCCCCCCGACCTTCCTTGCTATTTTCCGGAAAATCTCCTTCATCACTTCCTTTTCAACCAAAACAACATACGGCTTTGCATAACCGTTAGTCTTTATTGCCAATGCTTGGCTAAGCATATGCATCCTCATTTGTTCTGCGCTGGGTAATTTAGATGAGACTTCTTCCATATTATCTACCCTTACCATGGTAGTTCCACCCATAGGCATTCCCAAGGGCACATACAATTTTGTGTTTTTCAATTTTTTCATTTTACAAATTGTTTAAATTTGGATTCCTCCTAGTTTCAATTCTCTTAGCCCTTTTATTAGGCTTTTTCGGTACTTTTATTTTACAATAAATGAGTTCACTTATCGCCCTAGTCACAGCGACAAATTTCAAACACTTTTCTTGATACAATTCTAATTCCGTTACAGCATATTCACTAGGAATAAGCTCCCTATTCAAAAAGAATATTTTATCGGCTTCTAACCCTTTAGACTTATGTATAGTACTTAAACGGATTCCACCATCTTCACCATCACTGAATAATTCCTCTATTATTTCTTCTACTTTATTGATACTCAGGAACTCAGTCATTAATATAGCTAAAATTTCTGTACGTTCAAAGACTTTTTGGTAAGAAGGGTGGCTTCGGGGGTTTGTGACCCCTTTTTCCTTCAATTTTTCCTTTACTTCATCAAGTACAGCTTTCCTCCCAACACCGAATGTAGGGTGCTTCTTGATCTTATTCAAAACAAGCACTAATCCTGTGCCATAATCTTTCCCCATGATATAACATTTCTTGTTCTGTTTGAGGAGCTGAATGAATGCGGATACCAATGGCAGATTATTCCTACAAATAATGAAATCCCCATCCTGAGCTTCGCTTAAATCCCCATTCCTAACTACCCCATCAGGTGCTTCTTCATGAGCCTTTAATCCAGGAAATACTTTGTTAGCCTCATCGACTATTTTCTTTGAACAACGGTAACTGATTGAAAGTGGTAATATCTTAGTATCCTCACGCTCAGAAAATTCATTGAACGAATCTAAGTTACTCCCCATAAATGAATAGATGGCTTGCTTCTCATCACCAACTGCAATAAATCTCCCTTTAGGTTTTATACAGTTATCCACCAGCCTTTTCTGTAACGGGTTCAAGTCCTGAACCTCATCAATAAATACAACATCGTACTTAGGGAAAAGCCTTTTCCGGATCATTGTGACTGGTAAATAAATCATATCTACAAAGTCAATCATAAATTCCTCATGCATCCCCTCATTGTATTCCCCCATTTTCTCCACAATGTACATCGCATCGTTTATTTGGGCAGAAGATGCCATAACGTTATACTGGTCGGATAGATTAACCAAATCCTCTTTGGTAGACCCTAAGTTCATTCTAAATAAATCAACCAACTTGCAAACAATGATTAAATGGGCATTCCTTTCCCCTTCATCTTTGAATACAAGTAAATTTAGATTCATTTTACATAGAATCCATATTTTTGAAGATGTTATTTTGTATTTATCTGGTTTGTTGTACCTCAGGATGCTGAGCCCTAGACTATGCAAAGTTGAGACTTTCATATTAGGGAGAACTATTTTCTTGCTCAAATCCTCTTGAATGGCTTTATTGAATGCAGTGATTAAGCCTTTTTTATACCTAGGAGTCATCTTTACCAATTGAGTAATGATAAATGTCTTACCACTCCCAGGACCTGCCTTTATGAAGATGTTACAATTAAATTTCTTGTAAACTTTTATAATCTTTTTCTGAAACTTAGATAGTTTGTGCGCCATTTCGATTTATTTATCCCAAGTACTTGGGTCAGTTTTTACGAATTCTTTAAAATTTTTGTATGAAGCTAACTTGTCAGCCTCATTATTTCCAGCAATCAATTCATTTGAAAGATCCTTTTGGTGCCCTTTGATATGGATTAATTTTAATTTCATTTTTGGTCGATTTCTGATTCTCTTAAGAATCTTCTTCCAAAGGTCTACATTTTTACGGTCAATCCACCCCATCTTTTCCCAATTGTAAACCCAATTCTCCATGATTGATTTCACCACGTATTGGCTATCAGAATAGATGAGGACATTGGTTTTCTTATCCTTGGGGATTTCCTTCAAAGCTAACAAAAGGGCGTTGACTTCTGTCCTCCCTGTCCTTGTCGGGCAATACCCAATACCAATTCTTTTTTCTTTTGGCTTCGCTATGAAAACCCCACTCCCACCCTGTTTAGTTTTAGCGTTACAACTCCCATCTGTAAAAATCACATATTTTTTCATGTATAGCTTTTTATTAATTCGCCATAAAATGACTTATCAAATGAATTAATCTCAATCCCCTTATTTACTGCATCAGTAATCTTTTTCTTTTCTTGTAACACCTTCCAAATCCTAGCATCGATAGTCTTTGGACTTATCAACATATAGGCTTTAACAAAATCAAGCTGCCCTTCCCTCACTAATCTACCTATCACCTGATCAATATCAGTAGGGCAATCAGGTAAATCAATTATCAGCAGGATAGATGAGCAATACTGCAAACCATCGGTTCCAGTCCCCATACTCTCAATATTCCCTACTATTACCCTGTCTTCACTATCTTGGAAATCCTTAACAATTTGCCTCTTTTTCTTTGGGCTTGTACCCCCGTAAATTAAAGGGGATTTATAATAATCTGAAATTTCCTCTAAAGTGTCAACATACGTACCGAAGATACAGATTTTATAATCAGTTTCTTCTATCCAGTTATCGACCATTTCAAAAACGGTCTTGATTTTACCCTTACTTGTTAACTGCCTTAATAGATTGATTTTCACAATAGCCTCAGCACGCTGAGCATTCTCTGCTTCAATCTCCCCAATATTTTCACGAATATACCCAATCAAATCTGATTCGGCTTTCTTATAAATTGTTTTATTTGTAATCTTAACTTTTAATGGAATTTCTTGATGAGGAGGCAATTCTTTTTTAACTTCCCCCTTCTCCCTACGTATGTAACAATATTCTCTGAGTATTTGGTTCAACTCTAAAGTTTTGCTAGCACCCTTAGTATCAAGCCCATACTTTGTTCTCCTTGCATTACAAAATCGATATACAAATTTATTAAAATTCCCAAACAATTCCTCGAATATTCCAAGAATTCCAATTTGTGACACAATTTCCAAAGGTCTATTTTTAATCAGAGTTCCCGTAAGTAGGAACTTAAACCTAATGCCCTTCCCAACTTCTTTCAGAACTTTTGAGCGTAAACTTTTAGGGTTTTTACAAAAGTGGCTCTCATCCACAATTAAACCCTTTAAATCTAGGCTAAGGAGTTCTTTCTTAAATTTATTTAATAAATCGAAATTAATGATGATTACTTCGGCATCAAAATTCTTATCCCTTCCGTCAATAACAGAGATATCCCTTCCATCAATCCATTTATTCCACTCATCTTCCCATTGGAATTTTAGGGAAGCAGGTGGAACGACTAAACAAGGGAATGATTTATTAAATTCTATTGAGCAAATACTCTGCCCTGTTTTCCCTAAACCTACATCGTCCCCATTAATAACCTTTTCATTCTCTACCATGTAATAAATCCCCTTGACTTGGTATTTACGAGGGGTCAATTTTAATGGTAGCTTTTTAAGGGACTTTTTAAAGGATTTGGGGACTTTAATTTTCTGAACGGGCAATTTAGCGTTTTTGCCGTTTTTCTTTTTCCTCTTCGCTGAGATATTCTGAAATTCGTATTTCTTTACGATTTTAGAAATATCAGGCCTGTTATGTAGGGTTCTCTCAAGATACCACTCCTTTAATTCAGGATTCCAATGTGCACCTTCAATCTTTTTGATCAACTCCTTAATATCAGGGTTGTATTCAAATTTAAAGTGAATGAAATTTTGATCTATGTAAAAGGTTCTCTTCATAACTTAAAAATAAAAGAGGGGGAAGCGCAGCTTCACATCTTGAGGGAATCGTCAGATTCACGAAATTATCAACTGATTTTTTCCTCCTTTTATGAATATCATGAATAAAAGGAGAGTACTTTATAATATTAGTACTTTATACATATAGTACTTTATTGTAGGGGTTTTGCCTATATAGCTTTCACCTAAGTTGGGCAACCCGTCGTTAGGTGAATTATTCATACGGCTCTTCATAGATATCATAGAAGATCTTTTTCAACCTACCATTATCACCACGTTCCCTTGTACGCTTCAAGTATTTGTGTTTTTCAAGCTCCTGTAATGTGCTCCTGATTGCATCCCGACCTTCAATCCCTATTGAAACTAATCCTGTTTCAGTAAAATTCCAATCAGGTGGGAGGCTCAACATTACGATAAGCAACCCTTTAGCCCTCAAAGAAATATTCTTGTTCATCATTATGGAGTTATCCACAACGGTGTACCCATTCTTTTTATGTTGTTTAAAATTCCTATTTCCCATATTTTAGACATTTAATCCCCCACCTGAAACGTTTACGCTTAAAGTGGGGGTATTGTATATCAATCGATTAATTTGCCGTGATAGTGGTCTAAAACTCTCGTTTGATTTTCAGATAAAATTTCTATAAGGGCTTTGTTGAAATTATGGTAATCCAGATCTTTGAATTTACTGTCAACGGCTTTGTAAATTTCTGCCTTAATTTCATTTACTTGCTTATTAGCTTCAACCCTTTTGCTGTTTAACTTAGGAAAAGCCTCTCCCATAATTATAGATTATTGCAGAATGAAAGGGCTTTTTGGTTGATTTCAGCAGGTTTGCCAAATAGGCTACCAAAACCAGATCTTTCCCTTGATTTCTCACTCATATCGTGAGTAGTATAGTAAGTTGAACCTTGAAGTAATCCCCAAGCAGTTTGCCCAACATCGTTCATTTCTTGAATCATGCGATTGTCAAGTAAAATCACTTGATTTTCTTTACGAGTACTTAATCCAGCAAGGCGATCTTCTTCCTTGATACCCATAATATAATCCGCTGCCAATTTACGAGTAGCCTCATCAACTTGAACCTTAGTAAGCTGATTGAAATTCTGATACATTTGGTCACGTTGTTTGAAGTAAACTTCAAGGGCACGGAACAATTCATCTCTACGCTTTGGAGATGATTTAGTATGGCGAACTCTTTCCATTCTATTGATACGGCTGAATTGATTTTTGCAACGCAATAATTCAGTAGTTGTACCAATAAAGAAAGGTGAACTCCCATCAAAACTATTACCCATAACCAAGTAATCCTTGATTTCATGACCGTTAATAGCTAAATTCTCCTTGTTATTTTTAAGGTGAGCGATAACTATTCTTCCACCGTTAATTTCACTATAACCAGTGAAATCAAAATTACTGATAGCCATCATTTGTTCAACAGATTTCATAAAATCCTTGTTGAACATAGGGTGATAACTTTTCTTCATAATAGATAAAGCCGAGTTATCGTCACTTCTTACAATCGCCTTATGTTCTGGAGATTGAATTTTCTGCCCGTTTACGTCATAAAAGATAGGGGCTTCAATTGCTTCAAATGTAAGTTCTTGTAACATGATTTCGATTTTTTATTTAAAAATAGATTTAATTTTAATTTGATAATTCAAATGTATGTCAAATTATTTTAAAAACAAAATAAAATTAGATTTATTTTTAAAATGATAAAAATTGACTCTTTCTTGTACCCATAGGTAAGTCAACATTGGTTCGGGTTCTGTCAAATTGTGAAATGAATTGCCTGATAGAATGTGCATCCCGTTGACTAAGGTGGCAAAATTTCACAAAATCTGTTCCCTTACCTTGAATACATACCACTGCCCAACTTGGAGAATATTGGTGAACATCAACCCCAACCCCTATATTTTCAAATAGATTCTTGGATAATTTAAGGGATTCCTCATGTTCATGTTTCAACTCAACTATTTTAGCTGCAGTCTCATCAATTTTTTTGAGGGTGTTTTCAATTTGTTCCATTTCAGGCTTAAATAGCCAACCGATTAAAAACCTTCTAATTTTGTTCATTGCTTTTTAGTTTTTTGATTTCAGATTGTTTTACTTTTATTTTAGCTTCACGGCATAGGATCATACACCTATTTAACAGCGTTTCCTGCCACATATTGATGGTATTAGCACAAATATATCTTGATGGAATATGTTTCCGGAGGGAATAAACTAAGTGCTTATCCCCCTTGAAAACGTTATTTGGTGATAAATATGGCTTCATACTTGGTTCAATATTTAGGCTCACCGCTATTTCCATGCCGTTTGCATTGAATTTGAGGGTAGTATTCTTGTGCATACTGTTAAGCCCCATCACTTTTACTTCGGATTCTTTGCTCATAGTGGATTGAATTTTAACCCTTTCTCCATAGCGAATAGGTAATTGACTAGGATGAAATTGATTCCATAATGCTTTTTGTATTTCTCAGAGGGTTCTTTGAAATCTTCAACGGTTATTGGTCTCCCAAGACGTTTTTCAATACAGCAATCACAAATAAATTCTTCTTTCTTAGCTATTGAAAGCCAAAGCTCATCTTTGAGCATTACCATTTTACCATTTTTGGCGTGGACTAATGCCCCACATTGTTCACAATCTGCTGCCATAACTAGAATTTTAAAATAGATTTAGAATTAATTTTAAGTTCACTACAAATTTTCTTTACGATCATACGGAAAGCCTTGGAATCATCAATTTCTAATGAACGCTTCCACTTGTTTTTGGTTTTCCACCAATCAATATTTTTGATTATAACCCAATCTTCAACAGTGACACCTTCCTTAAGGAATACCCCCTTCACCATTTCACCAAACTTCTCCTCACGTTCCTTATCTTTTAATAAGTACTTCCTAATTTCAAATAGCAATGGCATCATGTACAGATATTGAGGTCGGTCTGCACGTGAATTTAGGTAATACTCCACGTCGTCCAATGTACAAAGATCATAATTTATCAAGCAATCTTCTTCAAAATGAATACGATATTGGATTTTACGACGTCCCTTACAATCTTCTTCACGTTCCCAACTTTTCTTGTTCCTGATTTTGATAAAAGGGTAATCCCATTTACTGCTATCAAGCCCTTCAACTTGATATAATCCAGGAAGTGGTGGGTCTGGGAGATTATAATTTTCACCTCTCCAAGTGTAATATTGTTCACTGAATCTATCCTGTTCTTTTAAATCAGAATGCCTTCCGTTTGATCTATAACCCATGTCACTCCAGTTTGGCCAAACGATTCTACATCCGTCAGTTAATTTTTCATTGATAGATTTTACCCAATCTTTAAACATTGGACGTTCAGTAGGCAGCATCATGCGACCTGTGTATAGGTATTTTACTTGTTCTGGGAGATCTTGTAGCCTTATTTTAGGCATAGGGCTAAATACTTCAGTACGGTCAATTAAACCTTGCAGGAGGATCATATGGCGTTGGTACTTTAAGAAAGCATCTTTAAGCCTATTCTCCATTTTTTCAGGATCATTATTGTACCAACGATCTTCCTTCATTTTTTGGAATTCATCTTGATCAGGGAAGAACTTACGAATATTGATATCTGCCCAAATACGGTAAATTTGATCACCATTACGAATCAAAATATAAGTCTTTTGATTTTTGGTATCCAATTCTAATTTTAAATAAGGATTTATATCACCGTAATCTTTTTCATGCCTACGTACTCGGAATAACATTACTGAACGAGGGTAAAGAATCTCTTCATAATTACGCACCCCCTTATGATTCTTGCGTACCAGCCAATCATCAAAATCCCTCACGTTTTTAAAATCTAATCCCCCATCCCACGGATCACCAACTTCTTCATCCATAAACGATGGTGTTTGGAATAAGTGTAATGGCTCCTCAGCCGACGCAGGGGTTCCCTCTTGTATTTGTACAACCGTTTCCTCAATACCTAAGTAAAGCTCAATTGTCCAAAGGACTGATTCAACTCTCCTGATTTCATCTTGGAATTTAGCCATACGGGCTTCTAATTGGCTTTTGAATTTTTCCAGTACAAGCCTTTGTTGTGTTGCCTTAACCTGTATTGCCCCGATGAATTTATCTAGTGCATCTTTTTTGGTATCCATGCCCTCTTTCATGGCTTTTAAATGGTCTGCCGACCCAATGTGTACTAGGGCATTTTCCTGAACCGTATGCACTTCATATTGAGTGATATCAAATGAATCTGAATCAATTACCTGAAAATAATCTTTCATTTCTTTTACTGATTCAAATTTAAAATGATTCCTCATATGGTAGTAATAGAAATCATGGATGCTTGATTTACTTTCTTTAGCATAATGCTTAGAATTTTCTGGAGTTTTCCCTGCATCTTCAATATGGTCATACGAATAAATATGTACCAAAACGTGTTCGTATGTTTCTTCAGAACGAAACTTGTTGCGAGTTTCAATAGTTATGTCCTTAACTAAATCAATGAATCCGCTGTATGCACTGGAACTTTTATCCACATATACCTGACCGATCCTTATCCCGACCGCTTCGGGTGTACCTTCTTGGATGACTTCCAATACCTTCGCCATATGTTCAGGCGTATTATGATTCGGTTTAAATTCTATATTAGCCATTGTTCCGATTATTTAGCGTTAATAATATGAGTATTCCACCATTTTTGGGCAGCCTCAGGGGTTTCAAATTTATGGTAATACCATTTACTAGCACCGCCCTCGTAAGAGACAGTCATTTCTTCTAAATTAAGGTCAATATTATGGGTCCTAGTATCTAGAGTTCCATCTTTAGTTCTTACCGCCCTCATTCCGTTTCTTTCAAAAACAAAATTTGCAGCTTTTTTGATAAGGTTTTCTAATCTATTTAGAGTTTTTAATTCGATAACGTAAGGATTAAATTCCATGATTTTTGTTTTTTGAATGATTATTAATTTATACTTCAAATATAATGCGGATAAAATTATCTACAAAATAAAAGGAGATCTAATTTTATTTAGACCTCCTTATTTAAATTGATTATAGATAATATCAATATTATTCAAGCTTATCCCAAGCCCCATCAATTGGGATTATCGGGATATTCAATTCTTTAGCCTTCATACATTTTGCGGAAGCTAAAACTTTTTCACTCAAATCTTTTACTATTAAATGAGTAGTTTTCTTGCTTACTCCTGTGCTTATGGTGCCACCATTGTCTTTAATTTTTTCCTCAAGGGATTTATCCCTGACCCCACTAAAGCAAGCACACACCCCAGCAAGATTATCAGAAGCTGCCTTTTTCGCAGGGGTATCTATATAAGCAGGAACAATATCCAAATAAAATTCACAGCATTCCCATTTTTTAAGGAATTTCTTTGACAATTTATTGTATTTGCCCATCCCCTTTATAAACAATTTGGCTGTTATATCGGATACACCTTTTATTTTACAAAGATCTTCAATAGAATATTCCTCTTCAATAGTGGTATTATCCAATATTAACTGAATAGTTTTCTCCCCAAGCTTACCTTTAAATAAATCTAAAGCATCCAGAATTCTAGCCAACGGCACAGTGCAATTACTCATTGCAGCAAACTGCTTGAGTAATTTCTTAGCAGATTTTTTGCCCCAACCTTCAATACCTACGAAATCTTCAAGAGACATCCTAAGAATATCTTCTATTCTTACATAACCCCTTTCATATAGTTTAGATATTTCCTGCTCACCAAAATCTTCAATCTCCATTTTAGCAAAGAAATTGACTATTTTCATTAGCCTTATTGAAGGGCATTTTTTATTGGTACAAAGTAATTCTGTTAAGGTTGAATCCCATTTGGTAACTGTTCCACAGCAAGGGCAAGCAGTAAGGCTATCAGATAATTCAGCAAATTCTTCAATTCCAACTATTTTTTGGACTTTTTCTTGAGCTCCTTCTAAAGCCTTTTCGAAATCCTTACCTTTCGTGTAGTCTTCCTTCATAGGAACCCTCACCCCTTCAACTTCGATTATCTTAGGGATAATATCACCAGATTTCTTAACCTTGATTTTCCTACCTTTATTCAGCACGAATTGGGTTAGGAATTTAGCATTGTAGAATGATGCCTGTTTTACTTCTGATCCATCTATAATAAGCGGATCAAATTCTACTTTCCCCTTAATTTTACCCTGCTTACTAACTTTTAAATGTAGTTTCCGGATTACCGTATCAGAATCTTCTTGTTCCGACCAATGGGGTAATTTTATTGCCCTAGCATAAGCAGGATTTCCGTTTTCTTCTCTACCTAGTTTCTCCCTAGTATCCACAGAGTTTATATCAATTACAAGCCCATCTATTTGGTATTTACTCCCAAGCCTTTCATAGATTGCATCTAATTCTGCAACGGGGTCTTCAAATGATTTAAACGCACTAAATGGCATCATTTCAATTGGTGCAAAATCCAAGCCTAATTCTTCAAGCTCTGAATGAATCATTGCCTTGCCATTTTTGGAGCCAACTATCCCATACCTAACATAGTCAACGTATTGGAGCATATCTCCTGGTTCATTACGGTTGAACAATCCTGCCACCGTATTACGAGGAACCTTATAAGGCTTTTTAGATATCGGGTCAATTTTACCTTTAAAATGCTTATTCCAATTGCTATGGGAGATTATCGCTTCCCCATAAGTCTTTAAATCATTTATCGTTGATTCCTTATGATTCATAGCTCTGAAATGTTCATGAGACCTTTGCCCCACTAATCCATCACCCCTTGTCCATGCTTCCCTCTGGTACTCTTTAACCAATAAAGAAATTCCATCTAATTTTCCTGAAATTACGATAGCATCAGAAAGTTTAACCCCTTTAGATTCAAGCCAACTAACCGCTGCCTCATAACTTTTGAGTTTATCTAATGACATCATCTGTTCGAATAATTCTTCTTTTCTGGATATTTTATACCCGAGAACTTTCTTCAGTTTTTTATCATTAGGATATTTCTTGATATACCCCTCAAGAAGTTCATCAAATTCAGAATCACTCATTATCGGCTTACCTTTCCGATATTTCTTATTCGCCTTCAGAATTTTATTCCGAAGCTCTTCCTGTTTCTTCTTCATATGCTTTTTGAAATCAACCATTATTAACCCCCATTGCTTTCAGAGTCTCTTCAATGCCTAATATATCAACTGCCTGATAGGCTAATTGCTTAGTCCGGAAATAAGGGGTAGATTCAAATTGAGTAAGAATCTTTGAGGCATGTAATCCCCCGTACCATTTCTCCCCTGACCTTTGTTTTTTATTAGGTTGGAAAGTCAATTTGTACTTGTATTGTTGAGAATCTAATCTAGGCTCCCAATTTTTGTTCAAACATTTAGCAATAGTGAATAATTTATTCAACGCTAAAATTTGTTCTAATTGGGCTTCCGACATAGCAATATTTGAAGTTGGCAATGTCATTTCTTCAATTGGGACTACATCCCCAAATTCATTTATCGCAAACCAATCTGCAATCCTATCAGGATCCATTTCCATACAGATATCCTCATAACTGAGAGGGAGCCCCAACTTCTCTTTTAATTGCCTAACCTCTTCAGAAGTTAAATCAATTCTTTTCCCATTTGCTATTAAATAATTTTCCATTATCCCGATTTTTAATCATTAAATAATTTCTTGATAATATCACTATCCACTGTGGTATCCGGAGCAAACCCATTTTCAAGAAGTAATTCTTCTTGGGCTTTTAGATCCATACTTTCCCACCAAACAAATGGGGCATCATGGATCCCATGTTCTGTAGCAAATTTATGTTTAAGGAATCTCCTATCCCTTTTCACTTCATTTGTTGATTTGGCTGGGGTTTTGCAAACTAAATTATGAGCCGTAACGTTTGGCTCAGATTGCATCACAATGCGGTGAGTAGGATTACTGGTAATCAATTCATCAAATAAGGCTCTGTGGCTGAATTCAAATTCCCTTTTTTGATCTCGATACTGAATAGGGTACTTTTTGAGGAACCATTTAAACAGCCTCCCCCGTTTACCTTTCAATACTTCTTCCTTAAAGCATTGGAACCACCCATCAGGGACTGTATAAGTTGTAGAATAAACTTGTTTATCCTCTTGCCCATAAATGTGCATATCAATTTGGCATAATTGCCTATCTGCTAAATGTCCAAATTGACCCTCTATTATCCGAATATCAGTGTTTAACCTTAATACTTCGTTAAACCTGAATTGATTCCGAAAGGTAATCTTTTTCAAGACTATCTCTTTAAGCGTTGAAAAATGCTCCATTTTACGATTTTATATTAACAATGTTACTATTATTGATACTGCTAAAATAGCTATCACTACATAATGAAATACCAATACTCCCTTTTCTTTAGGTAAGGAATAATGATATGGGTTCACTAAAGTCTGAAATTTGACTTTCCTACGTTTTTGACTTGCCCTAATTATAGAATCTATTAAAACAACAGATAACACAACTATAAGCAAAATTTTAAAATCTGCTCCCATAGAAATTTGTTTTAAAATGAATTTATTTTTGTACAAAATTAACCCATTTAGATTACAAAACAATAGAAAACCCATTATTTATAATGATTTTAAATAACAGAATTGATCATAAAGAAGTTAATTTTTGATTCAAAAGGGATAGTCAACATGATAGGGTCAATCTTCCCTAAAGAGGTTTCAAAGCCTTCTTTTGTTAATACCCTTGAATCATTTAACAGGTTATCAATAATTCTGATAGTGAATTCACTATCGTATAAGTATTGATTTGGTTTGGCACTTGTATAACTCTCCACAGCCGCAAATAGGTATTCATCCTCTACTTGGTTAGGGAGCCCAGTTATACAAATTATCTTTCTAGGGTGAATAAACGCTGCATATTCTTTTGCCTTATCAAAGGCAATATCCCTTACTTGTGTTGCTTTTTTACTTAACATATATCACCCCCTTAAAAATGTTTTCTTTATTTCGTTAACAGTATCTTTTCTCTTGGATTCAACTTCATCCTTGGCGAATTTTTGATAGTGCTTTTCAGCCCTTTTGCCAATCACTTTCTTTTTATCCGCATCAGATAGGGATTTAAACTTAGCATAGTTTGCATTTATCTCCCCATTATCTTCAGGAATTTCTGCTACAATTTTGCCACCGCATCCCTTACAGGTTATGAGTTTCTCCCTTTCTTCCCCAACGTTATAGGCGAATAATGATGGTTCTACAAATACAGGTTTATTAAATTCCTTACATTCTTCATTTTTACAATAAAAATTCATTAAAAATGCCTTTTACCATAGAGTGCCAAAAGTGTGGCATCTACTTTATTGTCATCGAGATTTTTGCATCTAGTGCTTTTACGAAAATCTATATCAGGGAACAAACGCATTGCTGCGGCAATTGACATTGCTTTTACATCCTTAGCACCGTTAACCCTATTTGCTTTCTTTTGAACGGCTGTCAGTGGTTTAAAAATCGGTTTCACTCCCTGATGCATCTCTTTTTGCCAAGTCTTAGCGTGTACTAAGGTGAAAGGAATCCTATAACAAGCGAATATTTGTTTGAATAAATGGATACAGCCACCCATACTCCAATTCTGCTTGGCTCCCCAGTTAGGATCACAATTTACATCTTCAAGAACAAAGTGAATACGCTTACGGCTGTAGACCCCCTTTAAATTCCGGAAGAAGTTAGCCAATGCCACTTGATCGTAATCTTTGTTCAATAATGGGATTTGGTGGTGTTCCACCTTACCTGATTCATACATCAAACAAATAACCCCTGCTTTCCCAGGATCAATTCCACCATATACTAATTTACTTGCCATTTAAACTTTGAACTTCCTTAAAATCGATTGTATGAGTGCCATCTTCTTTTGAATGAACGGTTGCTTCATAAAAAGGAATCTTTTCCCCTGTTTTTACGATACGGAATTTTTCGGAGTGCCCTAAAACTACATGATCAGGTCTCATGAAGTTGTTTAATTCCTCTTTAATGAATATTGGGGTCACCTCAGTAAATAACACCTTCCTTAAATCCACACAAGCTTTATTAAATCCAGTAATGGCAATTTTAACAAAACCAAATCTCCTTTCAAATAAAGAAATTTCTACCCAATCACCTGAAAAATCAATTCCGGACCCAAGATCTGAAATCCCCATATCAGAGTAATCTTTATCCTTGTATTCAATATGCTTTTGCAATTGTTCTACAAGCAATTCAGGGGAAGCCATAGTAACATTCATCCCATATTGGAAGCATATGCCCTTATAAACAGCATCATCAAGCTGTTCAATTTCTAATTTTACCTTTTGCATAATTCCTTAATTATTGTTTTCAACTCTTTGTACTTTACCTCGTTGAAGTCTTTTTCATAAAAGACTTGGAAGTTTATTTCATCACTGTTATTCGTAATGATAAATACATGATATTCTTCCTTCACTGTTTCTTTAACACTTTTTGAGATCTTATCAACACCCTCCTGAGCCATATAGTGGGGGATGGTAATCGCAATTATTGGTTTTGGTTTAGCCATGTTATAAAATTTTACTTGTTCCAAATTGATCCTTTTGGATCACCATTATATTCGAATGGACGTTCCTATCCGTTACATGGGTTGTAACAAAAATAGGGAAGTTTTTGCGAGCTAATGATTTCATCAATTTGCCTATCCCCTTGGCATCAGTCCCTTCGGTTACTTCATCAGTGAAAAGGAAATTAAGCCCTCCCCACTCATTAGTAGAGTTTAATATTTCTTGGTTGGCGAGAATGTTAGCATACTGCATACGTTGACGTTCCCCCTTACTAAAGGAGCCCCAAGACCTTACCCTTCCACCACGAGTGATATACGGGGTAATTTTTTCACTTAGGTTGCCATCACCGTTTACTTTGTAGCCCTCCCATGATATTTGGAGATCACTCCCCATATCCTTAAGATTTTTATTCACATAACCCTGAATCACCTTAATGAACTGATTTGCAAGATGTGAATAAAACTTCTTTAATTCATTCTCGACAGCCTTTACTTCAAATATACTATTTTCAATTTTATTAGCTTCCTTTTTAAGCCTTTTGAATTCTTTTTTCTCCTTTTCAATTTTAGCTTCGATAGCATCAATTTCTTTTTGATTGCTACGTTTAGAAGCTTTAATCGACTTGATAGTATCCTCTAAATTTCCAATCACCTTTTTAGAGGATTTTATTTTGTTATCACAATCCGTGATTTCCCCCTCAGCTTCTACCAATTCCTGCTTTAAATCTGATAACTTACTACTAGCCTTTTCCATTTTACTACGAATAGAATCTTTCTTTTTGCGATCCTTATCCTGTTTAGTTTCAATCTTATCAATTTTGCTAGTTATGGATTCAACTTTACCTTTTAAGGTATCGACATCAGCAATGGCATCTGCAATCTCCTTTTCCTTCCCCTCTACACTTTTCTTTAATTTCTTTTTCTTGGACTTGAGCTCCTTAACATCAACATCCTCATCAATTTTAAACTGATGGCTACATTTAGGGCAGGTAATTAATCCAGCAAGAATATTGTTTATCTCCTCAAGTTCATTTGATAAAGCACTTTTTTCGTTGCCTAATTCCATTTCCTTCCTAAAGGCTTTAGATTTTTTAGAATTAGCCTTTTGCTGCTTATCAAATAGTTTCTTCTTTTTATCCCCAAGGTCACTGGATTTAAAATTATCAAGTTTTAAGGAAAGTTCATCGAATATTTCTTTTGCTGAGGTGACTTTATCAGTTAATTTTTCAACATCACCGCCCCAGCTTTCTTTTTCATCTTCAAGGATTTTTATTGCAGCCTTATGTCCAGCAATCTCCACTTTTTTCTTGGAGATTTCTTCTTCTTTCTCCTTATCAATATCCCTAGATTTTTCTTCCCTTAATTGATCTTTATAAACCTCAAGCCTAGATTCAGATTTAATTTTATCTTCGTTTACAGTATTGAGAGTCCCCTCAAGCTCCAAAGCTTCTTTTTTAGGTAAATCCCAAACCCCATGGATTATTTTGCTATTACTGAAACGGCTAATAAAATCAATCTTTTCCGCATTTGGAGCTGTTATGAATGAAGTATAGGATTCCCCATCGATAACATAGAAATTCTCAAAATCCTCCTTGGATATCCCTATCCATTTTATGATTTCTTTGTTCCCATCTGGAACTGTAGAGAATTCTGGACTTTTACCCCCTATTGAGTCTATCGTTAATTTGGCAGAACCCTTTAACCTTATTTCCCTTGAAATAACCAATTTCTGCTTTCGTATCGGGCAATTAATTATCACTTTCGTTTCAGTTAACTCCTCCCCGAATTTAATCAATTCTTTTAAAAGTTTATCTTTAGGAGTTATCCCGTAAATGGCATATTTTAACAAGACTAAGAAAGCACTTTTGCCTGACCCATTACTTTCTTGATCATCATCCTCAAGGTTCTCCCCTTGTATCAGGGTTGCGATATCCTTAAAAGTATAATCAACTCCCCCTAATGATAAAAAATTGCTTGCTATTAACGATTCTATAAACATCTTACGATTTATTCAATTTTTTGATAACTTTCTTTTCAATCTCTTCTAGAAGCTCAAAATTATCTTCCAGTAAATTACGAACGTTTGCTTCACCTTGCCCCAGTTTAGTTTCATCGTATGAAAACCAAGAGCCTGACTTTTTGATTATATCAAATTCCACCGCAAAATCCATTATCTCTTTAATATAATCAATCCCTTCCCCGTATCGAATATCAAATTCAGCTTTCCGGAAAGGTGGTGCAACTTTATTTTTAACAACTTTTACACGGGTACGGTTCCCAATAACTTCTTCACCATCTTTGATTTGCCCTACCCTACGAATATCTAAACGTACAGAAGCATAGAATTTCAAAGCATTCCCACCAGTAGTTGTTTCCGGATTACCAAACATTACCCCAATTTTATCACGTAATTGGTTGATGAAAATAACCGTACATTCTGACTGTTTAATTTTACTTACCAATTTACGCATAGCCTGAGACATCATACGGGCTTGCAACCCCATTTTGGATTCACCAAAGTCCCCATCTAATTCTGCCCTAGGGGTCAATGCAGCTACCGAGTCAATAATGGCAAGATCAATCCCTCCTGATTCAATTAAAGTATTAGTAATTTCCAAAGCATCTTCACCACATTCTGGTTGAGATATCAAGAATTTATCTGGAGAAATATCCACCCCAATTCCGTCTTCAGCATATTCAGGGTCAAAAGCATTTTCAACATCAATCAATGCTGCTACTCCCCCTGCTTTCTGCACCTCTTTAGTCAGGTGTAATGCTAGGGTTGTTTTCCCTGATGATTCCGGACCGTATATTTCAATAATTCTACCTTTAGGGAATCCCCCACCAAGTGCTATATCCAAAGCAATTGACCCACTGGACACACGGGCTACATTTGCTGCCCCTTCTTGGAGATTCATAATAGAACCTTCCCCGAATCTTTTATCGATCTCACTGATGGCTCGTTTTAAATCTTCGGTATAACTTTGTCCACCTTTATCTTTTTTCTTATTTTTCTTCGCCATTGAAATGCTCTTTTAAATATTTAGTCCCGAGTTTTAAGTTAAAATCAGATTTGATTTCATGATACTTTTTGAATTCACTCATAATTGTAGACTGGTTATGGATTTTGACATCCTGCTTCTCACATTCTACAATGGATTCTTCAATTTCTTTTACTTTTGTCTTGATTTCAATACCATGTTTATTGAATTTAGATTTATCTAAGGCTTTCAGCTTAGTGGAATCCCCTGTAAATTCAAATCTAATTCTATCCTCATTTTTAGAATAAGTTTTTACTAATTTTTCAAGCTCCTTTTGTGGAGTTTCGTCAATGTTAATTTTAAGACGTTTAAAGGCTTTGTAATTACTTTTGAATACTTCATAGCTCCCATCACTATTTAGGACAGTAAATCCCTTGTTTTCGTCCTCCCCATAATTATTTTGCTTTATGGAAGGGATATGGAAAATATTCTTTCCAATTTGTTGTTCATCATGATAATGCCCTAACAGCACCATGAGCCAATTTTCAAACATTTTAGGAGTTAATCCTGAGGAAACTAAAGAACCATCATTGTTCCTTGAGCCTTCTACAGCCATGTGTGATAATAGGATATCATTTTTACCACCCTTTTCAATTCCGTGGAATATTTCTAACCAAACTTTTTCTTCAAAGAATGGGATTAAATGGAAATTGAATTTACCTAATTTCACTATTGAGTGTTTGCGATATAATCTTAGGCAAGGGTATGTTTTGAACGCATCTAGAAATGAGTCCATGGAAGGGTAAACCGTTTTGTCGTGATTTCCTGGGATCAAATGGAATACCAACCCGTATTCCTCAATTATCCCGAGGATACGCTCAAATGCTTTCAACACAGATTGCCTTTGGGCAATACGGCTATCAAAAACATCACCGAGACAGAATATATCTTTAATCCCTAGCTTTTTTGCTAGCTTGCATTTTTGGCGGACTAAATCTATAATCTCTTCTAGATTTTCGGGTTTTAAATGCCAATCTGTTGATATTATCGTTAATGCTGACATATTTTACAATTTAAAATAGAGGGAGGTCACCCTCCCCCCTCACGAATTGGAACAAAATTAAAACTAGAGGAATTATTTATCTTTCTTATTCTTCTTGTCTTTCTTTTCTTTTTTATCCTTTTTGCCCTTTTTGTCTTTCTTTTCAGACTTTTCAGACTCCTCAGATTTCCCCTCTTTTTCAGATTTATCTTTTTTGTCCTTCTTTTCTTTTTTGTCTTTTTTACCAGACTTTTCAGAATCAGACTTTTCAGAATCATCCTTCACAGGTACGGTCTTTTTGAATTCAGCAAGCTCTTCAAGGAAATCTTCATTTTTAAAGACATCATAGCCATGCTTTTTATCAAAACGTTTCAACCCATCCAAAGCTAAATCGAAATCACGCATGGTGTAATTATTGGTGTACATATCATGCAATGAATCCACCGCTGCCAATTCTTCTGACATTTTATCAGTAAGTGCATTACTTTCAAAGAAATCCTCCCAAGATTCTTTCTTTCCAGGAATTACAGCCTTGACAGTGTATTCAAATTTACCCTTATCATTTTTAGCCTTTTCAATGCTTAATGGATACCCTTCTTCTGGATCAGAGAATGGATCTACAATGATAGTATCATCACTATCTAAATTGGCTGCTTCCTTCTCCATTTCGTCAGTCCATTTCTTCCAAAGGTCAATTCTACCAAGAACCCCCTTTTTCCAAGCATAACCAACATAAGAAGTTCCTGGGATAATACCCCAAACCCATTTCTTATCCGGACCTTTATACCCAGTAATGTGCTTCAAGTATTTCTTCCTTTCTTCTTTATCATCGTATGCTTCATTAGCATATTCGCTCACATACTTAATGTAAAGTTCAGTTGGGTCGATTTCGGCTCCATCTAAGTGCTGAGTAGCAACGTAAATCTTTTTACGCTTAATTTCCTTTTCCCCCGTTGGATTACCTTCCTTGTCACGAACTTCAACTTCACAATCCAGCATAGTGGTTCGGCAAGCTTCATAACTAGGGTGGTCAGGATTATGGGGCGGTGCCATTCTAAAAATGTTCTTACCCTCATCAACACTATGGAAGGAAACATAGCCTCCCCCTCCACCAATGTGGATATTCTTACTTTCGGCATCAGCAACAACTGCTTTTTGTGCAGAGCGTTTAGCCCCTTGGAATTTTTTCTTTTCCTTTTTGTCTTTACCTTTTCCCATAATTTTAAAATTATTTTCCAGTTAAACTTTTTCTTTTCTTTATCAATATACCGTTCACCCTACCTTCAACAATTTGATCATAGAATTCTTCCGGAGTTACTGCTTTTACTAAGTTATTCAATTTCTTATCCTTACTATTTACAGCCCACATTAGAGATTCAACAACATCAAGGTTCCTTTTAGCCCTGTATTTATTCTTCTTTTTAACCTGCCACCCTTCATCAAGGGTTACAGCGTCAATCAAAGCTGATTCAGTTAACTTTACAAGTTCCCCTTCCATCTTTATTTTACCAGCGTTTTGGCTTGCTTCCCTGCGGAATCTTTTTTTCAGGTCGGCTTCGAAAATTTCAAATTCTAACTTTTTCAAACCATACTCATGTTCTGCTTCTGCTTTCAAAGCCCCAACCTGATTCATCAACACTGCAACCGTAACACTTTCACCATAGATATTCTCATATTGAATTTTGGTAATCTCATCAACATCAATTTCGTCTTGAAATTCTTTATACCTTAAAACAATTGGTTTATCGTTTATGAATACTGTAATATTCTTCGAGTCATTATCTACATCACGATTCTTCTTATTCTTCTTCTTATCTTTATCTTTCGCCATTTTAAAATTACTTAAAAATTAAACGTAAAAGGCATTTTAACCCTTATTTATAACAATTTTAAATAAGACTATTCTAAAACTAAGAATTCAGTATCTTCGGTGGTTTGTAGATTATTTTCCTTAGAATACTTTTCATCAAACTTAATTTTGCCATTTAAAACAATAACAGCCTTAGATTTAGAGTGAATCCTACCCTCTAACCTAGAGAATTGCTCTGGCCAAATCTGAACCCTAATGAATTCGTAATTACTTTCCAGAACTATGGAAGCCCATTGCCCTTTCTGATTCTTACGTAGCTTAATTTCGGAAATGTACCCCCCAATTCTGGCATCTTTGCCAGCTGAGTTTTCCCTCATGAACTTTTCTGGGTTCATGAATTTATACCCTTCCACTTCTAACCTACCACAAAGATCCTTATAATCAAAATAAGCAATTCCGGATAACAACTTCTGTTGGAATACCCACCATTGGTTATCTTTTAACATAGATTTATTGGCAGAGAAAAGATCTTTCTCATCATCAATTTTGATCTTACCAATCTCCCTAAATTCTTCAATTAATTTAAATCTCCTTTTAGGTAAATCAATATCACAAACCTGATCAAAAGCACCAGATAAAATTAAGCATTCGATTGTACGCTTGTTTACCTTAGTCCCAGTAAACTTATGGCGTGAATAGAATTCCTTCAAATCAAAGTATTCACCGCTCTTTTTTCGGTCTTCAATTATTTGATGAAGGGCTGTTCCCCCAACATTTTTGATACCACCTATTGACCAGTAAATTTTATTTGCTTTGAAATCAGCAGTTACCCCTTCTCCGGATTCATTTATATCAGGTGGCTTGATTTCTATATCACCTGTTTTATGGACTTCATTAATGTAATGAGGGAATTGATCTTCATCAGCATAATTAATAGCTGTTTTCCAATAGTGTACAGGGTAAAATACTTTGAGGTATTGCCCCCAGTATCCTGTAATGGAATAAGCAGATGCATGGGATTTATTGAACAGATAAGTTGCAGCTTTATCAATAGCCTCCCAAACTCCTTCGGCATATTGTTTAGATACCCCAAATTCTTTCACATAATGTGGGATAAATCTAACTTTATACTGCTGGAGTGCTTCATACTTTTTCTTTACCATCGCTTTACGTACATCATCCGCTTCTACAAGGGATAATCCACCTAAAACCTGACAAAGCTTCATAATCTGCTCCTGATAAACAAATACCCCATAAGTATCTTTAAGGATTTCCTCAGAACCGACAAAATATTCTACCTCACGATCCCCATTTTTACGTAGGACATATTCGTTATGGAAGTTATTCTCCATCGCTCCAGGACGATAAAGGGAGATTCCAGCAATCAAATCATTAATATCTTCAGGGAGTAATTCCTTACAGTACCCTGTCAATCCCCGACTACCAAAGTGGAATACATCACCATTCCACCCCTTCTGGAAATACTTATAGCATTTATCGTGATTAAGCTTTAATGAATACAAGTCAATTTCTTTGCCTTCCACCTTTTTGATGGATTCCAAAATATCCTCATATTTATCTAACTGTTTAACCCCCAAAATATCCTCTTTAAGGAATCCTGCTTCATCCAACTCATTACCTTCCCACTCACTTACTATTTGTCCGTCCTGTTCCCTAACAGGAGCCCACTCGTACATGGTTTTCTCTTTCGGGAATACCATCATGGCACAAGCGTGGATTGATTTAGCTTTTGGTTGCCCTAAAACTAATGGGATATCGTTTATCACATACGGATATTTGCTAACAAAAGTGTAAACAAATTTATCCGAAGCTGATTTCCGGAAAATATCTTCCAGTGATTTGCAACCTTCAAGATAAGCAGTAACCCTATTTGTTTCATCAAACGGGATTGAATACTGCCTCGCAATATCCTTTAAGGCAGCCCTCAACTGTAATGCGGTGTAAGTGCCTACTGAACAAACCTGATCATGCCCGTATCGTTTCTCAATATAGGCTTTAATCAGCCCACGTTTCTTAGCAGGGAAATCCACATCAATATCGGGTAGTGACTTTTCAATACGACCTTTATTCAAAAATCTCTCAAAAAGTAACCCGTATTCAATTGGGTCAAGCTGAGTAATATCCAATAGATAAGATACTAAAGAACCTCCAGCAGAACCACGACCAATACCCACGAGTATATTCTTTTTGCGGCACCACTTGATGATATCATATAGAATTAAGAAATAATCCATTACATCCCCATATTCAATAACATCCCATTCTATTTCAACACGCTTTAGGTATTCTTTCTTTTTACCTTTTGGGGTTTTACGCTTCAACCCATCTTCAACCAATCCCCAGAAAAGATCCTTATTTGTTTTATACTTTTTAGCCTCTTTTTTGGTCATTTTGTATTTAGGCAAATGACGTTCCCCAGTAGGTATATTAAAATTCTTGCAAACGCTCGCAACTAATTCCAAATTCTTCTTGGCTTTCTTCAGTATCCCAATACGCTCTTCAGAGAAAATATCTGAGCAACCGCTTTCATATTCCCCCCAAGTCTTGAACCATTGATCCTTTGAAATATATTCGAATTTCTTCGCTATCCCGTTTAGGATTTGTTTGATGTGATTATGATCCTTTTCTAAATAGAAAGCATCCCAAATTGCAATTGGCTTAAATCTTTTTTCAAGCACATATTGCTTTAGGTTTTCCAAATAAGTTTTATCAACTTCATTGTCTTCCCATATTACAGGGTCAATTTGGTAAAACACATCATTATCAAGATCAATTGGGAATACCTTTTCATATGGCAATGATTTTGGGTCAAGGACAATGTATAACCCATCCAACATTTTGAATAGATCCTCTTCCTTTATAAATGACAATTCATCAACATTGATTTTTTTATTTATAAGTAAGAGATTCCGATACCCCTTTTCATTTTTAACGTATAATTTCAAATCATACCTTAAATCTTCTGATTTCCGGAATACAGTAACAGTTTCACCAATAATAGATTCAATTCCACCACTTTTACAGGCACTCTGGAACTTCAAGGCACCTGCCAAAGTATTTTTCTCACAAATACCTAAAGTTTCAAGACCTAAAAATTTAGCTTTCTTAACCCAATCTTTATATTGCCCTGAGCCGTTAAGGATCTCAAATCCACCCCTAACACCTAAGAAGGATTTATTCTTTTGTTTTTCAGAACATTTCCCGTAATAGCGTAGGTTGTTAAGCTTGGGGTCATCTTCCGTGCCTTCGGGTGTAAAGTAGTAATTGCCACCAAATGAAAACACATAATTTTCAGCCTTAGTTGAATCAGCCATCAGTGTAAAAGAAGGGGTGAAAATCTTCCCATCATCGTCTGGTTTTATCAGTTCAAATTTCTCCCCACCGATAATCACCATCTTCTTGTTATGCTGTTTATGCTCTATCCGATTCGCTTCTAAAAACTTGAGCAACTTTTTCATAATTGGCAATTAAATAATAAATTTTTTCGTTAACTTTCTCAAGGTCACCAGCCCCCATATCTCTAAGGATTAAGGCTAATTCTTGATATTCCCTGTAAGTGTCATCATATTTCGTTGATTGGTAATCACAGAATATGAAATTAACATTTGCATCATCCCCACCTGCACTATAAACGAAATCTAAAATTGCTTTTGCTTCATTTATATACCTACAAGAAGAAAAGATAATATTCTCCACCCCCTGTTGATAATATTCAGTGGCTTTACTTACGGTATGTTTTGCCCAAAAATCAGGGTCAAAATCCCTCATCTTTTTGCCAACATTATCTAAGAACTCACGCCCCTTGCGCATTTTTATGGAATAGGCACTCAGCCCCTCTGGCATAAACATAGTTGATTGACCTGATTTCCAAGCCTCATAATCATCTTTATTGGGGGGAGTCCAACCCAGGAAAGCAAACGTGTATTCCCGAACTCCATCACTAAAATCAAAAGGTAAAACCTTTAACTCCTCAGATTTCAATTTAGCCTGAAAGTCTTTTCCAGACCCATTTACTCCTAAATATACCCATACATTTAGCATTTAAATCCCTCCATGAATTTACGGATATGTAGGAAATCCGTGCCTATCATTTCGTCACACCGCCCTAGGATTTCCAAAATATCTTTTGATTTGTTTCCGATGGCTACTTCTTCCTTGATAAAAATCCACAAGTCAAGATAATCACAAGCTTTAAACAGCTTATGCTGGAGGGGTGTCATGCCTTCCTTAAATCTTTTATCACTGTATTTTTCTAACTGGAAATGTTTGTTGATAACTTCCTCCTCAATGACTTCCCAAGCTTCTTGAGTTTTCTTGGAAAGTTTTTTCACGGTTGAAATTAAATCTGTTGTTTCGACTTCCAATGCATCGTGGTGAAGAACTAAATCCCAAACGTGAATATCATAAGGGACATTTTCCTTTGATGCAAAATACTTAAACAACATACCTACCATATATTGGTGCTCCAATAGCGAATACTCCCTATGGATGAATGATAGCCCGAGCCTTTTAACCCTTTTCATTTTACGATAATAACCAATGCTTAGCATAATTTTACGATTTTGATTTACAATTATTAAAATGGTAACGATTCATGTTACCTAAACTTTTACTTTTTAACCCACAATGAGGGCATTTTATTTCCTCCCTATTCTTCCAAGAATCAGATATAATTTTCTTGAACCTTTTACTCTTCGGAACACCTGTAACAGCTTTATGCATTTTCTCAATATGTTCCCTAGGGATGACCCTTTTCTTAGAAGTGGCTTGTATCTTCTTTTTCACTTCTTCCCTACATGGGACCCCTAAATTCCATGGCTTTGAACCTTGTTTACTTTTACTAAGGTTCCGTTTATGGGATTCTGATTTTGGGACACCCCTCAATGTTTTTGCTATTTTATCCCCAACACTTTTACCTTCAGTATAAGGGGAATTAGCTGATTCTTTTAGATTATACCCTAATGTTACGGCTTCTAAAGAATTTATCCAATAAGTTTCTAAATCCCTAAATTCTTCAATATCTTCTCCGTGGTAAAATTCAATAATTTCCCTTTTGAAATTAACCCTACCATATTTCCTTATGGCGTATTTAATCCTAACACCAGAGCCAAGGTATTTATCAGAATTAGGATCTTTATTGGACATATGGCTACCGACATAAAATTTACCATTCACTAAATTAAATGTTGCATAAATATACTTATATCGATAGTCATTTAATGCCATTTACGAATTAAATATTAAACAATTTATTTAAATGTGGATTTTCAAAATACACTGGCTGCTTAGTCCAATAGTTATAGAACACTTTAGCCCAGTCATTGAACATATCATTACCTAAATCACAAGGCAACGAATATCCCTCACGAAGTGATTTCTCATAATCAAACAATAAATCCAATAGGAAATCAAAGTTCTCAAGGTCCCCAATCGGATCCTTATATTGGAACTTAACACTTTCTTTATGGTAATTAGGGTCAGAAAACCCAACATCTCTCAGCTCAACTACTCTACTTTCAAAATCTTCATAATAATGGAAATTATGGGCAAAATGATAATATTTACCAATAGGCAGCCCCATAATATTAGCAACGTATTCTTGCATGATAGCAAAGTTAATGACGTTAACCGCTGAGAATCCCCACAAAACATCGTTAGAACGGATGTCAACGATGCAATCCAATTCCCCCTTGGTATTTACTTGGAAATGGATGCTACGTGTGCAAGGTTGGTCTTTTGTAACCTTTAGCCCACCATCACGATCAAAGTCATCCTTTGCAGGGTCATGGATTGTAATGATAGCTTGTCGGCTATTGATATCCCTATTTAAAGTATCAATAACAAACTTCAACTGGTCAGTATGGTTAATATCCCCAGAGTAAACTTTAGCCTCATCACGTTTACTAATATCATAATCAGAACCATGCCCACTAAAGTATCTCATTCTCGGACCATAACCTGCACGCCACGTTCTACCATTATCTGAAAAATTATACAAATTCTTCACATAATTTCCTGGCAATTCATCCAAATCATTTAACCCCAACGCCAACCAAAGGCTTTCCGCAAACGGCAAGACCTTATTCCATTTTCTTTCAGGGATAGTCACATACCTGTCAGTCGGGTTGTTAATACAGATTAAAACGGGATAAGGTATCTCAACGCAATGATGCCCCCTTGTTTCCCTTGTTTCCCCATACTCCAGTAAGTTAGAACACATCCCAACTAAAGCCGAATTCAAGTTTTCAAAAATATACATATAATTACAATTTTATTTCCCACTTCTCGGGAAGTACATATTCAATTTTATCTGTGTTTTGAGTGAATACTTGTTTGATGCGTTTTCCACCGACTTCCTTTTTAGGATTATCGATACCACGCCCTCTCAAATATTTATCCGTTTCACAGAAGCAATTCTGCAAATCAATTAAAGTCAAGGCACGTTTTGGGAGGGGCTTAAATTTATACCCGTATTCGTTAGCCAGCTTATCAAAGTTCTTGTGAACCCACTTGATGATCTTTTGATAATCTGGAGCACTCTCAATATCGAATGTACGGTCAATTCCACGTATAGCCCCAGGACCTGCAACGATAAAATCGTTTTCACTAAAATCAATCAACTTACTGTAATTGATATCAATGGTATATTGCATCGCTAAGAAATCACCAATAGTAATAACCTCCTTAAATTTACCTTGTACCTCTTCCAAAGATTTACTTTTAATAATTTTCTTTGCAAGCCCTTCCTCAATAAAGACATTCCAAAGCATTTTAAGATAGGCTTCATGCTTACTCCTTGAATCCCCCATTTTATACTTTTTCATGAATTCTGGCTTCTTCATAAAGGAAGCTGTCATCATATAAGCATTACTGTAAATGGTATTCCCTTCATTCTTGTACTTTTCAAGGAACTTAATAATTTTCTTCACCTTAGTTTCTAAGGTAATATCCCCGAATTTCTTTTCTAAGGCTATCCAAGTATCAGGAGAATTGAAATGTTTGAATAATAATATTCTCCAAAACAATTCTTCTTTGGAACGTTTCTTCGTATCGTTGATAATATGCTTTATCAAATATTGGCTTGTACGATCCAAGCAGCGATAAACGTTGGTAAATTTATGATCATTCAAAATCTTATCCTCAGTCCAAGGAGCTTCCTCACCCTTATTCCGTTCCCAGAATATTTTCATTCGCTCACTAATCCAATAGAAATAATATTTGAAATTCTCATTAGGGGTGAACTCACATTTCCCTTTTGGTTTTGGGGACTTTGACTTCTTTTCCTTTTTGCCCTCTTCATTTTTAGGTTTTTCAGCCTTTTCTTTTTTAGGCTTTTTATCCTCTGGGGTTTCTTCAACCATGCTTTCTTCTTTTTTGAAGTTAAAAGTCCTTTTATCTCCAGTACCGAACCATTGCAATTCAGCCTTTTTGATAAACTCCTCAGTCGGTTCACCAACTTCATATTTATCAAAGAATCCAGTCTTTTTATCTTCTATTAACTTGATATATTGCTTTGCTACATTAAGCATACAAAAATTTTCCAAGAGTTTATAATTGTTTTTTACAATACGCTTGTACTCTTTCTTGTCCATTTTGAACGCATTGTTAACAATTTCAGCGAATTCAGCAGGGGTTGCATCATGGGGGATCATTATGTAATTTATATTGGATTTAAATAACTCACCCAACCCTTCCGCATTATCACTTAATCCAAAGTTTCTGGCGATAGGTACACAACCTGCCATCATGGCTTCAATTAACGTTCTAGAAAAGTGGCTTCCCAATTCTTTATTCACACTATACCAAGCTGTATCAATAAAGAAAGCAGCTTCAGACATTTGTTTATCACGATTATCTGAATCAAGCCAAAACAATTTTTCAAATCGTCCAGTTTCCTGAGCCCTTTCAGCAATTGTCAATTTACCCTCTAATTTTTCAGGCAAATCCGGATCCTTAGCCTTAGTACAATAATACTGAGGTTTCATCTTTTCCTTGGAGCCAAACATATAACGGGCTTCAATCCCATCCCCTGCAACGACTGTTTTCACCTTCTTTGAAAAGTAAGGTACTGCACGAATCAAATCATCAACATGCTTGCTACCCTTCCAATTCTGGAGTGAGAATATCTTCCCCGTTTTCTTGATATTCTTGAAATTAGTATGGGATTCATCCACTTTTGATAAATCCTGAGGATTGAATATCAAGGTACGTTTTACAGGTAGCACTGAGGCTGAATTGTAGGAAGCAAAATGGACTGTAATTATTTTGTCAAAGTATTTGCTTATAAAATACTGCCACGCCCCATTTGCCCTTAAATTAGCATCGTGAACCATTCCAATATTTACTGGGTTTTCCAAATCCAATAACATTGGCCAATCCGTATCCATTAATGTAGGCTTTTGTTTGAACCAAAATGGAGTATGCCAAAATACAGCGTCGTATTCTTCCAACTCTGCTTTCAGCTTCTTTTTATCATCCATATTTTTATATGGAGTTACTGGACAAAACCAACCCTTTTCAGAATCGTAAAACTCCCCTGTCCCTATCCCTTTGGTGATTTGCAATTCATGACCCTGACGCATCAGCTCTCCATTCTGGAAAAGTTCTACTTTCTTAGCCATAAAAGAAGCTTTATCCCCAACGCAATAATCCAGATAGAAGAATTTAACCTGATGCCCTAATTCCTTTAAGGCATGGATAATAGTTTCCGTGTGCTGTGGGAATCCTCCATTGGTATCCCCACGATGCACCATATATGCTATTTTATATCTTTTCATTTTAACCTCCCCCTTAATTCTGAAGAACTATAATTATGCTTTCGCTTATTGTAAAAGATTTCAATCCCATCGATATTTTTACCCGTGTGATCTTTATCTTTATACTCCTCACCAACGAACCGAATGTCAGGCATTATCAATTTCAACATTTGCTCCAAATCTTCTTCGGTATCAAATGGGATTATGAAATCAACACAGCCTAAAGCTTGAGCCTGAATGAACCTTTCAAAAGTAGTTTGGACAGGCTTATTTTTTGAACCGTACCTAGAAATTGTTGGGTCTGTCAACAACCCCACTATCAAGTAATCACATTTTGATTTTGCTTCTGATAACATTGCGATATGTCCAGGATGCATCAAATCAAAAGAGCTTGCAGTGAAGCCTATTTTAGAACCATTTAGTTTTAGGTTTTCTATTTCTACCAAAATATTCATACATCATAACGTCTATTGTGTTTCTAAATCTGTTTATCTCCCTCTGGTCTTTAAGGTATTTTAGCACCCTGATCCATTGAGTTATTTCTAATAGTTTAAGATGATTCCAGTCTACCTTATGCCTATAATGCTCATAAATATTCCAAAGGGTATCAACTTTATCATACCTTCTATAAGAATGAGCCAATTTAGAAACATCCAAAAGCCATGAACTCCATGAATCTTCTTCATAAATTGGGTCAATCAAATAATGGGAACCTTTCCTATCGATTAAAATGTTATCAATAGAAAAATCCCCATGACAAAATGAAGAAAACTCCTCATAAAATTTTGAATGTAAAACCAATTCGTCAACTATCTCAGAAAACTCACCATGATATTCCGCATGCTTATGGATACGCTCAATATAATTATCAAACGGAACCCCTTTCACCTTAATCCCAGAAAAAATATCAATGGCTTTTGTAAGGCTAGGGAAATGGGGTTGCTTTATTGGGCAATCCTCTATATATTCCATGCAAATAGTATCCCCAATAATACTATGTATTTTAGGAATACGAATATCATAGTTTTCAATTATGGAATACCATTTAACAGCCTGAAGAGAGTTTTTATGTGTCTTGTAAACCTTATCCCCCACCTTTTCAATTTTGGCGCCAGACAATCCCCCCTGTAATCCCACAACATTCAATTTTGTGAAATCCTCAGGTGACAATGATTTATCATCAACATAATATGTGGCTAATACTTTCTCAAATGATAAAGAAGTGTATTTGACTCCGTGTTTCTTGAGCCAAGTTTCAATTTGAGTACGGTATTTATCATCGGCTTTTTTTGAATCTCCTTTACAACTTAATTGACCCCTTGCAGTAACAATGCAAATCTCCCAACCTAAATCATACAGTTGATTAATTTTTCCAATGACAGGAAGGACTGGGGTTGAATTTTCCCAGTCCCTATCAAATGTAACGGATATTGTGTCATCTAAATCAATGACAATACGATTATTATACATAGAAACTTTTTATAATATTTCTACAGAATTCGCTCTCTTGTGGAATTCACCATCATTTTTGGTTTCAATTTTGATGTACTCCTTGCTATCACGATTAGCAATGATGATACGGGTAACTTTACCCTTAATTTGTTCACCTGCTTTTTTAGAAAGGTGGTGAGCTTTGAAAGAAACTTTTGAACCAAGTTTCAAACCTTTAACCTCAGCAGATTCATCAAGCTCCACAAATGGCTTACGCTTGCTGCTTGTTTTAGCCTTTTCTTTCTTTTCCATAGTTTCATCATAGAAAACTTTAAGGGCTTCAAACTCCGCCAATTTACCATCCTGACCGTACTTCTTATAAAACTTATCGACAGTTTTCTTAGGAACATCTTTCATTTCCTTAACGGCTTCATAAAAATCGTTCACGTTTTCCGCTTTCATGGCAAGATCCTTAAAGGCTTTAAACGAAACAGCTTTTTCTTTCTTTTCCGTTTTTTCAGGCTTTTCTACTTTTTCTTCAGCTTTAGGCTCTTCAACCTTTTCTTTCTCCTTGCCTTTTCCCTTTCCGGATTTAGCAGCCTTTTCACTTTTCTCCGCTTTTTCAGGTTTTTCAGTTTTTGCCTTTGCTGGAGCCTTTTTACGTTTTGTAGCAGGTTTCAAAGCAATAATCGCTTCAACTTCATGCTTAGAAAGTTCAGAAATTTCACGATCTTTAATGATCTCCGCTGCCTTACCGTAAAGATCAGTTTCCTGATTTTCGGCAAAATCATCAAAAATTTTCACAGCCTTTTTCACCAATTTAGCGTCAGGTTTTTCATAAGGAATTTCTTCAACTTCCTCAGTAGATTCCGGAATATCATTAATGATTTTCCTTTTCTTAGCAAGTTCCAAAAGAACTTCACGTTCTTCTTCTTTCAACTCAGTTGATAACATATCGATGATCTCATCATCTTTCAGTTTCTTGTATTTTCTTTTCAATACATCTTTTACGCTTACGCCCATTTTTTCTATTTTTTAGATTAAAATTTGACTTCTTGATGATTCAAAATTAATCTTTAGATTTTTATCTACAAAATAAAAGGGGAGATTTCCCCCTCTAGAACACCTATTTATAATGAATTTAAATAAGATTATGATCTCCCAGTGCTTTCAAAGCCACCCAAGCCACGCTCGGTATCATTGGTTTCTTTAACTTCTTGCCAAACAACTTCTTCTTCTTTTTCAAAGTAGATTTGGGCAACCCTTTCACCTTGCTTATAAGGGAACGAATGCATCTCTAAGAAATCTTGAGTTTTGGAATACAATTCCCCTTCCCCGTTTTTACAACGTGGATTCCCCACTAATTCTTTTTCACGGAACATAGGCAATCTGCGGAATCTAACTTGCCACTCATTGCGGAAATCTGGATCAATTTGTCCAGGAGCATTAGGAATACACCAGCCATATTTAGTGATATTGGAACGGGCTACGATAACACCCTTATAGCCAACAGGGATTTCAGTACTGAACCCTAAATAAACAATCACCAACCCATCTGGCTTTTCTTCAATTTTGGAAGCATAAACATCCCAACACGCTGCATCTTTACTTCCTTTTACTGGTTTCTGAAAATTGATTCTTTCAGGCTTGATTTTTACATTTAACATTTTCCAAAAATTAAAAATTAAACAAACTTTCCACGAGCATACGGGCAACTTTGCTATATGCCAACGTGAATTCTTCTTTTTCAATTGTTTTTACAACAACTGATTCTTCCTCAATCAAATTAGAAACGATAGTCCCGATTTGGATATCCTTGCTATCTTCTACCTTAAATTTAACGGAAGTCCCAGGAGAAAAATAATAATACTTATCCCACTTACCCATTTTCTCCTTAGAATCTTCATTCTTATAGGTAAAATTGGGCAATCCAAATTCATTGAAAAACTTCCCCAAATATTTTTCTCTTGAGGTTTCCGAATTAAAAATTGAAGGTAAACAATTTTGCAATGCAATACTTTCAATCTTTTCTTTTTTACCTTCACAATAAGGTTTGTACTTCTCTGAGTACTTCTTTTGATAAATAGCTTCACGAAGCCTAAACGATATATATTCTAATTGCAAAATAGAATAATATTCCGAAATAGGAATGTGCCTACTTTTGTTTGCCATATTCACTTAAATTTTAAGTCTATCCGATTTTTATAAAAATATAAAAAATCAACTAGATTGTTCATAATTTCTTCTAAGTATTTTAAACTAATATTTCCAGGATCTATGTCATCTCCCTTAATCTCAGCCACCCACACCTTAAATTTTTTTGAAAGCCTTGAGGAATAAGTTTTAATCTGTTTTATTGTCCCAGGATCATACATCAAAATTATCTCCTCAACGTTGGTTTCTTCTATTAATCTTATCTGTTCATCTGATACTTTGTTCCCAAATGTAAAACAACATTTCATATCTTTCCGCTCATTCAACTTCAAGAGTTTATCCACATTTGCTTTATCAAATAGCCCTTCAACTAATATTAATCTTTTTGTTTTCTTTTTGATTTCATCCACACCACCTAAAATACCATCAAAATCAGTATCATCACTATTCCGATATCTTAGGACCAATTTTTCATTCCCGAGTTTAGCCCGTTGAATATTTTCTTCATGCCAATCTTTATCTTTCCTACTCCGGAATAGCCAAGCAACCCTTTTCCCCTTTTGAAATATTTGGAATATCAACCCATCATTCAATTTTTCTTCTAGAATAGAGTCTGTTTCCCCAACTTTGAATTGCTTATATTGCCAAGGTTGAAATCCACGACTATCAAGGTAATCATCTTGTTTCAACCGTTTAAACCCTAATGGTAAATCAACCTCTTTTAATTCTTTTCTTTCAACCTGAGTTTCCGTATTTATGTTAGGTAGCTTTTCTTTTAATGACCTTTCCCTATCATAAATGATAAAATCTTCTTTCCCCTGTTCTTTTAAGAACTTGAATATAGAAGTTTTGAATTCACATTTAAAGCAATGCACAACACCGCCCTTTTTACTGATCTTGAATCCAAATTTACCATGCTTACCGCAGCTAACACAATTGAAGTGTGGATTATATAACCACCCCTTCTGGCCGAATAGCCTCAAGCCATAAAATTCCCTAATTTTCTCAAGCCGCAATTTCTTCATACTCTTCTTGGAATAATTCAAAAGATTTCTTGACGTTAAAGAACCTACCTTGGCCATAATTAGTCACAATAGGATAGATAGCACCTTTAGTATCATAATTCCTTAACTTATCAACGTAGATCCTCATCTGTTTCTTCTTCCTCTCTTCCCTAGTCTGATTGCCTGTGAATACATAACTAAATGGATTTACAAGATTTCGGTCCCCCATTGTATTTGAACGGGTAATCACTTTATTCTTATCATTCCATACTTGCTCAGCGATATCACTTGTTTGTGTGGCTGTTAACACCCTAGTCCCAACCTCAACAGCCAAGTTCTTCATTTTCTTAGCCGTATTTTGAAGCTTCATTTTTATTGACTGAGTATCTACACCATACTTCAACCCATCTCCAGGATGGATAAGGTCAAGGGAATCGATAATTAATAAATCCGGAAAGAAGCCGTTCACCTTAAAATAATCAAACACAATTTCTCGGATATCAAGCATTGACGGCTCCCCAAATTGCTCAAAGGCATAAACGGATAATTCCCTTTTCTTAGCCTTTAATTTTTGTAGAGCCTTCTGAATTTTCTTATATTTTTTAACAGGAATATCACCAGTTTGAATTTGCCTAAATGTAAGCCCAGACCATACTTGGTTATATTTCACTTTGCATTCTTTTTTAGTGCCCTCTGCTTGTATATGTAAAACATTATATCCTAATCTACAAGCGTACATTCCAGAATGTTTTAAAGCCGTTGATTTACCAACCCCAGAACGCATAATCCAAAGGGCGATATCTTCTTTATCTAACCCTCCATCTGTAAGCATATCTAAGGGAGTAATCCCAAAAGGCACTTTATCTTCATAATAATTACCTTCTTCGGATTCCTCCCTATTTTCTTTCATATCATGGTCAAAATCAGCAAACACTTTCATGAACTGATCTTTCATGACACCTATTGCAACTTTGTTTACACTTTCAACACCATCCGATAATTTCCTAAAAGCTAAATCTGTTTGATCATTATTATATGTTTCAACAACATCTTCTATCAATAACTGTAATTTGCTATCTTGGATAAATTTTTGCAATTGTGTAAGGATTGCAAAATCATCAGCAACCTTGGCATCTTGAATCTTTTTCAAGGCATTCTGGATTTCAGGCTTAGTGCTGAATTGTTGGCTAACCACCCCAATTGAAGGTAGGGCATTATTCAGGCTATAAAAATTCTTAATGGATTTAAGAATGAATTTATATTCCTTTAGCTCTACTGGGATGTACTCATATTCTAGTTGAGAATTTACAATTTCCATAATAGGCTTCTTTATAAAGCACAATTTGAAAATCTCATCCAAAAACGAATCCGTTAAATTCATATTACGATTTTAAATTAAATGGAAATTAATATTCCGTTTATTGAAAATTAATTCATGGAATCCAATATAAAGTGCATGGGCTAAATCATCATGCCCTGACGCTGCTTCTAGCTTACCACTATCCTCATGGAAAGTTATCGAATTTAATTCCCTACATAGTACACTTGCCATGTTGCGAGTTGCCCCATCCTTATATGGGATTTTTATAGCACCCCTCTCAAACGTTGCACTCAATGCTGGAAATCCTTCTCTTAAATCTTTCTTCAAAGTACCTTGATGGAATTCTGAGATATTCTTTAACCCCATATTCCTTGCTAAATCAGCGATTACTCTTTGGAAGCCATTATTTTCTATTACAATTTTATTAGGCTTAAACCTTTGATTGATGCTTGCAATTTGATTAATTTGCTCATCGTAAGAAGCACCGTGTTTATGCCAAACGTTAATGATATAGATATTATTATCATTATCAACCCCTAAAGTAATAAAAGCACAATAGTCACCACCTACATTACCAGTAATTGCAAGGTCACACGCCGTGATAACACGTTTCAGCTTTATTGGATATGATGAAATATTATCAGCAAAGTTGATATTCTCCATCCCGATAAATGACTTCTTAAGAAATTCCCAAGGGAAAATAGAAGAAGTATCTGAAATCGGTGTAATCAAATACTCACGAGCAAAAACCATTGACCCAAGAGTATTCTTTTCTTGCATCAACTTATCGTAGTCATAACGGTCAGGTGCTAATAATCTTCCATCAGGGAAAATTGAAGGATATTCAAACAGCATGAAGCGACCATCTTTCCTTAATACAAGACCATACAAGTCCTCTGGGTGAAATGGTGTACCTACTACGATTATATTCCCTTTAGGTTCCAATGCGGGCATAATTTCCGCTGTGAAAACCTCTTTAAATTTTTCCCTTTGCTCCTGGGAATAGATAGCTGATTTATCAAGGAAATCATCTACGACTATCCATCCTGGGTGCAAACCACGAATAGAGTTCCCGAAAGACCTAAGTTCAACCATTGAGCCTTTCTTTGTGATAATTTTATCAGCACCTAATTGTGATTCTGACCTTTTTACCCCAACTAATTCTTCACGAAGAATATCATTTACCATGATTTCCTCATTAATCTTAGATAAGAGCTTTCTACCTAAATTCAAAGCATTTGTTACAATTACCCCTTCCTTTGACATTTTATTGTCATAAGTATCACGACCCATATTTGGGCGACGATACCTATACATTTTCCATATCGGATAAGCTAAACTAAATTCATAACTTTTTCCGGAAGAACGGCTTGCCAATAAACCTAAATGGGAATAAAGCTGAGCCATATTCCCCCATTCTAAATTTCTCCAGTTTTGATCAAATTCTGGGAGGCAAGTTGTTTTAAAATAATTGTAGCAAACCCTCTTCAACTCACTATGCATAGATTGCTCTAAATGTGATAGGTAGTGAAGATTGCTTGATTCTATTTTTTCGTGGTTAAAATTAATAATATTATTTGTTTCAACCAATATAGAATCTAATAGTTTATCTATGTCATTGCCGTACCCCTCTAGCAATTCTGTAATTGCTTTGTCGGACAAATTCTTTACAATATCTTCCGCATAATTGAAAGAATTATGTAACTGAACTGTAGACAGTGTTGGGGGAATTAGCATTAAATTTCAAATTTTTGTCTAAACCGTTTTTCTGGTTTTTCCTTTTTACCTTTTTTGGACTTTTTAGGAGAATTCAGCCCCCTTAATCCCTTTAGGTAGGAAATCCAAAGCTCTGCTGTTGCTATCGTATCTGGCAATGCCCTGTGGGCTTGTACCAAATTAATTTCTGCACCAACACAACTTTCCCCTAAGCTATACCCACTTGCCTCAGGCTTTTTCATCCTAGCAAATTTAATGGTATCCTCAGGTTCTTTATTGAAATACTTGTTGATATCTTCCCCACAATAAGCTAAGAAATTCTCAACAAAAAACTTATCAAACTTGATATAATTATGCCCAACTAAAGTAGGTGGCTTGGAATGAACCTTATATTTCTTGGCTACCTTTATGAATTCTTTACAAGCAAATTCAATATCGACACCATCTTCCTCACACATCTTTTTAGATATTCCGGACACCTTTTCCGCTCCTGGCTGATACTCAGCATCATTATAAGGCTTTATCAACCAACTATCCTTATGGACTATTTCCAAATTGCTATCAACAATAACTATTGCGATCTCTGTGAGAGCGATATCATACACGGCTTTCTTCTCCTTAGTCAGGAGCCCTCCCGTTTCGACATCGACCACAGCAAAATTTTGATACGGTGAATACATAAAATTATTTTAAAATATTAGTATTAAACTCTTTGAACCATTTATCTAATTTTTCAATTGTTTCATCCCTTAAATCTTCATCGTAGAATTTAACTAGATAGTTGGCAAAGAGAGGAATTCTTTTCACTTCCTCTGGGGTTTCATTTAGCTTTATACAATAGCTATCAAAATCCCCATTATCATCATAAAGTTCATACTTAGCATAACTGTAGATAAGTTGTAGTTGGATACGCTCCCCATTTAAAACAACAATTGGGGGTCGTTTGAGCATCTTTTCAAGTTTACTTTCTTCCTTTTCCTCTCCCTCTTCTTCATCATCCCCAGAAGTTTCTACAAGCCAATTCTCAACATTCCCAAGTATTTCTTCATCTGCAATCCCTTTCCATTCATCTAAAATGGCAATCAACCCCCCGTATGCAGGAGATTCTTCCAATGCAACTTTAATATACTCAATAATTTTGACATCCTTCTCAGAAATAGGGCTAATGAAAGATTCTTTCTTAAACTTTTTATTAAACCTATCTACTGCGCTCCTAAAATATTTGTTCATTTTTATACAGATTTTTGCGTTTCTTAAATGCCTTCTTCCCTTGGTGATCATGAGCATAATGGCATTCTGGGCAACCCAATTTTATATTTTTCTTTTTCAACCTCAATCTCCCATTTGCCCCTTTACTAACCATATGCATGAATAACATAGCAGAGGGATTACCAGTCTCCGTATCAACAAACCTATCTAGGTTCATCTTACAATTATGGCAAATATGCTCTCGCTCTCCCCAAATCACCAAAAACAAATCATATTCCCCCGTAGGCTCCTTCTTTTTCTTTGATGATTTCTTCTTATTTTTCTTTCGCTTTTTATTTTTAAAATTAATCTGTTTTTCTTTTTCCTTTTCTAGAGCTACCTCTCTTCTGGCCTTCCCCCCATGGTTCCTTTTATAAACACAATCTGAGCAAAGCCACTTTGTCCTGTTTTGGATATAATGGTTTCCACAGGCACACGGTTCTTCTTCATACTTGACCATCGCAAACTTTAAAATTAGGGCACTTTTTACAAATATCCAATTCTGAATTAAAAAGCCCCATTTCTATACAATGTATCAAACCCCTTTTCTTCCCGTAGAACCTTTTCCGTTCACGATTATAAAAGGGGGTATCTCCTAAGGTAAATCCCTCAGATTTACTCTTTTTTATCTTAGTATCCCTAAATGGGTTTTGAATCCCATTTTTATAAGCAAATTCTTTCGCCTTAAATAAATGGCTATCACTTTTCTTATTCCATTTTTCAATTGCTGCCTTCCCAATAACCCAATTCAACATTACCCTGTCGAACTTAGTTTCAATATCATTATACCTAAAAAATTGGAATGTGAAATAATCAAATAATGAATCATCGTCATAATCCTTTGCAAAGGTTGTGACGAAATTCAATATCATCGTTTCTTCCCTTTTGGATGGGGAGAAATAATAGAGAAAGTTTCCGGATGTGTACCGAACAAATATCTGGTACAATGTTACGATTTTTTGCTTCATAAAAGTAAAGTTAATAAAAATATTAAACGGGAATTAATCCCATTTAATATTAATTTTTATATCTTCCACTTTATCTAATTCAATAGGTTGGAATCTCCTAGGGTCTTCGGCGGTTGGCTCATAAATATTAGCTTGAGTTTGCCTGATTAAATCAATGTCCAAAGTACGTTCAATCCATATCCCCAATTGCCCATCTTGTGCAATATCACCAACCCCAACTAGATTAGCTGATCCGTTAGCTTCAAAGAATGTTGCGTTAAGGGGTTTAGAATATGAATTCGGAACATCTTCCATTTGCCCATTTGCTGTCAAAGCAACAGCAGCGATTCTAAATGTAGAATAAGCCCCCTCAGGATAATCAAACCAAATCTCAACATTTGTTACGGCTGCCCCTGTTTCATTCCTTAAAATCAACCCAATGTACTGAGGTCTATCCCCACGCTGTACAGTTAACTTACTGATTTCCCCAAATAGATTACTAAATGTGCCATTTGGGACAGGTGAAGAAGACCTGAACCCCCCCAGTGAATTACTCGGCTTTGGTTGAATTTGATCAACCCCACTTGTTATTGTATAGAATAATCTCATAATTAATTACTTGTAAAGTAAGAAAAATTGATGTAGATAGCAAGGTCTTCATCAGCATCGTATGCAACACAAGTGTTCGCATTTGCTAGCATCCTTATGTTGACTGCCCTGTTATTTTCTCCGCCAGTTCCTGTATGGGCACAATACCCCATTGCATACGGTGGGTTTGGTATTGCACTTGGCAATCTAAACACGGTTGTATCACTCCCACCAGTAAATGAAACACTCCCTGCAATGATAATATGTTTTCCTATTTGCCTTGCCCTAATACTGAAACTTGAAAGCCCACTTGGATTCTCACAAGCTATCCAGCCTGTATCACTTGGTGCTGCTTGAACCTCCAATAATGCCTTCCAAGCATTAATTTGGGCTGTATTCATTCCCGTGGCATCCTTATTCGCTTTATTCGCAAATTCAGTATTAGAAGGGACTTCCAAATTCTGCCTCCATGTTGCTACGTTTTGGAGATTATCCCCCCCACGATTGGCTTTATTACCTAAAGCATTATTTATTTCATCTTGAGAGAATAAAGAAAGTGCTGCCCTCCATTCATCCGCAAATTCTGTAGGGATATTTGAAGCATCAATATTAGCTTTATTGTTCACAATAATATCCCCAAAATTCAATTGGTAATAATTATTGAATGTGGTAGATTCTGAAGTCAAAGGGTTCACCGCTGTAAAACTCCTTTTATCCTGAACCTCAACAATGTTTGTAGTTGTATTCCAAAATACTCTTGCCACAAAAAATTGTTCCCCAGCGGTTATTGAATCAACAGGAGGGAAATCAGTTAAGACTTCCGGAATAAATGTAATTCTAGTCCCATTGTAATTGTAGATACCACCTGCTGCTATCGCTGAAGAATCTTGCCCCAAAGCAAATGTCCCAAAAACAACATACCTTAGATTACTCTCAGCTTGGAAATCCCCACTTAAAATAACAGAGGTATCATCTACCAAATCTGTAACCTCATATAATTGGCTATTCAACGTAGAAAGTGTAATTTCACGGTCATCACCTTGGGTGTAAAGCCTCACAAATGTAGAAAATCCACTACCTTGCCCCCTCAAAACTCTTGTGAATTCTGTGTTTACTCCACGGAGATTACCATCAACGTCTATTGAAACAATCCCCTCTTCATATTTCACCTCCTTATGTTGGATAACAACCCAAGCCCATTGATCCTGTATAGCATTGCCATTAGTGTCCTGAATAGGTAAATTATCAAAAGGCTCTTGGAAAATGAATTGTCCCCCACTATCCAAACCGTAAGAAGTATCCGTCAACCTAATAGTCCCAGGAACACTACCAGATGAAAGCAAAAAACTTTGATTCGCAGATAAATTCGGAGCTGTATTTATCACACCAAAATTCTGAGCATTTATCGTGAATAGTAGGTTTGAAACAGAGTTTTCATTGAAATCAAAAAATCTATTCAATTCTTCTACATCTAAAAACAGATTTCTATATATATTTAAATTTCCACTTTTATCCATTACAACCATTTTATTTTTATAAACTGATTATAAGAAATCAGTTTGGAATTTATCTCGAGTTTAGCATCATCGTCATTCAAGCTGCCATTATTTTCAAAATATCCAAAGGTAAAATTCTTTGGGGTGAGCACCCCCCTAGAAATTGGTAATGCTAAAGGTCTCACATCAATACTATTGATAAATTTTGTAGAATTACTACATTTGATTACGGGTAGGATATACTCTGCACCTTCAACGAACCTTAGATTGTTACCAAATCCAATTGGTAAGGAATCCGAAGAATTCAATGCTTTCCCCGAATTAAAAATAATACCCCGAACCCAATATTCTACATCAGCTTGGTTCACCCCTTGATTTTCAAAGAACATATTGGAAATGGAACCATCCACAATTGATTGTATGCCAATAATCTGCCTATCCTTATTGAAAACTACTACACCAAAATCTAAATCAGCCGTTAAATCTTCAGCGATAACCCTAAACATCAACATATAATCTAATCCACTATCAATTGGGATTAACTTATCCGTTTCTGTAGAATTCCCAATACCAGCATCAGCTCCGGAAGTAGTTAATTTCATCATAGAAATTCCGTTCTTCTGTTCTAATGTGATATCATTGCTGTTTATTAGGGGATATTTGGTGAGATCTAAAACTTCACGGGTAAATTCATAAGATTTGTTAATATTGACAATCTCATCCGCCCCTGTGTACATTGGGGATGAATTACCAAGGCACCAGCCCATCTCGCCCCTTTTAGTAAGGGCAAAAATAAATTCATCTTTAGCTTCCCAACAAAGTAATCTCAATAATTCACCATCAACAGGAACATCCCCAGACTTTGGTAAATTTATTTGTCTAGTCCCACGCTTACGATATTCATCGTAAAGGTTAGAAGCTAAGAAATTCAATTGTTCTAAATCTTGAGTATCACAAGTAAACAACCCTCTTGTTTCTACAAATAATCTTAACAAGGTTGTATTAGTATGCAAATTTTGGAATTGTCTCGAAAAATAGACAAGGATTGCAAAGAATTCTGTAATTGAATTCCAGAAAGCGATAAAATCTTCATCTTCGTCAACAGCCCCTGTTTCTAACCTTTCAACATAATCCGGAAGAATTCCTTTTTGGTAAAGCTTCTCCAAAACATTTAAAGCCCACCCAAATACATTTGGGTCTTTTATTGGGAAGAAATCACTAAATGGCAACCTATCATAAATAGGGTAATTTAATTCTTCAAATTGCCCATTCAATAAAATATTTTCAAATGCAAGTTCTCCAACATTACCAACTCGGATATACCTATATTCAATGATGAAATTATCTTTTTTGCTAACATTAGCTGACATAATATTAGCGGAAGTCAATTCTACCCATGGGGTATAAGTTAGCCCCCCATTAACAGAATATCTAAATTCTTTACGAAAATAATCCTGTGGGGTTTCACCAACCGTTTGGTCAGTAAACCCAAGAAGGGAGACAAGCCCAACTATCGGCTCTTCAGTCCGTATAATTAACACATCCCCTTCTGTAGTAGATCTATTCTCTATAATCGCCATTTACCTCTTCCCCCTTAAAGACCTGAACATTTCCAAAGTTTTAGACTTACTCCCTTCAGAGCTTCCCCTATGGTATTTCCAAGTGCTTAAACATTCATTGATAACATACCCCAAAATCAAATAAGCAATCTCGGAGTTCGCTTCCGGAACGGTTGTGGTGAAAATCGCAACCAGTATTCCAGCAACTATCAAGATACTGGCCATATCTAAAATATAACCAGTATTTTTTGCTAACCAAGAAGAATGTTCGGACTTTTGAATTTCAATGTTCATTTCACGAGCACTTGCCCTATCTTTAGCATCCAATGTATGGAGTTCAAGGGCGTAATTTTTTTGCTCCTCAGAGAGTTCCTTAGAGGTTTTAATACCATCAACGACGTTACTCAACCACTCTTGCCCTGTTAAGCCAGCAGCTGCCTTTAAAATAGGTTTCCCGACGTTACCAAGACTCCTTAAGAAATCCCCAACTCTAGTTGTACCTTTTTCTTCTTTATAATCACCCATTATTTACAGACCTTTAGCAACCATTTTTTATCCGAAGTAGATAATGCCTTGATCAATTTTTCTTCTTTCTTCACTTGGGAAAGTTTGATAGGGACAAGTTTGAATCCTGATTCCTCACCTTCGTCAACACTTAACTCATCAATCTCGGCAACCTTTTCTCTTTTATTTTTCATTGAATCTAAAAGATCTTTTTCCGATTCCAATAAAGCCTCAAGCTCTTCATCAAGCTTCTTATAGAGTTCCATATTAGATGTACTCATAGCTTTCTTACCTTCCAATTTTTGGATTTTCTGTACAAGTTCATTTTCTTCGTCATTGTACTTGAAGGATTTTTTCAAGAAATCAATCTTTTCAATCTTCTCTTCAATTTGCATATTCATTTCTGCAAATTTCCACCCAAGGTCAAGGTTTTCAAAATTATTCAGCCTACCAATTACGGTAACTAATTCATACAATTCTTTATTCTTCATTTTACAATTATTTAAAATTTATTTAAATATACTAATAATTATACATTATACTCGTTTACCCTGTCTAAATTTCCATCCATTATAAACATCTTAGACCCATCTAAGCTGAAGACAACATCTCTTGGCTGGCTGGCTTGGGATGCTGTGGAAAATGAAACATTATTATAAACCATTGTTGTTATATCGAATGCCGTAGTTAGGTCATATTGATATATCCTGTCATTAGTATCATCAGTAGCCCAAATTCTTAACCCCGAAGGATCAATAGACACACCTTCCGGATTTGTGTTAGCAGTGTTAAGAGCCATTGATACATTGTTATAAGTTGCTGTTGATATTTCCCAAGCGGTTGATAAATCATATTCGAAAATAGTATCATTATCAGTGCCTACAACCCACATTTTCTCCCCATCATTCCGGAAAAATAAAGATCTTGGAGTTCCATCTTGGGCAGTTACAGCTATTTGATTATTAAAAACCGCAGTATTCAAAACCCAAGGGGTTGATAAATTATATTGCGCCACGGTATCAAGGTCACTACCTGTAATATACATTCTTCTACCGTCATTGTTAAATCTGACGCCCCTTGGGAATTGGTCTTGAGGATTAACATTTACGGTGACATTAGTAAACGATATCGTTGAAACAGAATATGGAGTAGGCAAGTTAAATTCCCTTACGCTATCTGCTGTTCCCCCCATCACGAACATCTTAGACCCATCTAAACTGAAAGCCATGCCCCTTGGGGATGAATCCCCAACTGAACTACTTGCTACAACAAATGTAGGGGAAGCAATATCAGGGATATCAGATGGAGAAATAGTATCAGTGTTCCCTAAACCTGTAACACCAGCGGTGTTAATTGTTGTTATTTCCGCAGTTGCAACAAAAGTGTTATCCGTAGGTGCATCCGTCATCAATATATCTACTGTATCAGAATACGCCCCAATTGGGATATTATAAAACAGGGTGAATATACCCCCTCCTGGTCTTGATAGGCTAACCCTAATATCCGAAACAACAGATAATGGTTGATCTATCGTAAGGAGGACACTAAATCGTACGCTAGTAGAAGTAATTCTCCTAGCAGCACGAATAGTTACCCTCGCTTGGTTCTCGGCAGGTCCTGTACCGAACACCCTGTTGTGCCCGAAAAACATTACATTATTCCCCATTTTAAGTATAATTAGGTCCTACATTCACATTCAAATTAGTGCCATCATAAGTCCAAGATACAATATCCCTAGCATTAGCTGCGCTTGTTAATGGAATATTTCCACCTCCACCATTGATTACTTTAGGGGTCGGGGTTATAGCTAATAATCTCCCCCCAGTAGCATCCTGATTCACGATTATATTACCACTCATCCCACTAACTAAACCACTCATATTTATTGTGGTTGTGGCAGCGGATAGGGTAATTATCGCATTGAGTGAAGTGCTTGCATTCATACTTACTGAAGTCCCTGACAAAGTTCGGTAATTTACTGGCCAAATGTTATCTCCCCTGAATACCCCAGTGGATGTAACATCACCTTCAATCAATGCAGCTAAACTAATCCCTGCTAACCTCTCTTCCCCAATGTGTAAATAATTAGTTGTTACACTTCGGCTTGTTGTAGGGAAATGGGCTTGCCTAATTTTCTTAGAATCATGTGCCCCAAAATATAGTTCATCCCCAACGAAAGTTAATCCTTCCGCTTCATCAAATGTTGTACCAGTCTGATATTTCCAAGCATTCACAACTTCAACAGGACCACTTGCATCTGGCATCCTTAACTTGTAAATGACTTTTACAGTTTCATCTGCGGAATCGGCAGCTATATTATACTCATCACAAAGGTAGTAAAGGAATCCATCTTTATAATCAAATCCTTGAGGTCTACCCATACTACGAGTTCCAGTTGCGACAACTGATCCGTAAACCCAAGTGCCATCATCATTAATTGTAACTTCTCGTAAATCAAAATTCCAATTCGATGAAGAATATAATAAAATTTTATTTTCACTAACATAAACAACCGCACCACCCCTGTTGTAAGTAGTCCCAGTAAATGTCCATTGCCTGATAAGAGTCCCATTCCCATCTATTTCCCAAGCAGCAGGTACATCATCACCACCAGATCCCCAGATCATAGTATTATGGTCTTCCCTGACATCACCTGTAGCAGCGTGAGGGGGTCCTGCAAAGTTAGAATCAACAGCCCCAGTTGTTGCGTTAATCTTATAAATCCTACCATTAACCCCAGCACCTAAGTTTTGACCCCAATACCAAAATCCATTGAAATAGGTTAAGCCTTGCATCACATCTGATCCGATTATTCCTGTTACAGTCAAATGATCTGTATAATCCCTATAAGTATCAGTAACTTCAGGAGATAATGATGCAACGGCACCCCCACCAAAATTTGTGAATATTGATCCATCGTCAGAAAACTGCCAAGCATTGGTAGTTTCATTATATCTAATCGCAGGTTTACTGGCATCCCCATTATTTGCGAATATAGTTTTATTCACAGTATTAGTTCCAGCCCCTAAATTCAATGTATCCCCAATTGTTATCCCATCTGTTGTAGAAGCACCAGCAGTTGTAACCTGCTGTAAGGTTGGTGTTCCTGACGTGAAATCATAGAGATTAAATTCTGAAATCGCCAAACTCCCAGTTATAGAAACTACATCCCAACTACCATCATTTAATATGTCAGAATCAGCTAATTGTGCAGGTGAAGAACCTACAATTGCAATCCTATTCGTTCTTTCTGTATCAGTTACATATTTGTTGAATAATGTAACAACGTGAAGCTCAAATGATGCAACATTCCTAATTTCAAGTTGCCCTGCGGAAATATCTTCATTATTAGTGAAAATTATATTTCTTAAGAATTCAATTCTTGTACTCCTTCCTGTTGTAGAACTTAATTGGATATGGTTATTGGTTCTAGATGCATCATCATTTTGAACAATGTTATCGAAACTTATATCATCAAATACAACCCTACAATACCCAGTTGTTACAGTTTCGAAGAATAACTTGCTTGTTGATGTTACATCCCCCCGTATGGCACCATTAGTGAATAGAACCATACTCCTATCATTACTTGATTGGTGAGAAATTCTAGCATTCGAACCTAAATCTAATGCAAACCCACCAAGGTCAATTGTAACACCTGAATAATCGTAATTCATAACTGTGGTTGCAGGGACCGCAATATCTGCAGAAAATAATATCAACCCTGCCCCTGCTGTCTGTGCAGAAGTAAGAGCAGAAGTAAGTTCGTTATAAGTGCCTACTACAAAAGTTTCATACCCAGAAGATTGTTGCCAAGAAGACCCTCCGGACCCATCAGCCCTTAATACAGATCCAGAAGGGACATTTGTTCCCCCAGGAGCCGACCCTATTGGGGAAGCATTTGAACTATTGAATGAGGCTGCAGTTTTTATCTCAGTAACATTTGCATCCCCAAATACAATTTGGTTACTCGCATCTATATTTGAATTAGCACCAATTGCAACTGAATTAGTGAAACTTGTGATATTTGAAGCGTGATATCCTGCCCTATAACCTAAGAATAAGTTATTATCACCTTGCTGATTTATCCCTGCTTGATACCCTACTGCTGTAGAATTATCCATAGTGCCACTTGTAGGTCTTGAATTCCTTAACGCTTCAAATCCAATTGCAGTGTTATTTGTTCCCTCTCTATTTTGGCTGAGGGCTGATCTACCAAAGGCAGAATTAAAAGATCCAGTTGTATTAGAACTCATCGTTGTCCCACCAAAAGCACAATTACTTTCTCCTGTTGTAGTAGCACCTAAAGCAGAATTCCCAAATGCGTCATTATTTGCACCTGATGTTGCACTCGCTAAAGCAGAAATTCCGAATGCTGAATTATTCGAACCTGTGAGGACACCCCCACCAAGCGCAAATCTACCAAAAGCAGAACAACTCGAAGCTGTCGTAGCACTTTGCAACGCTGCTTCCCCAAATGCTGTATTCCTGAATCCATTGTTAAGGGAATTCAGAGCATTTTTACCAAAAGCAGTATTGTAAAACCCATTACCATCTAAAGCAACAACATTAGCCAAAGCTCCATCTCCAAATCTCTCAGAATTACTTCCACTTGCTGTTGAAGATATCCCCCCTGTAAGTATTAAATCTTGATCTGATGTAGCCCCTGCAACTGTAACAGTTTGAAGGGTAGGGGTAGTGATAGCTGCTGCGTGCTGAGCTGCTGTCAAGTGATAATATTCACCTGCTTGACCCCCTTGTAGCCCCGTTAAATTATTGTGAGTTACAGTCGTCCCAAACTCAACCCAAGCTGTACCATTGTAATTGTAGTTAGTATCAACATCCCTAACCCAAAGAGTCCAACCTTCTTGTGGTGTTGTAAAATCCCAATCTGCCCCATTCCATTGGGCGATTTCATTATCATGCCCAGCCCAAGCACCAGTCCCAGTTGGATTAATAATATACCTTGAATCCAAAACGGGTGAAGTTGGTGGAGTTGATAAAATATCATCCGCTGGTGTTTGCCAATGCTGCCCTAAGATTGCACTATTCAATTGATCCAACCTTACAGCACCACTTGGCATAGTGGCAGCGTTATTTAAAGTAATTTGGTCAAAAGTAGGGGTCAAAGGCATTTGGGCTGCTGGAATTCTTGTGTCTGAACCCAATGTTGCTACACCATCTGTTGCCCCTTTTTGGGATAACGGAATATGCCCAATATTTCGATAAGTTGTATTCGGTGTGATCAGCTGCTGTAATTGATTAGTCAAAGCAGTAGATGCTAAAATGTTAGAACTATTAGAATTAACATCATCAGATCTATTAACCTCAACCTTACTGCTAGAGTCAAACTGCAATGATTCGTTATCAATATCAATAGCTGTTAACAACCAAAGCCCCAAAACTTCATCGTAATATTTTATTTTGATACCACTCCCTGTCAAGTTAGTATCATACCAGAGCATCTCTAAGTTGGTCGGTGGTGTAGATCCTCTTTTAATAGATTTTATCCATCCTAAATTTATCGTTGCCATTAAGTATTTTGTACTAATTGGCCAGTATCTTCATCTAAAGAAAACTGGCCTGCATTTTCGCCGATTACAATTAAGTCCCCATCATCATCACTGTTAACAAAGAAATTCAGTTCCACACCTTGTACTGTGATACCACCTTCCCCTTCAATGAAATTGACACCCCCAATAGATTGCTGCAATTCAGAAATAAAAGCAGTGATAACCTCTTGGCTCTGGCTATAATAAGTCAAAATACTTATTTGATTACCAGAGACATTAATCTGTGTAATTGTAGGTAATACTCTTGTTTCCGCTGCCATTTTATTGTACTGGGTAAAAAACAGGGCTTAAAATCCCTTGTGAATCCGAAATTATATTCCCTTGTAAATCCCTCATGATAAAAGATCTAAATCTAGGTAACATTGTATTTGGTACTGAGATATCTACTCTTGGGCTGAAAAATTGATCTGGGACAAATCTCACACCATTCACATTTTTCACGATACCCAATAAATCATCCCATTCTACCCTATCGGTAGATTTCCAAAATCTAAAATCCAATTGTTTACTGAACTGAGTTTGGATATCCTTACGGACATCATCTGGGTTAAAGTTATTAAAAATATCTAACCTAAAATCAACATCGATAGGGAACCATTCAACATTTTTTATTTGGACACTAAAATTATCCCCAGTTTGCCTTAATTCTGTGAGTGATAAGAAATTTACCACCCCTTCTAAGAGCCCATCCAATTCGGTTGAAGTAAAATCAACACCATTTTGGCTAACAACCGATAAAATTAATTTTCCATCAGTGCTGATCCCTTCACGGATAACGTCCAAAACATCATTATTTATTCCCCTAAAAACTTCTACTAAATTAGCAACTGTTCTTTGGGCTACAACATTTGGATTATCCTTAATCCTTTGCCTAAAAACATCATCCTGTTCAGCATCCCTGCCACCAAAAGCAGCATACTCATTTGTTACTGATCGATGTCCTGTTGGTTCTGGGCTAACTGTGTTGATAGAAATTGCGTTGACATTAGTTTTCGCCCCAGTATCTACACTACGGACTTTAATATATGCAAAACCTGTTGTATCGACTGTTGTGTCTTCTTCAACTTGGAATTGTATCCCACTGGTACTGGAAAAGGTATGTCCCGCAATTGTATATTGTGTCCCAGGATCTGCAAAAACACGTACATATGTCGATGATCCGGAAGCACCAAACCTTGGGGATATCCCAAAAGTAGAAGCAACCTGATCTAATATCTCCCCACTTGCATTATCTGGGAACAACCTTGATTCAGTTATTGCAATATCCTTCTCAGCCTTTTGGGCGACTTTTGCGATACCATAAAAGATCGCATTCAATACGCTCTCATCCGAAACTTTCGTGACCTTATTCTGCCTATTAACGAATATTTCAATCAATAGTTCTTTTAATTCAGTAGTCGTTGACGGTCTTGTGATCATACTATTAATTCTCCTGTGATAGTTTCCCCCAATTTTGTCTCAGCACTAACCTCTATGATAGTAGAATCTAACTGCTGTGTTACGTTTACGATATTTAAAGAATTAAATGTATCATCCTTATTGAATAGTTGAACCAATTGCCTGAAAATTGAAGGGAATGAAATAGAATTGAAATTCACACCTACAAAAGCCCTTTTATCAATCCCATCTTGTGGGAACTCAGGCACACCACCCCTGTTTATACCAAGTAAAATTGAAAAAGCTTGGTTAATCGTTTCATCATTATTCAAAAAAACTAAATCCCCATCATCTCCTCGGGTAAATTCTATCTTCTTCTGGATATCCGCCCCATAAATTCTTTTCCCAACGATACTATCTACAACCGACCTCACATTCACTGTGGAATTATTCTGCAAAGAAACACTGAGAATTCTTCCTCCGGAAGCAGTATATTTTTCTTCGTTGATATCATTCTTTAATGCTAAAGATACCCAATCATTATCCGGATCTTCAAACCCTAAAGAATCCGCTACATCTTCAAAAGTTTCATTCTGTTTTAAAACCCTAGTAAAATTGACATTAGGTTCATAAACTCCAGCAGTAAGATTACTCCTTAACCATTTAGGAGTGTTGAAAATCGTATCAAGTTTAATACTTACATCTTCAAACCTTTCCAATAAATCCCAAAACTCAGTGGTGGCAGTGAGATTTCTTGAATGAATATTGAATAATTCATCAATTCTAATTGCTTCCGCCCGTAATGAAGCTAATTTGTCTATTGACTCCCTGTCAATTTCTGCCTCTCCAGAATAATATTCTATAAAATTTTGGTAATTATTCCCCACAAAATCAACGTAGCCTTCAAAGAAGACCCGAAGATCGTATTTCGTTATTCTCAAAAATTCATTTAACAAATCATCCATTATAATAATCTTGATAAATCTCTCGATAATGTGTTCACCCCTTGTTGTATCAAGCTAGTTGAAGCCAACGTTGTTAGTGATTTTGAAGAACTCCCTTCTGCCCTTAAAGCTTCCAACGGAGCTAACAAAGTTAAATTAACAACATATGAATGAATCATGTTATTATCAACACTTTGATTAATAACTAAGGGGTTTGGGGTCGGTATAGCCAACCAACTTTCCCCCATCGTAGGGTTATGGAAATATAATTTGAATGGTCTCCCACGACCATCTATTGATGTTGACTTATCAATTATACTCTGAAGTATTTTGATCAACCCATAACCTGTCTTAACCGTAGAATCAAAAGAAGCTACGGAAATTCTTGGGATGTTATTATTTGTTTGGTGTCCTGTGTAAACCCCATTCCTAGTACTAAATCTAAATCCTGCCCCAGTTGCGGGGATCTCAGGTGTTAAGAATATTTTAAAAGCCCTCCCGAAATTACCCTGCATTGTTAATTCTTTGGGAGTAAAAGTATTAGATGTTGTTGTCACTATCCCCTGTAGAGATTGTTTAACATCAACCCTCTTCATTTCCCTTTGGGACATTGTCTTAGGCAGGATCGGGAAAGATAAATAATCTATAAGCTGCCCGTCAAATGTTACGAGTTCTAGGGCAACCATGTAAACTTCAAATTCATTAGGGAACAAAGCATTAAGTCCTGCCCTCCCTATTGATTGAAATAAATCATCATATCGCCTAAATATTTGTTCACTGGCTGATAAAATTCCCATTTGCTTATTTTTTAATAAAGGTAAAAATTAAATACATCTTATAAAAATGAATTGGTAGATTTTACTTCAGAATAATCCTCTTCTTCTAAAGAAGCCAAAGCAGTTGTTATATTTGTTTTATAAGTCGCCCCTCCATCTCCAGATGCAACTGCAGAATTTTGTAAGGCACTAATTATAGAATCAATCCTATTTTTTGCCTTTTCTAACTCGGTTACAAGGGCATCACCTTTTATCATGGCTTCTTCACCTTCAAAAAGTTTGAATTCACTATTTGGTTGGATTTGTACGACATCTTCATTTACTGTTATTGAATTTTCAAATTCATCCGTATATGTAAGCCCTTCCCCCTTTTTGTACCTTATGGAGATAGGGTTTTCTGTGCCGACTATTTTCAACTCAATCTCATCCGCTGAAGATATTGTAGATTTCCCTTCGGTGTAAATTTCAGATTCCCCCAAAACTTCCACCCTCATTTTGGCAGACCGACTCCCATTTTTTATCTTGATGAATAATCCACCATTTTCAGTTTTCAAACCATCTAAATCTAAATGGAGCTCACCTCGCCTCCCTAATCCAGAAATGCTTATAATACCACTACTTGTTTTCTTTTCTCTCCTAAATTCGTCTTCCTGTAACAATTGGGAGTCATCTTCGTCCCCAACAATACCAACTATAATCCTAACATTATACGGGGGGACTGTAATGTAAGAAACGCAACTCCCCAATTCTTCTGATGTTTCTGGGAAAACAATATCCTGAATGGCTTCTCTAGTGATATAAGTATTCAAAGCAATACTCCCACCATTTTCTAGAGAAATAGCTAATTTCTCACTCCGTAAAGCCGAAGCGATATACTGCCCCCTATCTACATTCGGGGGGATAATCACATAACCACGACCAACAAGGTAATCATGCCCGTGAACACCCATGCGGCTCACCCCACTCATATCGTAACCTTTATTCATACAAATTGCCTCCTTTGTAAAAAGAAATTGAAAACTTCTTCGTTAACCCCGAAATTTGTTTTTGTGGCTCTCCTTTCTCTAACAGTTTGTTGATTACTATTCGCATTAGAAGATTCAAATCTATTAATTAACGTCGACCTAATTAAATTAGTATCAATGATATTAAAATAACTAAATTTTGGCGTTGTGGCATTCACATTTATATTGAACGTCCCACCTGTCATTGTTGTCCCCCCTAAATTACTAATTGACACATCAGAAGGCTGATCACTTACAGAAGCAATACGAATAAATTTTTCCACCATCCCCCTAGATACTTCAATTGTTGTAGTCCTACTTACGGAGCCTCTACCAGCGACTAAATCATTCCTGACAGAAGATACATAAAATATTTCTCCAGTTGGGGAAAACCTTATGAAAGTCCCCTTTTTAATTCGCCTATCCCCATACAGAGTGATAGTCCCTGTTCTTGTAAATGGGAGGTAACAATTAGATTCAATTAAATAACTAAAATCTTCTACTATTGCTTCCCTAAACAAATCTTGATTTATAGTCTGTTTATCCCCTAATATAGAACTTCTTGGGATATAATTACTCACGACGCTCAATCTATGATTCCCGAATACTTCCGCATATTGAGGGAAATACACAATGGGAAGGTAAGCCAAAGCAACCTGCCCCGTTGTCCCGATTATTGATTGCTGGGCTTCTAATTGGTACCAAGAAAAGAATCTTTCATCATAATTAAGATCTTTATCAAAATAATCATCTATTGTGATTACCCCGTTTTCACTTTCTAAATACTGTAAAATATCTTTCTGCGTGAAAGGTGGCTGCCTAACTATAAACTCATATTTATCCCCATAAGTATCCCCAAAAAATTCAACAAATGGGGGTTGACATATTTTATTGAATTGTTGTAAAATCGTCCCATCAGGCTGTGAAAATGAAGAATCAGAAACAACCCTATTTAAAGAAGAATTATCCACTGCAAATTCTATAATCCTCCAAACCCCTTTGGCTTCAACTTCTTCTAGATAATTAGAATCATCCTGACTTATCTCATACCTTTTTGTCACTCTATCATCAGGGTAATTAGAAAACGGACCTCTCCTGTCCCCTATCACACCCAAATTGACTAATTGGTTTAAAATGAATCCTAATGTATCTTGAATATTCCTATAATTGTAAAAGAACAAATAATTGTATTCCCCAGTCACCATATTTCTACGGAACCAGCCATTTTCTTCATCTTGTGTTGCAGCAAAAAATGTTTCAGAATTTTCCATCCAACGTAATGGGAAAAACCAATTCCCATCTTCTTGTAATAGCTTCAAGAAATCCCTTCCGGAAACAGAAACTATTGAAGAATTATTCTGCTGGGTTGTAGTCTCCCTTGGGATATCTATAAGCCCAATCATATCATAAACTTTGTTCGGAACATCACTCGCCCCTATTTCTAAAGGGTTCCTATTTTCAATATCATTGCTTTGTTCTAATTTCAAAGTTTCAAACCTGATAAACACAAGATCATTTTGTTGTAAGAATTTAGCAAAAAATGGGATATTTTCTTTCCCATCCTGACCCCTTAAATTAAAATTAACAAAAGATTCTTGCCCTATGAAATCTATATCCCCAAAACTTGTGAATGGTAGCAATTGGAGATTGAAATTATTACTCTGCCCATCTACAAAAGTGCTCAACCTAGTCACAAAAGAACTCACATCAATTATGCGGTCTAAAGCCCTAATCCAAATCCATACACGGCAATTTGTGGTCTGGGATTTTACACCACTATTAATTTCAGGAATCTCTATTGGGGAATAATTTATATCATTCCTCAGTTCTTCTAATCTAGCAGACCAAAAAGCTTCAAACGTAGCTTGGGTAAGGAATTGATTTTTGCCTATAATAGATATTGTTTCACTATTAACCCTGCTCTTAGGAATAACAAATTTAATTCCTGGCTTTATCAAATCCAATTGCCCTTGCCCACCGTTATAATTAGTCTGCTGGGCTTCTTGTTCTTCAAATGTATAGGATTCCCAAATCCTCTGTAAATTTGTTTTCCCATTTTCCCCAACTTCTTGTAGGAAATCCCTAGCAGAAGAATTCTGATAATCCTTTATCAAAGAATCTGGTTGATTGATCCAATTCTGTAATGAAGTGATCAAAGTATCATTAAAAACGAATTCAATATAATTTTTAGCCATAATTCAGTTTATTTAGAAGGGAATCCAGCAACACCGCCTCTTAACGCAGAAATCGGTCCAGAGAATAAATAAGGATTTTGTTTTTCCAAAGCATCCGCAACTCTATTATTAGCCACTGTTGTATCTTGTAAAGCTCCAGTATTTTCCGCAGAGCCTGTAATCCATTCATCAACCTTATCAATTAATTTTGCCATTTCTTCAACCATTTTGCTTGTTGATTCTGCAAAAATATTATCAAGCCTAGCTGTAGATCTTTGTAATTGTGAAGTCGCAGAAGCAGCCCTCCCTTGGATATCTACTCCTTGCCCTGACCTAAATTGAGCCAATTGCTCATCAGTAAGTGCCCCACCTCCTTCAATAAAGGCTCTACCAAACGTTTGGGCGAGATTTAAGCTAGGTAAATTCAAAGTTGAACGAATATTCCTAAAGAAGTTCTCATCCGTCCCAGAAGTGCCCCTAAGTGTTTTTAAGAATTCACTCAAATATTCAGTGTTCCCCTCCGCAAATGGTGCTTCCCTAATTAATTCCAAATCAAATAAATTAGCATTTGGTCGTAATCTAGATAAAGCCGCAAATTGTAAAGCTTCAACCTGTGGTGTCCTAGCTTGCATCAGACCTGCTTGGACTGATGAAAGTACACCTTTTAATACATCTGGATTCTGAAAGGTTTCATCTAAATTTGCAATGGCAGCAATCATCTTAGTATTAATTCCAGAATCCACCCTACCAAGCCTCATGACTTGTTCCTGCCCCAATTCAGTAAGGATTTGAAGGTATTCAGAAACAGCAGATAAATCATCCCCTGTGCTCACCCCTGTTGAACGTAGGGAACCAATCAATCCTTGTACTATTTGTTTTGTTGTGCCACCCCCTGTTTCACTTCTCTGAAGCCTTTCTGTTTGTAATAATAATCCTTGATCTAAAGATAACCCCCGTTGTAAAGATAAAATATCCCTCGTGGCTTCACCTGATCCTGCTGCACTTAATCTAGACCTGATAGCTGCAGCCCTAGCATTCTCAACATCTACAACATTATATCCTATTGAACCACCTAAATCTGAGCCAAATCCACGGAAGTCACCAAATGCACCCCCGACTAATCCAATATTTGTCCCAATAGCAGTATCATATTTAGACCCCAGATTTAATCCTTTAGAGGCAATTCCTGATAAGGCTTGCCCAATAAATGGAATTGTAGCAAATAAAGCAGCAATGGCAGCAAATTCGTTCTGTGCCCCACTAACAGCATTAATGGCACCCTGTGCGCTACGCCCTACTCTTGCGAACCTACTTCTCTCGGCAGCTTCTTCTTCGGTTACATCACCTATCTCTTGGCGTTGGATGGTTTTCTTTAAAGCTTCAAATTCATCCCCTGAAATACCTAAATCATCTAAACTTTTATCCGCTAATATTTGTTTCTCAACATCTTTCCTGTCTTCCCTAATTTCTTCACGGGCAGTCTGCTTGGTTACTTCAATTAACTCTCGTAAAAGTTGGGTTTGCAATTTATCCTCACTCGCCCCAATAGAAATCCCTTCTAATCTCCTTTTGCCTTCCTCCGGATCTATAAGCCCAGCTGCTACCCCAACCCTTACATGCTTCCTTTCAAAATCAGCGTCTAATTTGTTCCTCCTCTCAATAGCCTTTATTTGATCTTCTATATCTTTAAGGACTTCTTTCCCACTTGTGGAATACCTCCTAGAAGATGCAATCAAATCTCTTGCTAAAGAATCTGCGGAACCTTTAAGCCTAGACATGAAACTGTCGACTTCATTCCCACCTTCAACACTAAATTTTAACCTTTTTTCGTCAGCCATTTTTTATATCATCAAATTGTGATAAATCGATTTCTTTAGCTTCTTTCAAGAAGTTTTGATATTTTTCTTCTTCTGTTATTTCCCTTGATTTAGATGATTCTTTTAAAAATTCCCCCTTATTCGGTGTATATCCCTTTGAACTTTCAACTTCAATATAAAGGAGATCTTCTTGGAATTCAAACCACATATCAATCAAAGAAGCCTCATTATGTAATTTCGACCCAAATGGGATACTGTGTTTTCTCCTCCACCACCTATCAATTGGGAAATTTAAATTCCATTCCTCAATTGCGGTTTTGATATCTTCAACAGATACCTCCACTTTATGGGAGAAGGCAACCTCCGCAACCCTTTTTTTAAAAATGGAGGAGATCACCTTCTTCAAAGAATTTAAAAGCATATTAAGATTTAAGAACTTTCATCCATGCGTCAAACCAAGGTGTGAATTGTTCATCATACACCTTTTCAATTTCTTTAAAATCTTTCAACCCCAAATCACCTATTGATCCTGGCTTTAATTCCGTGATAAGGTCAGGGATTAATACTGAAAAAATAGCTTCAACATCAATTACTTTTAAAGCTTGGTCGCCTTCCTCCGTTGCCATTGTATAGATTGAACGATACATACCATTGGATAAAAGGGCTTTGTTCGAAGCTATTTTTCTAAGCTGTCCAACATTAGGGAAAGTAACTTCATACTTCTTCCCCTTGATTACTAAATCAATCTTCTCTTGTAGATTTTCCATTTTTCAATTTTTATTAAGCTGGTAAAATAATCGGAGTTAAATAACGCCCTGACATATTTCTACCTGTTATTTGTCCTTCTGTGATGTCAAACCCACTTGATTCCAAATGTAAATCTCTAATGACAGCAAATTCACCTTCTGTCACTTCATCAACAATTGCCTGTCCCTGTTGAACAACAGCTTCTTTCTTGTAGATATATAAATCTACAGGACGCCCACCAAACAAAAGGGAATTAGCATAAGTCTCAATAGAACTTACATTTCTAGGATCAAGTCCTGGGATTGTAGAATTACGAAGGTCAATCATATACATATCCGCATTGAAAGTACAAGTAACACCTAATGCTGGAAGTTCTTGAGAAGTAAAATTCCCGACTCCCCTAACATCGCCACGCTGTATATTTTCAGTCGTACGAATAGATCTGAATATCCCTATTGCAACCCCATTCACTTTGATAATTGCCCTTACGGCAGTCATTACACTTTCATTCATTTTCTATTATCCTAAGATGAATCCAGTAAATAGTAACTTGTTAACCTCACGGTTGACAATGATACCATAGCGAACACGATATGCATCGCCTTCAGTTGTTACGGTTATATCTTGGAAACTTAAGATCAAGTTATCCACAGTAGCTGTGGCAGTTATCCTTTGTAAATAACCCTTAACCCAATCTTCAACGTTTCTCGCTGAAAGTGTGTTACGATTAACCCCATTTTCTTGGTTAAGCAATTGGAGTTTAGAATTCTGTATCAATTCTTTATTTATCTGGGACGTGATTCTTCGTAATTGGATAGAATAAGAAGTCCCATTCGCATTGATAAGGTTATTGTTATTCTGTAAAGAATTAATCCCCTGTTCTACGATAAACTCCCTGAAATCTCTATCAAAATACGTTATTAAAACACCTGCCCTGATAGCTTGTCTTCTTTCTGTTAAAGTAAGGTTATGGGCTTCCCCACCGATGTCAATTGCCTTATAAGTTACAGGAACTTGAGGAGCCAAACCTGCGATCCTACCTAATACAGCTGCTGCTTTATAGATAGTCCCAAAATTCCTAAACCCACTTGGGGAATTATCAGAAGTTGTCAACGGTGCCCCATGTACAACGATAACTTTATCGGAATTAAAAAATTTAGCTGTCTCAATCGAGCTATTTGTAACACCTTCCGCAAATTCTGTAGAATCCGCACCCCCAGCTACAACCATGAATTTTTCAAACTTTGTATCAGGATCTTGGATATGTGATAATATAGCCGAATTCCTTGAATTTTGGGCATTAGCACCTGAATCAGTTGTCAAGATAAAAGAGAAATCTAATTCCCTAATCACATCGAATACACTAGTCAAGTCATTTGCTCCATAGGTTTCAGTCCCACCAGCAAATAATTGGTTGCCACTAATGGCAGTTAAATCAGCAGAATCAATAGCCCCAGTCCCATTAAGAGTAAATGTTACCTTTTCAAAATAAGTATTGAAGAAAGGATCAGAATCCATCCATGCATTTAATTCAGTTACATTTGTGAACTCATCTGATATCAATAATTCTTCAGGTTCTGTATCAGCTTGGGGGACTTCATTAAACGCCAAACCATCGGTATGGTTCCCAGTCCATGTGCCTCTCCAGAATCTAAGCCTGAATGCAGTAGGATCTACAACACCTGCTTCAAAAGTATAGGCATAACCCTTAACTAATTTACTATTGGTTTCAACACCATTTGCGATAACCCCTTCATCCACTTTAACCCTAATTGAGAAATTCCCACCATTGGTACCACCCCCAGTAGGTGCGAATGAAACAGTCGCAGCGGTTGTCGTTGCAGCACGTACATGGAAAACAGTACTAGCACCTATGTCTTGACCATTAGGCTTAAACAAAGGTCTTGCCAATTGATAAAGGATACCACCTTTCAAGAAAGCTTGATAATCTAATACATTTTCAAATTGATAAACTGCATCAACCCCTGAATTCACAGCCCCATTTATACCAGAACCGCCTCCAAATCCAGCCCCGACCCCTGTGTCGATAACAAGGATCCTACCATAATCTAAAGATTGGGGAGGGTTGTTAACACCTGATTTTATCGTGGAGTATGATCCAGGAAGAATAATCCTTCGACCATTAAAAATAATTTCTTGTGCCATTTCATTGTTTTATTCTTTAACCCGAATTGCTATAAAGATATTAATTTAAAATCTAAATTAGCCTTTCTTTTACGAATATTTTTTCCCATTCCTTCAATGTATGGGATTTGTCTTTGTATTTCTTATTTACAAAGTCTTTGGAATAAAGGTTAAACCCCATCTTAACAATGATTTCATTGGTGTTAAAAACCTTTTCTTTCTTCTTGTTGCTTGCCATGTTATAATGTAGTTGCTTGATCAAAATTAATTTTATCAATATTAGGAATCTTCCTAAATGTTGGGACATCATAATTATAATCCAAAGTTATCCTCATCGCCCGAAGATACACATTTGGAACTAAATCCTGATTAATAGAGACATCCCCCCCAGAGAAATCTGGTATTTTCATGCCTGATAATTCTAAACTATCCGCAATGGCAATAAAACCAGATTTAATTATATTATAAATTATCACAACTTGGATAGGGTCATTTGATGTTATCGCCAATTCATAAGTTGTGCCGAATGATCTAGAATATTGGTGGGAAATAGAACCATCTGAATTTGTGATTAAATTTCTACCATCAGCACCAAAACCAATAGCATTTTCTTTCCCTTTCCCTTCTGACGGTAACGTGATATGGATAGTTGGCAATTGAGCCCTATCTCTGTCAAACATTAAACGGGTTTCTAATTTCTGCCTATTCTCATCACCCTTATTCAAAATCTCCCTAGCTTGGGTCAATAAACTAATCCCATCAATTTCATTGCCATCTAAAATTCTAAAAAGGAAAGAATCACTTTCATTTCCACCATCAATGGCAGTTCGATCATCTACCCTAATTTTTTCTAACAATTCTTCTATCAAAGCTTGAAGCCTTATTTCCGGAATTAAAATAGCCATATTAAATATTATCTAAAAAGTTATCAGTGGTAACTGTCACCACATCCTGTATTCTCATTTGTGACAAAGATTTCTCCATCAATTTCCTAGCGACGAAGCCTTTATGGATCCAAGAATCAGCGTCTGAATTTTCGCTTACCCTCCTAAATGAAGTATAGGAAGAATCCGTACCAAATGTCCTTTTAGCAACCCCCTCATAAATAGAATTCTTATGCTCGTATTCTGCGAAAGTTTTCGTTCCTGTAATGATAGGGCTTCTCTTTTTCCTTTCCCTTAAATGCCTTGGCAATTCTTTACCCGTCAATCCTTTTCCTGGATCTACAGAAGCCTTTTCTTTTGCCAATTTATGCACTTCACTAGGTAATCTCCCAGAGAATGCTGAGCTCTCCCCTAATGCCCCAGGAGTAGCAAATCTGAACGGCACAGTTAAAAACCACTTACCATCCTTATTGAATTTCCTTTTTGAACTTTTTGCAAAACCCTCTTTGATATCAAAAGGGGAAGCCCCTTCTTCCAGCATCAAAGCTAATTTGCTCGCCCTTGGGGATAAACCCACTATAACATTGAAATCATCAATCCTATCTACAAATATCGCCCTTTTGTATTCCCCCCTAGTACCTTTCAACTCCCTACCGATATTAGATTCCCAGATGCTCATAAACTCATCTACTATGGCGTTCAAAGTAGATTTCATTAAAGCTTCTGTTTGTTCCTTATCTAAACTAAAAGAATCGATAATTTCAGAAACATCTATATTGATAGGTGGGATCATTCTATGTAACTATTATCAAAAACATTCACCTCCGAAAAATCAGGGTAATCTAAAGACTCATGGGCTCTAGTCGCAGTAGCATGTACAGGGTATTTCTCCCTTTCGGTTTGACCTTTTGTGTTCACCATATTACCACCCCTGACTTCTTTAGGGATATCTGTTATATGGTATTGGGTTTGGTACCTGTACCTAATTGATACAATACTCCCTTTTGTTACCCCCGAATTAGCAGTAAATCTAATAGTAAAATTAGATAAAGTGTATTCAGCTTCTGGAATCCTAACAAGTTGTTGGTTAACATCCACAAAACGATATATCTCAAAGATTGATACAGGGCGATAACTAGGGAAAACAAATAAAATTCCCCCAGAAGATTCCCTAATATCCCTCAATTCTGATAATATTGAAGTATCATTCATTAAGGTAATTCGGTCATAAATTGACAGCTGATTTTCACTGAAAGCGGAAATACTACACATCCCCATTTTTTCCTCTGACCAAGACTTATATTTCGTTTCAGTATTCATATTCTGAATCAACATTTTAGTCTGGACAGCGTTTATGTACAACCACCCGTACCCCAAGCAATTTTGGCATCCTGCACGATGGCTCCCTGTTTTTGTTTTACAAGGACACCGAACTGATTTTTCCCAAATCACATCATATCCATGTTGTTCGATAAAAGCATCAAAATCACTTTTTATGAACTGGACATTTGGCTTATGTATTAAGCTCGGAGACGCATTCTGTACAATATTCTTTCTATCTGGCATTTTATAAAGACGCTAAATTAATCCCTTTGTAAACCCTCTTTAATCTCTTCACAGATTCAACAATCTCTTTATTGTACTGCACTATTCTAGCACCGTACCCTGAATTTGTTGCTGAACTTGTAGTGCTAATATTCTGACTTAACCCATCAATGCTTAACCCAGTAGCAGCGATTCCAGCACCTAATATTAAATCCCCAGCAATATTTAATAATCCAATTGAAGCAAGCTTCCCGACAACGTTTAATAAATCCAAAGGGACATTCTCAAACCCAGTCAAATATTGGATATCAAAATACTCGGGGATTTCTCTATAAGATGTCAACCCTAAAAAGGCTGTAATACCAGTTAACAAAATATCCGCACTTGTTCTAGAAGCTACACTCCCAGTGGGAACAATACTCAAAGTCTTGTAGAAGAATTCTTCTGAATCCTTATGTGTATTCAACCAAGTGATAGGATATTTTATTTGTTCGACACCATTCAAAAATGCGAAAAGTGATAAACCTTTCCGGATAGGTAATTTCAATCTCAAAATAGGGAAACGATTGTAATAATCATCATGGAAGAAAGTCACAGTTTCGTTGATGAATTTCTGTTCAAACCTAATATCAAAATAATTTTCAACTTCGGTTTGGGCAGATTGAATATAGAACCTTATATCTTCATCACTTAATTCTGTGCCATCATTACTTTGGATTCTAACTCCATGCAAATAAATGGAGAGTAATTCTTCCGGAGAAATAATTAACCCTTCATTCTTCCTTATTTTCACACTATATTGGATTGTTGGCATTACTTACTTTTTTCAATAATTAAATCAACAAGTTTATCAGCAGTCAGGTATTTATCATCATCACCCTTCATCTCCTCTTCTGTACACCCTAATTCAACGCAAAGTTTCTTCACATCGTTTTTAGATAAACGGAGTAATTCACTTTCGTATTTAGCAGATTCGTACTTATCAGTCAATTCTTTATTAGATTGCTCCAATTCAGAGTTCTTCGCTTTTAACTTTGTATTCTCCTCAAGGGCAGCAACCAATTTTGTATTGTCGTTAGCCTTTTCGAACTCAGCTTTCCAATTTGCGGATTCCTCTTTGGATGTAGCAAGGTCAGCTTTGTAATCCTTAATGATTGAATCCTTAGAATTCAATTGCTTCTGGAGGTCTTCGTTATCCCCCTTTAGGTCTTCGATCACATCTTTCAGCTGAGAAATATTTTTCCCATCAACTTTATGTTTTTCTTCTTCAGTGACCCCCACTTCCGGAACTTCCCCTTCATTGAAAAGCATCCCTTCGTAGACTTCCAATAATTTATCTACAGATTCATCTTCAACTTCTGCTAATCCTAAGCCATTGAAATCTAAGGTAATCCCATCCACAAAAGTGATAGATTTTCCGAACCATTTTTTATTTACTGTTTGCAAAGTTACCATAATAAATTACTATTTATAAAAAAGGGGGAGGATTGACCTCCCCCTTTTTAGGTTATTTAAACAATCTTGGTTTAAGTTAAACTCTCCCCAAGGTTAATTATTCTCGCAATTTTTCCTGGTTGATACAATAATGGAGTACCATAATTGATAATCGCAAATCTCTTAGAAAGAGTTGTAATAGCGAATTCAACCTTAGAAGCATTTGATAATTGGATGTATTCCCAAATTTGATTTTCAGGTTCAAACACAAATGCTGAATGAGTATTTGGCAAAGTTCTGTTACGATCTCTAACCGCACCAGCAGCAGCACCGTCATAACCAGCAGTACGTTCCGCAATGGAAACTTCCATAATAGGATAGAAAGTTGCAGAAGTCCTATCAGTAACATCCGCCTCAGTTCTGTAGATAATAAATCCAGTCGCTGGGTTAGAGTTATCAGTGATAGTAAATTTCAAATCAACTGCTTGAGTTGCTGTAACAGCTTGGGCAGTAGTATTGAAAGAAACAAACGCTGATTGCCCAGTTGAATTCTTAGCTACAACACCGTAGAAGTAAGAACCAGCACCATCACCAAACTTAGTGCTTGTATCCGTCACAACTGCGATAGGGGTAGTTCCGTCAATAGTAGGACTTGCTGGTGCATTTTGCCCCTCAACAGCAGAATTTGAACGTTTTGTACCACGTCTATCGAAGAAGATATCGTGCTTCAAATTAACAGCCCCATACTGAGTTTGTGTAGTATTTACACTTTGACCCATAGTAGCTCCGGAAACGGCTCCTGGCTGCCCTACGAAAATTCTCTTAGATTCGTGGAATCTTTTCACATAATTACTGAATACTTGAGGATTTGAAAGAATAGTAGAAACTCTACCAAAACGATCATTAACAACTGCGTGAGTTGCATCTTCAATTAAATCATCGCTTAAAGCTTTACCACGTGCATCAATAACAACTGAATCGTTAGCGTAATCATCAAGTGTAGAACCACCGTTGGCTTCTAAAACACCATCATAATGCTGTTTAAACACACCATTAAACGCCAAACTATCAGTATCATTATTAGAAGTAGAAATCGCCTTGTTAATCTCAGTTAACAACCAAATCACTTTTGATTCAACCTCACGGGTGTAAGGGTCAATCCCATCAGCATTCTTCACAAGCATAGCTTGGTGAGTCAATTCCCCAATGATACCTGAGTATCTGATCAACGCAGACTTACGTCTGTAAGAAGTATCATTTGACTGAGGGCTTGCACCTTCTTGCATAAAGATACCCACGTTATCACCATAACTAACCAATTGGTTGTACTGGTGAACAGTTTCGTAAATCGTATGCTTTGGAATCATATTCCAAGTTACAAGATCGGAAAGTCTATTTTGTAGAACTTTCACCAAAGGATCAAGTGATTCTGGCTTCAATGAAGGACCAGAGCTCAATTGATCTAACAATTGTGTACCAGTTTGATTACCAGCAATAATTGCCTTCAAAATATCCTGGCCAGCACCACTATCATTTTGCCCATATAGAGCTTGTAATAAATCGTTATCCATTTTTATTTAAATTAAGCTATTTCAACTCCGTTTTTCTCTCCGAGTATTCCGATTGCTTCTTTAGATAAGTTGCCACTAACAACAAAATTGCTGATAGCCTTAGAGATAACATCTTTGTCATGATCTCCAAGATCACTTTCAAATGCCTTTTCTAATTCATCAATAACTTTTGTCTTTTCAGATTTACGAATAATTCTCTTTCCATCTTCGGTCTTTTCTTCCCCATTTTGGATGAAATTAAGCGAATTCATCGCTTTCATTTTACCAAATGGAGCATTAGCCATATCAGTAATGGATTTCTCAATTTTTTCGTATTTTTCGTTTGTGGCTTGAAGCTGGTTGGATATCTCACTAAATTTGGAATCAAGGTTAAGCCCTTCTAGAGATTTCTCAATCGCATCACTGGCAATCTTACCAAAATCAAAAGATTTTAAAAGCTCATCAGCAGTAGTTTCTTTTTCGGTTTTGTTCAGATCGTCTTTTTCAGATTTTTCTAAATCTTCCTTATCCTCTTTTTCGGATTTATTCAGATCATCTTTTTCGGATTTTTTAAGGTCATCACCATGGGCACCAGTACCAGTTAAATTCCCGTACATGTCTTGAAATTCCGTCATGGCTTTTTCCATTTTCCCCATGCGGTCTTTCATATCCTTCATGTACTCACCTTTGTCCATAGCCTTAGACATCTCATCCATGTCACCTTTCATGATGTTATACTGATCCATCGCCTTTTTCATCATGTCCATTTTACCTTTCATGGTGTTATAGGCTTTCATCATATCATCATCGTACATAGGCTTTTTCTTCCCCATATTTTCTTTCTCAGCTTTTTCAATGATAGAATTAACTTCATCTTCTGGAAATATATTAGAGAGAGACTTTCTTAACTCATCAAGTTCTTCCTGATTAAGTTTTTCTTTATTTTCTTCCATTAATTATTCTTTTGAGAATAAGAATCGAAATTAATGTTACGGAGTTAAAATTTTACGAATTGAATTATCTCTTGTAGATAACGAGATAAAGTTAATAAATGGAATTAACTTTACAAAAGATTCATGAGATAATTTTTTGCTTTATATTTTTGGTCATCAGTTAAGATGTCCAATTCTATAGCCTTACTGATTGAATCTGCCATACCTTTAAATACAGCAACATCCTTCACTTCTTTATCCAAACTCTCTGGAATAAGAGGGGCTGTATTAGAAGTTGTCATCGCTTTGGTTACTTCTTCAAGGGTGAAATCTTTCCTTAAAACATAAGTTTTCCCCCCTTTTTCAATTTCTAAAAGGAAATCCCCATTTTCATTTTTCTTGACATCATATTGGTATTCAATGAAATCTTCTTTCTGTTCACCCTTCACAATATCAACAAATGTGTTCTTGTTCACTGGGGATGGTGTTATCGCAACACCTGTTATCAACGCCTTAGTGATTTTCTTAGGGTTGATTGGGTCTCGCTGTATAGCCCTACCCTCAATTGACCAACCTAATTTGCGATTTTTTGAAGATTTGTTCAAGATATTGCCAAGCTCCCAAACTCTTTTTGCTTGAGCTGAGCCGTTGTAAAGGAATCCTTCGATATAAAGCCCCTTATTTGTAACCTCGGCTTTATCTGGTTCCCCAATAATCATCCCAGGATCTGTCTTGCCAAAATGGTTATAGTTGATGTATCCACTATCAACAAATCTACTTAGGTCAAAGCCTTTGGGGTCTAGATATTCCCCTTGACTATCTTCATCCGGAGTAGAGGCTATGCCCTTAACACGCATAACATCTTCACCTTTCTTGTTTTTAGATTTCTCTATATCACAAGGGATAAAGAAATTAAATTCGTCACTTCTCTGAGTCATCCGTTTTCTCTTTCTTGTTTTCTCCGGATTCTTTCACTTTTTTCAAGCTTTTAACAGATTCGGCATCATAAGCAAATCTGCTTTTTTTATTCTCTTTTGCCATAATTATAATAATTCAACTATTATGCCCTTTTCCTGTTTTTCGAGTACTTTAAATTTTGCACCTTTATCAATCAAATATTCTAATTCTCCAGGATTACCAACATTAGCCACGTTGCTACCCGACTTTGCCAAAATTTCTATATTGAATTTCCCAAAATGAGTAATTTCCTTTAAAGAAGTTGAGCTAAATGATTTATCCTCATATTCATCCCCAACATTTAAGCTTGAGAAAAATTCTTCAGCATCGCCCCATACCCTCCTGTTAAGGGATATATTCTCTGTAATCTTATTGCCTTTTATGAAAGCAGATATTGCATCAGTCGCTGTTTTCATAGTGTCGTTGTTGACATTGAACTGGAACCCTTCTTGCAAATCTAATGTATCTTCTTTTACCTCCCCATTAGTGAGGTATTCCCTTACAGCTTCATAACCATCTTCAATATACATATCCAATGCTTTTTTCTGCATAAAATTCTGGGATAAATTAGTTTCAGAATCCGCTGAACCTTTGTCATAAAAATTCCTTGCCTTACCAAGATTAAATTTACCGCCTTCATTGAAATTTTTGAACCCTTTCCGGAGCCCTTCTGTAGACTCCCTTCTAGAACTTTGAGCCTTTTGTTCAAGGGCTTTCAATTCTTTCATGATGCTATTTATCTGCTGTATATTTTCGTCCATTGCCTTCGTATCTGAATAATCAATGTCCGCATTTCTCAATTCCCTTAACTTTTCTTTCAAGCCTTCCGCTGTGGTATCATCCGTAGCCCCTTCTTTGGATTCTTCGGCTTTCTTTTCCCCTTTAGGGGCTTCAGTTGATTCTTCTTGAACCTTTTCTTCTTTTTCTCGCCTATCAAGCTCCTGATGGGCAGCAGAACGAACCTCAGAGTCTTTTGCTTCTTTTGCAGCTACTTCTAAAGCACTGCCACTTGCTTCTTTTGCCTGATCCGCCAAAGGAGTTTTAGAAGTAGATTTTTCAGGCTCCTCTTTTTTTTTATCGGAACCACTTGAGGGGGCTTCTTCTTTTTTATCAGAGCCGTATTTTTGGCCAACCCTTTTCAATTTCCTATTTACAGAATTATCCGCATAAACCCCAGTCCGTGCTTTCTGAATAATATCTTCACTAATCAAACCTGAATCAAATGCCTTTTCTAAAGTGGCCAATTCTGATTTTTCTAATTCTTTTAATTCTTTCCTGTACTTTTCCAGTTCTTTTTTCTGGGTTTCCAGTTCTTTTTTGACCGTATCACTAGGGTTCTTGATATCAGAAAATACTTTAACCAATCTCTCATGTTCAACAATCATATCCGCAAGATGTTCTTTCCAACCCCCTTTGGATTTCTCTTCTTTGGCAGGTACTTTTGATTCTTCAGCTTTCTTCAACCCAGCTTCTGATAAAGCAATAGCAATCGCCTGTTTCTTATCCGTTACTTTAGCACCAGAACTTGTTACCAAATCCCCTGCCTTAAATTCACTCATGACAGTAGATATCTTATCTGTTTGGGCTTTTGTTTGGGCTTTCTTGATAACATCAATACTGACATGACCATCTAAATAAGCCTTACAAATTGTCTCCATTGATTTAATGATCTTGGCTTTATTAGGCTTAATGCCTAATATTTCCATAACATTCTTTTTCATGTTAAACACCATTTCATATTCATCAACTTGATCTAAATCAACCCAACGGTAATCCCTAGTTTCTAGGAATTCTAAAACGACAGGTTTTTCAAGAGAATTAACCTCTGTTTGGAAATAATGTATCTCCACAAAAGAATCCTTATGGATGCCAACTTCCTTCATTTTTGTAACTGAAAGTCCTGATTCTTCAACCAATTCCCTTTTAGCAGCAGTTTCAAAATCTTCTCCAGGATCAACATGACCCCCAGGAATTACCCAAGCACCCTTATGCGTATCCTCAAACATACTCCTCTTTAATAAAAGGAGCTGCCCTTTTTCATTAAGGACTATAATATCAGAATATTTAATTTTGGCTTTTCTCGCTTTAGAAAATTCCTCTAAAGACATAAAGCCAAATTTAAAGGTCTTTTTAAGGAGATTAAACTCTTTAAGTTCTTTTTCAGCCTTTTCTATTACCTGAGAAACTTTAGGATTCGAAAGGATCGATTCCATCTCTTTTTCAAGGGTTTTCTTTTCAGTGTACACCCCTGATAATTCTTTTGAATAATGTGACATAAAAGAATCCCAACGAGAATCAATACTTTTTAGTATTTCTTCGTTATCTTCCCCACTTTTTCTAACCTTATGTTGGTGTAAATTCTTTTGGTAATCATTACTAAGGTCATCAATCCTAACTTTCAAGGAAGAAAGGCTCTTCTTTATCTGGTCAAGCCTTTCCAGTTTACTTTCTAAACGGTTAAGCCCTAAAATATTTGATATTATCTTAAAATCCATAATCTTAAAATCCAAGTCTTGTTGCTGTATTTATTGTCAAATTATAACTCTTTTTGTCACCAATATTATTGACAACAGTTTGAATTTTTAACACTTCAATACATTTTTCAATATAATCACGTGCAAAATTATTGTATCTTTGCATTTTCCCACGCATTTCTTGAGAAATTTGCTGCGACTTTGCAACGTCAATTTGTGCTGGGGATGGGCTTTCAGCCTGTGGGTATATTTGAGAATAACTGTACAAATAAGGAACTTTATCAATTAAATGTTTGTACTTCTTTAATTGATAAGAACTATTCACTTCATCAGGTTGCACACCGATTTCCTTAACACACATTTTCATTGATGCCATAATTTCCATCTTTTTCAATTTATAGATGGCTAACATCCCAGTCAATTTTTCCTTAATCTCAGAGCCTTTTTTGGAAATATTCATTTGCCCTTCCCTTACCCCATGACTCAAATCATCAACGATCCCTTTTTGGATTTCTTCAGCCTCAGGAGATAATTGAAAAAATACACTCCTCATTGTTTCTAACTTCTGGTCTAATTTTTCTGAATAATCCATCATGCTGCGACTTTTATAAAATAAATAATTATTGACGGCACTAGGGCGATCGCCCCACCAAGGAATCCGTAGAATCCGGACTTCACTTTTAATTTACCCACTTCCACTTTTAAAGCGGTGACATCTGCTTTGATTTCCTTAATATCAGTCTGCATCGTGCCTAAAAACTGCAATATTAATTCATCTGCTTTTGAATCTTTTCCCATCTTATTAACAAGATTTGATAATTTCCTCAATTTTACGTTTAGGGAATGAATCTCCTTACTTTTAACGCATATTACGAAACGTACATAAAAATAAACAATAAACCCACAAATAATTGGGCTTAACAATGCTAAAAATAAATCCACATCAGGAGTCTCTTTTGTACCGTACAACACCAATGATTAATACAATGAAGAAAAAGGCAAATTCACCTATCAAAAATACCCCCTTATTTGTTTGGTCAAGGAATGGGATTTGAAAAATATTACATACTTCCCCAATAAAAGCCAACACAGACAAAATAAAAAGGGTTAATGCTAAAGCCTTTTTGAAAACATTCTTTTTCTCAACCTTTAAGAAATAAACAAATAACATCAATACAGACCCCCCACTAAATTGCTGAGCAGCAAGATAAATGTCCATTGGGTCAGCTTTTGGTAAAAGCCCTTGGAGTAATACATGAGCATTACTCCCTAGGACTAATAACAAGAAGATGATAAAAATATCAATATTATTTTTTATGAATTTATTCATCTTTTTTCTCTTCTGTTTCTTCACTTTCACCAGTAGAAGGAGTTTCCCCTTCTTTATCTTTAGGCTTCTTAGGTCTTTCCCCAAATATAGGCATAATTATAAATTTTTGTTATCCACGGTTAAAGTCATTCTATTAAAGTTTAAATATATAAAAAATTATTCACATTTTAAATATTAATCTTTCAAACTAACCCTGAATATCTCTTGGGCTGATGGGTTCATAGCTAAAGTTCTCGTCCCTGATGCCCAGGACATGACAGTATTGCCCTGTAACCTTATATTATCATTAGCATCCACATGAGCCAATATTGAAGTAGGGAATTCAGAATGCCTCCATTGTAAACTCGAAACATCATATTCTGTTACGTGGATATATTTGAAATCAAGGTAATTTTCTGGTAAAGCTACCGAGCTAACCAATTCCCCACTTGTTGTTCCCGTTCCAGTGGCTTCATAGACCACAGATTCGGCTTTAGGGATAAGCCCATTACCTATCATTGACCCCAATGGTAGCCCCAATTCTGTAGAGAAGACAACCTCTTTTACATCTGAACCTTCAATCAATCTTGCAAAACCAAAATTCCATTTGTCATTAACATGTTGCTGTAATAAGGCTTGCAATTGCGAGTGTCTTAAATATCCTGGACTATTAATTGCACTGAATCTAAGTAACTGCCCACGTTGAATTGAACTTCTTGAAAATCCCATATCATCGCCTGTTACACTACCTGATATCGTAAAGTCTATGTTGTTTAACTGAGTATAAGTAGTACCATCATATAAAGCAGCAACCACTTCAAAACTGTTTGCTGCCGATAACGGCAATAATTCAAACACTAAATAATTGATGCCTGTACCTATAGTTGGATTAGTAAGTGATCCTGCATTAAAGGATTCCCAATTCTCAGAACCAGACCCAGGAGTTGTATTTACTTGAATCTCATTGGATGTATTCACACGAACGAAAGGTGTTCCTAAGCCAAGCTCAACTAAAGCACCATCACCAGTCTGGGCATCATTACGCTGCAATTGAACTAAGCATAGTCTCTTATCAAGTACTCCAAAGCCATTAATAGTAAATGCAGCATTATTTGCTGAAATAGTCAAAGCATCATCAATGTATCTATTGGCATTTATGGTTGTTGAATTTGCCATATCACGCCAGTCAATACCCCTTGAGTATCCAGTATCATACGCAATTCTATCAGCCAAATGAATATCACGAACAGTAGCACCTGAGAATAACACCTCAGCTATACTTGCCCATGCTTCACGTTGGTTAACCTTAGACTGCAATGCATCAGAAAGATTAATTTCAAAAATATCCAAATTTGGATTATTATACCTATCAATCACAGATCCTAGATATATTCTAATAGTATCCCCAGCTGTATAAAGGACGTCTTCTACGGATAAATAATCACTTTCAGTACCAAAATCACCTTGATGAACAAAGTCAGTGGCTAAATTCCCAAGCCTTGTGAAATTACCATTAGAATCCTCACTATAAACATACAAAGTTGGAAGGACAGCAGATAATGAAGATTGCGTCCCTGCTAGCCTTATAGCAAGTTTACCATGGATATTACTAGCATTCACATACTCGTCAATATCGCCATTAATATTTAAATCTGCCGCATCATAAGTCTCAGGTGGCATATAGATTTTAAGCCTAATTTCTCCAGCATTATCAGCATAATCAGCCCCCCTTGTAACTGAATTCCTTGTGCCTTGTGGGGTTATCTGGATATCAGTTAAAAAATCTTGCTCTAAAGCTGAAATCCTCCTCACTTCATGGGCTGGTAAAACAAACCATTGATGGGGAGTAGCAGACCAACTCGTAAATGTCTCTCCTTCCCAAACTACCCAATCTCCATTCTGCATAACTTCCCCAAATCTCCCAGATCCATCTGCGGGGGCATTAACAACTTTATACGCATTGCCTTTTACAACTTGGGTTGGTAATACCCCTGTCGGGGAAGCATCCCAATTATCCCGAGTTGGGTTTATGAGCTTAATAGCCTCTAAAGTACTCCCACTAACATCACTGATCCCGCCAATAGACTGGAACACATAGTCAGAAATAGTGCCACTTGTCCTTGTTACTTCAACCGTAGCAGCTATCCCACTCCTAACAACAATAGATGTAGCCCCTCCAATTTGGGGTGATGGTGCAGCCCTAGGGACTATCCTCAAGAATGTAGAGCTTCCCCCAGTATATTCAATAACAAATCTAATCACCTCAGGTAATCCGTTGGTAACTAGAGTATCAAAAGCGGTATTCAAATCCGAAGTTCCTGGTAATGTAAATGTTACAGGGACAAACCCTGCATTTGATATACACCTAAGCCTAGTTTGCTGCCTACTCCCGAACCATTCAGAGATATTAGAACTTTGGGCTGAATAATTACCTGAGAATGTAAATATCGCTGAACCAATCCCAGTGCCATCTATTCTTGAAAATCCAGTCCCAATATCACTGACCCCATTCAATAACCCAGCATATGCTCCAATAAGTTCTACTTCATTCGCCACGGCAACCTTACCTCCTTGCAGGGCTGCCCTTAATCTATATAATATTTGTCTATCTGCCATAACCTTTAATTTATAGTTACATTATAAGTTTGCCCTGTTGAATCTGCATTCAATGGTCCGATTACATAGGAATCAAATGATTGTCCCCCTATGGTTCTGACATCTTGAGTTCTAGTAAAAATACTAGTCACATCCTGCTGTAAAACAGTGTCAAATATTGTAAGGGTATGGATATTCCTAGTTAAAATGCCAAAATACTGCCCCGACGTTACTGCCCCAGTGGATATTGATAAAGTCTGCCCTGTAGCAGAACCAACTTCTTGCTGGTCAAACCCAGATATATCCACAGTGCTGAAATCATTACTTGAATTGAGCCCATCATAAATGTATTCATGGGCTGCAACATCTGCTATGTTTATAGTCACTGTGTTCGACGTTATAGTGTTTGATCGTAAATCAGTTCCTGATAATTGGAATGTTAGGGTTGCATTTGAACTTGTAACAATTCCAGAAAGAGTTACATTGACAGAATTTGCACCATCTGAAATAGGTAAAGAAATAACTTTGTTATCCCCAGTAACAACTAAAAGTTGTAAGGATGTAAGGTTTGCTGAATTATGGGCATCAAAAGTTATTTGTTTTTGCACATTTAAATCTGTCCCCAGATTTACCCTGCTAGGAATATCAATATTGAAATTTTGTAAAGTAGGGGCATGGTATGCTTGCCCACCAGTTAATGTAGATACAGAAACTTTCTTCTTATTGTTACTATCCTCAGAATCTTCTATCAAAACAATATCGTCATTGTGAATGGTAGTTTTTTCCGTAATGGCATCAATTTCTCCTGCGACATTATTATGAATCGCATCAGAATCATCAGTATCTAGATTCCCAATCTGTACTTTCTTCTTATTATTAGAATCTTCTGAATCTTCAATTAAGATTATATCCGCCCCTACTGGATCAGTTTTTTCTGAAATAGCTTCAATTTCTCCTGCGATGTTATCATGGATAGCATCATTATCTGCTCCACTCCCAGGAGATGGATTCACCCATGACCTAACACCTGCTGCAGTTGAGCTTAGTATCTGGCCATCACTTGTAGGATTTCCCAAACCATCTTCTTTCCCAGATAACCCATCATTTACAAAATTTTCAGTAGCAATATTTTGCCTTACAACAGGTAAAACCACAGATTGAATATAAGGGAAGAAATTACCATTAGAAGTATCCCCAAATCTGATACCATCTGTACCATCAAACGCACCCCCTAATAGAGAAGCACCTGAAGTCCTAATATAAATCCTTGTATTTGCGTCAAATATCCCGTTATTTTCTATAGCAAATTGGAATACACCACCCCCCATATCTGTCAAATCTGCAGATGTGATATCCTCATCATATACAGTATTACCAGTCTCAGATAACCTTATCTGGAAATTCAAAGTCCCTGTTAAGGCTCCACCGTCAGGTTTAAATCTCACAAGTAAAAATAGAACATCATTTTGGACTTGGGTGCTGAAGTTTAATTCAACATTTCCAGAAGCCACAGAATCGGCTGTTATCTGGATATCCCCTGTGGTAACTGTTTGGGTATCATCAAAAACTGTAGCCTTAGAGAAACTAGAATCATCAAATAATTGAATATTAAAAATCCCTTTTCTTCCTGTGGTTAATGAAGTCGCCACGATCCCCCTAGCAGCAGAAGATACAATACTATCCCCTAACATAAATGATCCAGGAGGGAACATAACCGTTTTAAGGAAGATCATTAAGTCATCAGTTTCTTCTAATGAAGAACTCCCGTATCCTGTCGATATTTTTACAGGGAGCCTCCCTTCTTGGACTGTTTCTAATGAGGTTAATGTATCCGCTTGCGCCTGTGTTATCCCAGGATCCCCCTGATCACCTTTATCCCCTTTCGGTCCCCTAGCGATTTCAATCCTATCTACCCAAGCATTAGTTTCATAACGTTGGATCCTGTAGAAAGTTTCACCTGTAACTAATAATGCGCAATATTCTCCCTCGGTAGGTGATGGAATAGCTGCATCTCTTTCTGCTTCAGTATCAAAGAACCGATCTTCCCTTATACTGAATACTGAACCACCACCCCCACTAAAATTTATTTGTTCCTGTACATAATCGTAACAATCTTGATAAGTTGTGAACCCTGTCCCATCTTGTCTAAAAATCATAGAAAAATGGACATTGGTGAATTCGTTCCTATCGGTATTCACTCTCCCCAAGGTTAAAGTCCCATTTACAGGGTCTCCGCTTAAAGAATACGCACCTGCAGGGAGTGATTTATTATCCCTCATAGAAACACCAGATGTACTTCTGAATATTCTCATTTGTTAATGTATTAAATCAATCCGATTCTAACATTACGGTTATGCTGCAAATTCCTTATCTCCAACAAAAATCTTCACTTTTGCTTTTCGTTTAGGCTTCACATCTTTAGGGTATTCAAATCTCCCTGTTTCAGGATTCCATTTTGTGCCTTTCGGTACATGCTTTAAATCACAACGGCACCAAGGATGAACTGGTCCGACTGTGGCTTTCCATTCCTTGACCTTCCTACCAATGTTAGTCCCATTAGCAATAAGCTCTGAAATCTTATACAATATCGGTTGGCTGCCAATTCCTGCTGTTAAATGCAGTTTTATACAATGTCTGCAAGCACCTTCATAGGTTTCTTTATAAACCAAAGCATCTTCCCCAAAATCTTCTAAGAACGTTCTCAGCCTACCCCGATTATAAATATCCTGCATTTCTGTTTCAACTAGCCTTCCCCAGTCTTTCTTCCAATCCTCAAGCTTAGTTGCAATTCCGCTAATAATCCCCTGTATGGATTTACGATCTACAACACCACGTTTTATCTCCCCACGGATGACTTTTTCATACTCAAGTCTCCTTTTTTCGTCTTCTTCTACAATGATCCCCCGTGCTGTTTCTTTTGTTTTCAGACCTATATTTTTTATATGCCCATAAGTTTTTTGCTTAGCAATACGGAGTTCATTCTTTTCATTACGAGATAAAGGGATATACTGCCCTTGTTGCAAATATTTTGTGAAGTCACTATAAGTAATCTTGCCAGCTTGTAAATCAGTTAATTGAGCGGATAATCTCCCCCAAAAAAATGATCTCACCGCTGGTGGGAATTTATTATATAAAGAATCCGGATCTACACCAAAAGATTCTAATAGAACCCTATCCTCGTTTGTTAAAGCATCAACACCCAAAGTTGTGGCAATCAAGAAAGAATTATTGTATTCAATAATCTTTAAGATCTCTTCTATTTGGACTGGTGTAAAAATCATTTCTTCAATGTTACCATTTTCTTCGCCAAATCAACAATCATCTTGTTCATTTGGAGATTAAACATATTGTTCATTTCCTTTTCGTACCCTAGTACGACATTCGGATTACGTGGGGGATCCTTTACTTTCCTTTCCCTTCTATAAGGGGTTAAATCCCTCTTGTTTATTTTGACTCCCCCAACTTTTACAAAATCAGCCATATTTAATCTTTAAAAGCATTATCAATATAAGATAAAGTCTCTTTGATGATAGGATCTTGTTCAGAAGCCTTTTCATATTCATCAAAAACATTCTCAGGCTCATCCGTGCCAGCTTCTTTATTCATTTCATCTACAGCAGCGTTACTTTCCGGACTTCCCCCTAGCATCATTTGCTTATATTGGTAGAATATTTGATTCACGATAATATCATCATCCTCATTTAACTCACGATGTGAATATTTCTTGAACATATCCTGTAGGGAAACAACCCCTGCTTCCAATTTTAGCTTATCCGTTTTAATCTTAGCTTCTTCATCCTCAAGATCAATTCCTGTAAATACAAATTCAAAATCCCTATGAATTTCACTAACGATGAATTTATTTATAACCTTCTGGATAAAGAGTAAAATAGGTTTCAGCCCCTTTTCCCTTGAATGTTCCAACCTTTCTTTTTGACCCCTTTCACCAAACATTTGGTTTGAGTTCTTGAAATTCAATCCAAGCTCACTTGGGTCAATAGAATACACTGAACAGAAGATCATTAATAGGAATTCTAACCAAGGTTGAAATTCCATATCTTTATTCGACTTTTGCAAGTCAATCCATTCGACATCTAAACCTTCAATGACAGGAATCTTATGGGAATTATCAACACCAGCAATTGTTGTTCTCCAGAAATTACGGAATTGATTGATTGAATTTTGATCAACATTGTCCCCTTTAAAATTCAGGATACCTTTTGCATTACTACCCTGTTTAAAGAAGTTACCGTTGTAATCCATACCAAAAAGAATCCAACTTATCAATTGACTAGCAATTTCAATTTCTGAAACTCCATAGAAGTTCTTCCCAATATCTGTTGTTTTATTCCGGATAGCCGTGCTCAATTCCCAAGGATACCAAACAATCGGTTCCTCGGTGATAGGGTTGTTTTGGATTTGCCCACTCCAGACTTGGCAATATCTAGGAAAGTACCCAAATTGTTTATCATGGCTACCAAAGATATCCTTTTCCCCACCCAAACTGAAATTCGGGTCAATAGTATTTAAGTATCTGATTGTGGATGCGTCAACTGCCTTGTATGACAATAAATCAAATGAATTTGACCTTTGGTTTTCAAAACCAAGAAAATCATAAGTTAAACTGTCTTTTAGGATAAGCCTAACAAAATCATCAAAATCATCAAAATCATCCCATTTAGCATGGTCAAACTTAGAATCATTCTTAGATGGCTTACGGCTGTTATCCAAGAAATCAGCGATATATTCAATTATCACCTTATCCTCATCAGAAACTTCCTTATCCCTCTCTTCAAATCTACTGAGTTTACGACGTATCGTGTACCCCTCAGACTGATCATCCGTAGTAAATTTTAGAAAATTTTGCACTTGGAAAATACGAGTTTTATGTATTAACCAAACATATGGGACTTCTGCAACCTTTTTTTGTACAGAAAACCCCATTCGTTTTTTGGTATCCTTAAACCCAGTACCTGTTGTGAAAGCCTCGTAAGGCTCAAACATAAACGCCTTCATGCCTTGAGATGGCTGTTTATTCTCCAATTTCTCAAGATATCTTCTTGCGGTTATAATATCCTTTGGGTTATCAGATTTTAATGCTTTTTCAATTTCTAAAAATTTCTGAACTGACAATTCTTGTATTTTATCATCAATTTCTTTGAAATCTGGCATATCTTTTACAGATCAAATTTTTGTCCAACTCTCCCCAAAGCTTCATTCAATGGGCATTCTGTGTAGACCCCAACCTCAACAGTTTTAGGGGTTTCCTCCCCATTTTCTGATTTTTCGATTATTTCTTCTTCTTTTTTAACAAAAACTTGAGGGCGAACGTAAACATTCTTGTAATCTAAAGATTTATCAAATGCGTCATCCCTTTCAGAAATAACTTGCACATGCGTGAAACAAGATGCTTCCGCACGGAATTCATTTAATGCATCAACTGATTTAGCATCCTCACTTTTCTCAAGGTCTTGGAACGCCTTGAATTTTTTCGTCAACAATTCGGCAGCTTCTTCTTTTGTGTAAACTTCCAAATTATTCTTTTCTACTAGGATATCAAAATCCTTTTTGGCTTGTCTAATCATTGTTTGAAATTTCAAATAATACCAATTTTCTATAAAATTATCATTTTTTTTTGGCAAAACAAAAAGTTTGGCTAATTTCATAGATCTTTCATATTCCAATTTTTCAAGTGATGCGTTTATAACCTTTGGATCAGTAAATTTATACTTGGAAAACCGCTTCAAATACTTTAAAGGGCTTTGTCCATTGATATCTTTTGGGTTATACCCGTTATCAAACAATTTGACAACGTTACCGTATCCGGAAATATGGCATGCAGCCAATATCCCAAATAGGGTGACTTTCACACCTTTGAATTCTTTTCCTACATATTTTTCGATATAATCAACATCTCTAGAATCAGGTCTCCACCATTGATTCTTCAGTTGTTTTATATCATCATTTATTTTTAAATTGATTAATTTCTCTTGGAGGGATTTAGGGAAGATTTCAGGATCCCTTTTGAATTTTTGGAGAGTTATGCCTTTATATCCAAAATATTTAATTGTATTCGGCATAAATTGCCAACAGCCCATAGCCCCGATGCTATTATATGCTTTGGCGTTCATTCGGGATTCGTACATCCCTAAAGCATGAATTGCTTTCTCGTTTTCTTTTTCTAATTTGTCAATTTTCATTTTCTCCCAAAGGAATTCCCCATTCGCCCTGATAATATAATTAGAAGGAGGGGCAAATAGATCCATTGGATTTAATAGAAACACAAAATACGCTGCAATAAACAAAATAATCTTTGCATAAGTTTTCATACATTTTAATTTGGTTAAACATGTATAGGGTGGCTAAAACATAGTCACCCTAATTTTAACTGAGGGAAGGGGGAGATTCGAACTCCCGACCTGATGATTAACAGTCAACTGCTCTAGCCATCTGAGCTACCTACCCAAAAATATATTTTAAACTGGGTGCTGCAGGGACTCGAACCCTAATCTTCAGAACCACAATCTGACGCTTTTACCACATAAGCTAACAACACAGTAGAGAAAGAGGGACTCGAACCCCCAGCATCAATCAAGAAACACCACCAGAGCTCTTACTATCATGAAGTTGCACCCTGACCCACCCCGACTAGTATTTAGGCTGCCATATCTCTATAAATTTAGAAGTCGTACTAGGATTCGAACCTAGGATCTCAAGAGCCAAATTCTTGTGTATTAAACCAGCTATACCATACGACTAAGTAAATAAGCCCAAGGGGGACTCGAACCCCCAACGGATATTCCACAGGTAATACGTACTCCCTGCTTCCTAATTACAGTACTTTCCACTTCAATGAATCTGGTTTTCAATTCCGAATGAATCAGGGAGCGACCCCAAAGCTTCATCACATCCATGTTACGCCTGTTACCACCTACCCCTAACAATGGGCTCAACCCCAACTGCTACCCGATAGGCGCAATTGTCCAATTCTGCCATTGGACTTATTTGTATGGATAGTAGGACTCGAACCTACGACCCCCTGCTCCCAAAGCAGGTGCGCTACCAACTACGCCACATCCATATAAAGGGGAGGAAAATAGGAGGGTGATCTTTATTTATAACACGGGGATCGAACCCGCAACCCTTTGTGCCTAAAACAAATGCTCGACCAATTGAGCTAATTATACGAAGTAACCCTTTCCTGTTACTACCCCTAGCAGTCCCAATGGGATTCGAACCCATCTGATCTTCCTCCGTGACAGGGAGGTGGCCACACCCAGCAGCCCCTGAGACTAAAAACCGAGGAGAACTTTATCTCCCCGATGAATGAACCAAAATATAATCAAAAAACAAAAAGCTTCTTTTCAAAAAAGGAGGGAAATTGGATAGGCTACAGAGGGACTTGAACCCTAACACATTTATTAACAGTAAATTGCTCTACCACTTGAGCTACGAAGTAAGCCTGTTTCCTTACCATCCTTTTAGTAGTCCGTATGGGATTCGAACCCATGACTCCAGATCGAAAGTCTGGTGACTTAAACCGCTTGTCGAACGGACCAAGTAGGAGTCTCCCGCCCCCGAGATCCTCCAAATATAATTATTAACTTATAGAAATGAAAACTATCTTAGAACAAAGATAGGACGAAGTTGGAAGCGGTGTTATTGTTGTAATACAAAACCCTAATTTTTGCGTGTCTACCAATTTCACCATCTCCCCAATTTTACTTGAACTTTTTGCGGGGAGACTAGGACTCGAACCTAGATAAAACGAAGTAACCGCATTCCTCAGTACCTAATCATACAGTAAAGGTAATAAATATTATTTAAAAACCTAGTACTTTATCCTAATTTTTCTAATTTCTTTTATCAATGCTTTAGGATCCACCTCATACTTAGAAGCAAGCTCATAAATACTCGCTGAATATCCTGGAATATGGAAAAATCTTTCATTTTCCTTGAACATTAATTTATCATATCCACATAAATTAACATAGTAGATATATGGATTCACACCAAATTGACGCTTATAGCTTTGGAATGTTGAGTTCTTCAATATGGAATCGTTACCTTGCCCATCGGTTATAATGAATATCCTGTTGTAAGGTTTATCCAATTTACCAAAAATTGAGCCAAATGTTGTCCCATGGCCAACTCTCCCTTGCATTTGCCTGAACTTATCTTTTATAGAAAATACTGAATCCATTGCACGATACATTACCTTCTCACAAGTTGTTGCAAATTGATAAACATCACACCCAAGCCCTTTTGCTAAAGTGGCAGCAATTAAAGAAGCTTTATTCAATGGGGAATAATTAGATTCTTTCCCGTTGATAGATGCATTAGGGAATCCCCAATAGCCACCTTCTTTACCTTGCATTGATCCGGAAGTATCATACACAACCGCAGTATGGGCATCCATACCAAGTTCTTTTACGTTTTCAACTGAAATTTCATAAGCAGTTGATAACGTGCTTTGGATCCTATTGATAGTTTGTTGATCAAACCCTTGGCTTTCTAATTCACATAAAGCCAAATCAATTTGGTGAGGGAAAACTAAAGACTCTTTAACCTTCCTTTTATCAACAAGCAATTCACACATTGATTCTACCAAACTTGCATCAGTGTTAATAATATTCTTGATATTACGCAACAATGATAAATATCCGATAGTACCTTCACCGATAAGTGCCTTCCAGTTTTCAGACTTTTTCTCCTTCAATTCAACTTTCGCTTCCTCTTTGGTGATTTTACCTGCTTTAACTTTCTTAGCAACTTCTTGTCCGGATTTGGTGTTCTTATCTTCGGCAGTATTAAACTGCTTCAAATTACCTGCAATAAGCTGTTTCAATGCTTCAGCGTTCTTCGAAGATGGATTTGGGTGAACAAGATTAACAATATCCACCAAAGATACATCCTTACCTTTCCCTTGGTACTTAGCTATCTCGTATGGGTCAGCAGACTCAATAGCCATTGCAAATCCTTTTTTGATTGCGTTAGAAAGGTTCGCATCCTTATTGAAATGCTTATAACAGGCTGCAATTTCTAAAATATCATCAAGACGGAAGATTACCCCACCTTTATTTTCTTTCTTATTCCACTTAGAGAAAAACCATTTACCCCAATCTTCTCCTGGGAGGTATTTCGCTAATTCAACAGCAGCACGGTGAGTGATTGAACGTTGCCCGAATACAGTACGGGTATAAACGATCATTTGCGCAACAAGATATTTATCTTTCTTTGCCACCTTACGAATAAGGTCTTTTAAGCGATCCTCACGAGTTTTTTCCATTTCATAGAACTTACCTTCCAAACCTGTAGAAAGCAACCCAACCAATGCGTGCTCGTCCGACATTTGTACCCCTACTCCACCTTGTAGAGTTGGCACCTTTTCAATTTCTTTTTTTCGATTATACTTCGACATAATTTTAAAGATTAACTATTAAAAATAAAGGGCTGATAGATAAGGTGGGCACCACCCAAAGTACCCACCTTGCAAAACCCAAACATCTAATAAAACTTAAATAACAAAACATCAAATAAGTTGCGGAAGATGAAGGGATCGAACCTCCGGATCATTTCTGACCACGATTTAGCAAACCGCTGCATTAACCACTCTGCCAATCTTCCAATTCCCTGTTACGTCAGGGAGAACGTTCAATTACGCAGCCATCTTAGGCTCGTTATCGAAAAGTTTAATTGTTTTGCCGTTTAAAGCGGTTTTGAAGCCTCCATTAACCTACTATTCTATTCTGTCAAAGCCATTCAACCCCTAGCCAGCACTCTCGCTGGGTCACCATCAGTTTTTAATATTTAATTCCTAGTACCCACGGTCAAAACTAGGCTATTTGGCTTGCAGGAGAGGCGATCACTAATCAATCCTCCCCCACTAATAAGTTTAGTGCCTAACCTGATACCTGCAACGCTGAGCGATTACATGTCATAGTACACCCGAAAACTTTAGTTGTACTTCCATCCGTTTTCGTTTGTGGAGCTGGAGGGTATCGAACCCTCGTCCAAAATAGTCTCCAATTAATTTCAATGAACTTCGTAGGGATAAATGGAATCGAACCATTGACCTTTACATGTAACAGCATGTAATGCTCTACCCAACTGAGCTATACCCCATCCCACTTACTTAAAAGTGACACGTCAAAAGTATCTCAAATTTTGTTCTATACAAAGACTTTTGTTACTTTTTCTCGTTATTTAAAACAGTTTTAGATAACAACCCTTTCACCACATCCTTAATCTCCATTGCGGTTACTACTAAAAATATGGAAGTTGTAATTGTTACAACTGACCAACCTACTATTTGACTAATTAAATCATTCATTTTATCATCCTCCTAATTTCTTCATTTCTTTCTTATAACGTTTTTTATATACTTTGGATTCAAAAACTTCCCTATCCGTTGCAGGGAATTCAGCTTTTATTTTCCTTTTGGTTATCAAGTCTTCTAGATCAAGATTAAACTCCGATAACATTTCTCGGCATTTTGCACAAGGTACAAACCCCGTGTTGTTGCCTTTAAAATAATCATCTTTGAACATTAATGTAGCAGGATAAATCCCCCTACCTAGTAATCTAGTAAACTCTTCAATACAGCATTTAGGGTATCCACAAACTTTTCCAGCAGCCCTAATTTCAGCAACTTTCTCTTTTCCTTTGATGATTGTGCACATAGTTTGGATTTTATATTTTAGACAAAAGGTTCCTTTTCACTTTTATTTTAGTTTTGGCAGGTTTGAAGTTTACCTCCCTACACATAACTTCCAGTTCATCTTCCCCAGTATCTTCGTACACAATACCCTTACATTCCATGTTTCCAACTTTCCATTGAACTTGTTCACCTATTAAGAATTCTTCCATGACTATATAATTTTATTTTGCTTTACAAAGGTAATGTGGAAAAAATTATTAGCAAAATAAAAGGAGATTTATTTTTGATAAATCTCCTTATTTATAATTGGTTTAGATAATATTAGGTTGTCAAACCTTTCAACATTTCAATTAATTCGGGTTGTGGATGGCAATCAGATTTATCCTTACGGTAAGAACTATGGCTCCAAATCCCGTTTTCCCCAGCTAAAGCTCTTGGGGAAACATCCCACATATCTTCATTGTAAGATAAATCAATATTATGCCTCTCCCCCCAATAGATTAATAACCCTTTAAGGGCTTCAATCTGAGCTTGGGAATACCTCTGGTAATAATGATAGCCCCTATACTTGTCCAAATAAAGGATTGTATCGTTATCACTTTTAAATTTGGTATTATATACCGTTTTAAAGATACCTTTCTCCTCTGTTGCTGTTAAAGGTCCCCAACAATCTAATTCAATAGATAATGCAGCCTTATTTAAAGCCGTATTATTTTTTTCATGAGTACCCAAATGGTGTGCCCAGAATTCACTTGAAAATAATTGATGGATATTCCCATAAAAATCAATTATCACATGAGTTGCAACCCTAGCTGCGGTGCCAACCCAAGTAGTGATATCACCATCTACCCATTTTGGATTGCTCACTGTATGGTGGATGGTGATTTGATTCTTATCAGTCGCCTCACGGTAATACTGATGATCCGGAAACGGATGTTGTATGATTTTACTCAATTCCATAAAACTGTTTAATTAACGAATGATACTCCGATTTTAGGGCTTTCATTGGTTCCGCAGTTTTATAAATGTAATCAGGTTTCTTTTGGGCTCTCCCAATAGCAATTTGCCTACCTTTTTTCTTTGAGAATTGATCCTTGGTGGAACAAGTACTCAACCCGAACCTAAGTTCATCAGCTTTTACCTGAACTGCGATAGTTACTCTGCGACCCTTTTGGTCAAATTTCGAATGGTTTAAATAAATATTTTCCATTTTGTTACGATTTTAAAATTTTAATAATTCCTTTTCTTTCTTTTGTATTATAGCTATACACCACATTTGGGTGGCTATTGGCTTCACGGATAAAATCTAAATGTGCAATATCCTCTAAAACCAAATCTGCCTTTATTTCTTTAATTTGCTTTTCCATTTTATTTTGGTTTACGATTAAAATAGGATTACTGGCTTACATTTTTTCTTATTCACGAATCCGAGACCATCGGATAAGGAAATTACATGACCTTTATCATACAGGCACATGTACCTTTTACCTTTATAACGTACTAACATTCCTTTGGCATCCCTCCGGAATCTCTTTTTAATATTCACCACTTCATTAACTACGAATCCGATAATGAATATCCCAAATATCATTAAGGCTTTGGTCACTTCCATTTTACGATATCTTTAGCCGAATCCCCCCTACTTATATAAACACTATCAATGCAAAGTATTGTAGAGATCCTTTCAATGAAATCATTTTCATTCAAAGCAGTTATAATTTGCCCGTTATAAGTGAACCTCCATTCATCAACAATATGATCAAGGCAAGTTATCACTAAATTTTTACTTTGGCTATCACGGATGAAATCATCTCGTAATATCGCATAAGCAAGCAAATCTACATCTAATAGAGTTCTACGAAATTCCCCTTGGTACTTATTTGTTACATTCGTTTCATTTTCATTTTCACGAATATTATGCCCAATGTTTTCGTTAGTCATAGCCCCGTTGCCATGACGAGTTTGGTAAGCTCTCGTGATCAAATATAATTCTGGATAGTTTACCCTCCCAGAGTCTAATTTAAGCAAATTCTTGCTCCCAATATTAGCCCTTGTAACATTAGGGAAGAACCCGTTATGCTGATCTAACAATAATCCCTGAGAACCTTCAAAAATAAAATCACTAAATCCCCTATGGCTTGGGAATTCGTTTTCAATCTTGATATTGAATTTCTTATGGATTATCCCAACACATTCAAAGAACCTATCTAATTTAACATTCTCCTTAAAATTATAAAATTTACGGATATTCTCCAATTTTATTTTTAAGATATAAGGGAACATTAAATCTAAAGCGGTTAACGAATAGAAGGCTTCTTCACGAGCCATAGTAGTACCTATCCCAACCCCACAACTTCCGTGTTGATTAACTTCTTCCTCTTTTTGATTCTTATACGCATCATAAGGAGTTGTCACTGGACACTTGGAATCAATTAATAATACGGGGCTGAACCCTTTCTCTTCCAAAATTTGTAATTCATTTACGATACCAATAGGGTCAACAATGCAAAATTCTGACCAATAAGTAGGAATTCCTCGCATTGTTCCGGAACCAAAATTTGAAAACACATGACGGACACCATCTAGATGAACCGTATGCCCTGCTTGCTGTCCACCTGAGAATCTTACAACAAGTGGATTTTTAGCTTTGGAGCAAAGGTAATCAGTCGTAAGACCTTTCCCCTCGTCTCCAAAACCTAAGCCGATAACAGCACTATACATAGTGGCTATTCTTCAGACTTTTCTTCTTTACAATCACAATCCTGGCATTCACAACCTTCAGTTGATCCACCTTCTTTTGCTACGTTTTCTTCGTTTTGAGCGGTTTCTTCTAAAGATACCTTCTCCGAGTAATTCTCATTAATTAATCCCATGATTACAAAATTTCTTCTTCGTTATTACTTTGATTATCTTCTTCACCTTTTTCGATTTTAGCCTCAGGAGTAGATGGTGAAGATGTCACCCCCTGATACTGTTTTTGAACTTCAACAACCTTTTCAGAAATAATTCTGGAAACGTCATTTTTGTTATCAACAATTATTAAGCCTTCGCCCATTAATTGCTTCCAACCATTCATTGTTGATTGCATACTCCCAGCACGAGTCTGTTTAATATGTAAATGGAAACAATGATATTTTTCACTTGCCTTTTCAAGTAAATCTGAAGCGGATAAATCAGCATATTGCCCTTCACCCATAATTTTCTTCAATTCACTGTTACGGATACCCGCAAGAGTAGGCTCATCACCTATGGTGAATAGAATACCCTTTTGCCCTCTTTTTTCAAGAGAATCAATTGAAGTATGGAATCCAGCAAAATACCAAGCTAAATGATAACTTTCACCTTCATTTGCACCACCACCGCTTTCTAGATAAACATCCGTTAACCATTTATCAAGTAATTCATCACTTGATTCGAATTGCCCAACTTGAAGTGGAGCCGAATCATAAACATGATCACCAACGGCAAGGAACAATAATTGTGGATCAGCAATACCTGCGGAGATAATATCCTGCATAATATTTGGGAGCCCTTCTTTCACTAAGAAATGGGGGATACTACCCATTGATCCAGTTACGTCCAACGCAATAATAATTGGCACCGAATTTGGATGTTCTTGAGAATCACGTGATTCTCTAACGGTTACTCCGTGAGGATCCATTGCATTATTAATAGATCTCTGCTGGAAAATCTCATGGGTTGATTTGGTATCATACCCCATAGCCTTTGATCGTACTTTACGATCTTCGAATGAATAACTTCCTCCACCCATTACAGTTCCTCCCCGAATAAGTACTTATAACGCTCTTTGGCAATCTCCAATTTCTTTTCAGTGTTATGGATTTTCACACCAAGATCAAGATCTTTATCCGCATATTTTTGCGAATCAAAATCACTTGCCAATACTAAAGATTGAGCATTTGAAGGTGAAAGATCAAGCATACCTTCTTGCTCACGCTTCATCTTCTTGATCTTCATTTCAAGATCCTCAATTTGGCGTTTGTAAACAAGCTGAGTATCCTCAACGATACTTGTAGCACGGTCATCTCTGATCTGCTTGTTGTTCCTCTTCAATGAACTTGCAAATGCACCGTTCAATTCTAAGTTTTCATTTTTTTCCATCGTTTTCCGATTTAAATTGTTCAACAAAAATTGTTTTTACTAATTGAGTTTTAAAACTAATCTAATTTTTATGATCTACAAAGTAAAAGCAGATAAAATGTCACTATTTAAAATCATTATAAATAAAAAGGCTGTTGATATTTCACAACAACCTTTCAATATTTATCTTATCTTATTTTTACATCATTCCTGGCATACCACCGCCCATTGGGGGCATTGGGGGTACGTTTTCCTCAGGTTCGTTAATTAACACACACTCGGTCGTTAAAAACATCCCTGCAATGGAAGCAGCATTCTCTAAAGCAACACGGGCTACTTTGGCAGGGTCAATTACCCCACTTTCAAGAAGATTTTGATACTTGCCATTTCGTGCATTGTACCCGTAATCACCTTCACCGTTCATCACTTTATCAACAACAACCGCCCCTTCTTTTCCGGAATTCGCAACAATTTGTCGCAATGGTTCTTCAAGGGCACGTTTCACAATGTTAACACCCGTTAAGAAATCATCACTATATGATTCTACAACATCCAATTCCTTAATGGCACGGATATACATTACCCCACCTCCTGGAATGATACCTTCCTCAACAGCAGCACGAGTAGCACTTAAAGCGTCATCAACACGATCCTTCTTTTCCTTCATTTCAACTTCAGAAGCAGCACCAACATAAAGTACAGCAACACCGCCAGCCAACTTAGCCAATCTTTCTTGAAGTTTTTCACGATCGTAATCAGAATCACACCCTTTAACTAACTTCTTGATACTTTCAACACGGGCTTGGATGAATTCTTGTTTACCTAAACCGCCAACAATAGTTGTACTTTCTTTATCAATTGTGATTCTTTCACATTGGCCAAGCATTTCAAGGGTAGCTTGTTCAAGACCGATGCCTTTTTCTTGGGTTATCACCATACCACCAGTCAGGATAGCAATATCCTCCATTATATTTTTACGTAAATCCCCATAGCTTGGTGCCTTTACAGCAGCAACCTTTAAAGAACCACGTAAACGGTTCACCACTAATCCGGAAAGAGCTTCACCATCAACACCATCAGCAACAATCACCAACGGACGACCTGTTTGTGAAATAGCTTCAAGAATAGGAAACAATTCCTTTATCATCGTGATCTTCTTTTCACAAAGTAAGATGAATGGGTTTTCAAAATCAACTTCCATTTTATCCCCATTGGTGATAAAGTAAGGTGAAATGTATCCACGGTCAAATTGCATACCTTCTACAACTTCCACGAAAGTTTCAGTCCCTTTGGATTCTTCAACAGTGACAACCCCTTCTTTCTTCACTTTCTCCATCGCCTCAGCAATCAACTTACCAATGTAGTTATCATTGTTAGCTGAAATAGTAGCAATCTGCTCAATCTTCTTGAAATCATCACCCACAGCCTGTGAACTATTCTTGATAGCATCAACAACCGTTTTAACGGCGAAATCAATACCACGTTTCAACTCCATTGGGTTGGCACCAGCGGTTACATTTTTCAAACCGATGTTAATAATAGCCTGAGCCAAAATAGTTGCTGTCGTTGTACCGTCACCAGCGTCGTCACCTGTCTTAGAAGCAACTTCCTTAACCATTTGTGCCCCCATATTTTTATAAGGGTCTGAGAACTCAATTTCTTTCGCTACGCTTACCCCATCTTTGGTAATTTGGGGGGCACCAAATTTACGATCAATTACAACATTTCTACCTCTTGGTCCCAATGTCACTTTCACGGCATTTGCCAATTCGTCTACACCCCCTTTTAAAAGGTCACGGGCTTCAATGTTAAATTTAATTTCTTTCGACATTCTATTCTATTTTTTAATTAGTAGATATACAAAATTGATTCCTGATCCATAAGAAGATAAGTCTTCTCATTAATCGTAATTTCAGTTCCAGCATAATCACTGTAACGAACAACGTCACCAGCTTTCACTTCCATAACAGTGTCACCTTTGGCAACTCCAGTTAAAACAACTTTCCCTTTAAATGGGTTAGTCTTTGCAGATTCCGGAATGATAATTCCTCTTTCAGTTTTTTCTTCTGCTTTAAAAGGTTCTAATAATACCTTTCCAGCAAGAATTTTGCCTTTCAATTCTTCCATTTTACAATCTTTTTATTTATTAATCTATTTTAAAAAGGAATATAAAGTTATAAAAAAAGGGGGAAACACCCCCTTTTATATCCTTATTATTTTTTAAGCTTGGTATCCATTAATTGTTTGGACATTGCTGCACCAATCAAAGATTCTAAAGGCATTCCTCCATTTTTACCGCTTGCGCCTGTAATCATCACATCTGGGAATTTAATCTTGGCAATCTCCTTAGCAACACCAATTGCAATCTCCTTTTCGATTTGAGCTCGTTCCTGAGGAGTCAAACCAGCAGAAACTAACTTAGCATTCTGATATGATTCCGCATCCGCTGCTACTTTCTTCGCCTGAGCTTTAAGCTTCTCCGTTTCTAAGGCAATCTTTGCTAAATCTTTATTGGTATTTTCTTGCTTTAATTTAGTTTCAATAGAAATCAAGGCTTTTACTTGTTCTTTTTCCTGAGCAACACGCTCGGCAGCCTTATCACGTTCCCCCTCTGCTATAATACGGGCTTGGGCATCTTTCGCTGTCTTGATTTTTTGCTGTTCTAACTGACGCTTGGCAGATTCATCTCGTTGAGCTTCCAATCGTTTCTTAAACACTTCCTCCAGTTGAACATCATCTACAATCACCTGAGATACCAAAATATTATTTTCATTAATATCATGTGGAATACGTATAAACTTGCCATTTTTATCCTTACGCTTTATAACCTCGTATCGAGTCTTAATCTCTTTTATTTGGCGTTTGGTTTTTTCTTCAATAGCTGTTACAATAGTATCACGATATTCTTTTTTCTCCACGCTATACGCACCATCTTTTAACTGATCTTCAATAGCTACACGGAAATCTGATGCGGAACCTGAAATATAATCCTGAGCGGCAAACATATAACCTGTATTTGATACAACCTCTCGGACCGTTGGTATTAATGTATTCTGAGTAAGATTTTGCAATGATCTAAATTCAATCGCCATTTCTATAAACGATTCTTTAACAGTAGGCAACTGGAAACGAGTTGATAATTTTCCGGATGCGGTTACCTGATCAATAAAGCGAATTGGAATTGGCGCCATAACACCTTCAACATCTTTAGTATCTTCACCTTTTGCAACTACCTTTACATCAATATACTTTTGCCACGGAGTAATCTTAGCGAATCCACGCCATTTAATCCCTTCCGTCATAACAGCGTCTTTCTTACCATTAGGGTACACTAAGAAATATTGATATCCTGGCTCTGCCCAAAAGAATGCAAACGGTGCAATAATTAATAACACACCAATAATAGCGATAGCAGATGTTGCCTTACTTTTCCAATTAATCATCCATTCCGGAGATTTTTTCAATGTTCTTGCATGATACCCGTCACCAACGGTTTCATCTTCTTTTCGAACAAACATTTTCATTACGACTAGTGCTAGTGCTACTAGCAAAAACAAGATTCCTAATCCAATCATGATTTTCTAATTTTAATTTTTAAAAATTGATTTATTTAACACGAATTTATTCCGATTCAAAAGTAATGCCGATTTGCTTACCAGCAAAACTTTTTAGCCTATTTAAAATGGGTTTAAATAACCCTTATTCTATCCAGACTTTCCAACCTGTATCCCAGACACCTTCCTTACGATAACCCCAAAATTCACGCTGAGGCATCAAATATCCTTCCTCAGTCTTTATTTTGTCACCTTCAATAGTAATCCACTCTTCAGGGGTAAAAAGGTGGTGAGTCATCTTAATTCCTTGTCTCATCAACCCTAAAGCCTTTGATTTTGTAACTTCTGGATTTTCCGGAACGTTTTTATCCGGATTAGGTGGGATGGAGGTTTTGATTGCCTCATCTACTGATCTACCAACCCCTAAGAATTCTTCAAAAAGAGATTTCATCTTCTCATCTGAAGGGGTAAAGTCCTTGACTTTATCCATATCCACGTTGCCATCAGTAATACAATCATTGAAAAACTCTTCTGCCATTTTAATTTTGGCTTCCAATTCTTCTTCGTCCTTGATTCTTTGAACTACTTCTTCCCAATCCTTACGGTCTACAACGACGTAATCCTCTGGGATTTCATGTGCTTCTTGGACTAATTTAAGTTCATGTAGATAGTCCACTCCGATTATCCTTTTCATTTCTTTACGATTTATTTTGATTCAAATATAATGTAGATAAATTAATCTACAAAGTTTTATCACTTATTTAAAATTGTTTTAGATAAAGAAAGGGGTGGCTGCTTCTAAGCCGAATCCCCTTTCCCGTTGAACAAACACTATGCTATTCTCTTTCAACCCTAAATTTCCTTGGGATATCCCCAAAGCCCTTTTGCTTTAATTCTTGAAGCCCTTTTTCAATTTCTTCACG